TGGCACCAGGGCGACACGGGGGTGCAGGGCGCCCAAGGATCGATTGGCGTCCAGGGATCTCAGGGATCCACCGGCGCGCAGGGGTCGCAGGGCCTTCAGGGCGCGACCGGCGGAACCGGGGCGCAGGGCGCGCAGGGCGCCCCGGGGACGGGCGCGCAGGGCGCGCAGGGCGCGCAGGGTGCGGCGGGTTCCCCGGGCGCGCAGGGCGCCGCCGGGAGCCAAGGCGCGCAGGGTGACGCGGGCAACGCGGGCGCGCAGGGCAACCAAGGGGCACAAGGTCGGCAGGGCGACGCGGGCGCGCAGGGGGACGCGGGCGCGCAGGGCGCGGCGGGCACGCCGGGCGCGCAAGGGTCGCAGGGCGCGGCCGGCGGGACCGGCGCGCAAGGAGCTCCGGGTGGAACCGGGGCGCAGGGGTCGCAGGGCGCGGCCGGCGGGACCGGCGCGCAAGGCGCGCAAGGCGCGCCCGGAGCGCAGGGCAACCAAGGTCGGCAGGGGTCGCAGGGCGCGACGGGAGGCGCAACGCTGCTGTACACGTGGAACGGCAGCTCCCCGCCGGCCGGGTCGGGCCAGATCCGCTACGACAACGCGGCGACCCTGTCGGTCAACTACACCGACCGCAACGGCAACGACCTCACGGACGTGCTCGCGACGATCAACGGCGGCGCGCTGCTCTACATCTTCCAGGAGTCGGACCCGAGCATCTTCTTCTCGTTCACCGTCGTCTCGGCTGTCGCTGGGCCCAGCTACTACACGTTCACGGTCACCCCGCTCTCCGGCCCCGGCGGGATCGTCAACGGGACGCCGATCGGGCTCGGGATCGCGTACGCCGGGGTCGGGATCGTCAACGAGATCAACGACGGCAACAGCGGCACCGCCGACACGATCGACTTCACGCAGGGCCCGAACCATCTGTCGACGGTCACCGGCAACTGCACCTACACGTTCGTGTCTCCTTCGAACTCGCGGCATGTGCAGCTCCGCCTCGTGAACGGGGCGCCCGGCGGCTTCTCGTTCGTGTGGCCCGCAAGCGTGAAGTGGACCGGTGGCGCCGAGCCCGTGTGGAACACGGCGCCAGGGGCCTGCAACATCGTCTCGTTCTTCTACGACGGCACCAACTTCCGAGGCACCCTCGGCTGGCAGGGCACGTCCTGATACAGTCTCCCGAAAGGACCACCACATGATCGCATCCCTCGCGCTCCGTACGACCACGTTCACCACGACCACGTCCGCCTGCTGGGAGATGCGCACCCCGTCGTCGCTGCGCCCGCGCGTGCTCGAGCTCTCGTACATTATCTCGGGATCAGCCCAATCCATCGGGCTCGGTCGTCCGCAGGCGATCGGCACCACGCCGGTGAACGTGCTCTTCCAGGTCGACGACCCCGCCGATCAGCCGTCTCTGATGAACGCCTCGCTGTCGTGGGGGACGTCACCGACGGTGCCGCTGATCTACCACCGCCGGTGGAACGGCGCGGCGACCGCGGGCACTGGCATTGTGTGGACGTTCCCGCGCGGGCTCGTGGTCCCGGTGTCGAGCTCGATTGTGCTGTGGAACATCACGACGACGGCCGCGAGCGACGTGAACTGTGTCGAAGACGAGTGAAAGGGCCCCCGAACCATGTCCAACCCCGATTACCCCTCATTCTCCAGCGAGACGTTCTCGTCGCACGAAGACCTAGTTTCGTTCGTGAACGACTTCGAGACGAACGACGTGAACACGATCGTCGCAATTGTGTTCACCAGCTCGGGTCCCGAAGGCGCGAACCCCTGGGTTCTCTTCTACTCCAAGAGCACGTGATCCGGTGACGCTCGCCATCCTCCGCACCGAGGACGTGGTCGCGTCGATCTCGATCCTCTTCCACGCGCCGAGCTACGAGCAGTCGACATCGGGCAATGTCGGCGACAAGCCGCTCGCGCTCGCGCTGGTCGATCTCGCCGCCGATGCGATCAAGAACCGGAAGTTCTCGCCGTCGAAGGCGCCGATCCTCATCCCGAGCCGCGACGTGGTCGCGAAGCAGTCCGACGTGATGTCGACGCTCGCGTTCGGCGACATGAGCCCGGAGGAGCGCGGCGACCAGCAGCGGAGGCTCCGCGCGCAGCGCGGCCAGGCGGACGTGTACGCCTGGGTCTCCGTGGAGCTCCGGTCGAACGGCGACGTGCTCGTCTCGTATGACTCGGGGATGGAGCCGACGCAGTTCGTGCTCGACATGCTGCGCGACGCGCGCGCCGCGATCGAGAAGCGGAACTTCGTGCCCGACCCGGCGCAACTGGAGGCCGCTCGACTGCGGCGCGTGAAGTGAGCCAGCTACTCGGCGCCGTCTCGATCCTCGACCAGGTCATCCAGGCGGATGACCGTCGTCACGCGCGCATGGTCGATCAGTTCAAGGCGGAGGCGTACGCACCGCCGAACCCGTTCCTGAAGGCCGAGTACCGGACGCAGTTCTGGCCCGGCGCGCGCGGGCTCGGCGGCGGGGCGCTGCTCGGCGACGGCGGCGACGTGAACGTGATGAACCCGGCGTACTGGGAGCCGCCGGAGGTCACGCGCGGCTGTTCGTCCAGGTGGGGCGTGATCGGCGTCGCGCGCGACCAGTACGGATCGATCATCGTCGGCATGACGATGAAGCTCTACCGCACGAGCACGGACGAGATGGTCTCGACCATCGTCAGCGACGGCAACGGCGCCTACCTCCTCACGACGCCGTACTACCCCGACGCGCACTACATCGTCGGTTACAAGGCGGGGTTCCCGGACATCTACGGGACGACAGTCAACACCATCGTCGCAGCGTGAGCCATGGCGATCTCCTGCGTCGGCACGAGCACGGCGTCGGGCACGGGGTCCGTCTCGCCGACCATCCTGAACGACCCGGGCGTCGCGGGCGCGTTCCTTCTCGTGGTGTGCTCGTGCGACGGCGGCGACACGTGGTCGGCGCCCGACAACACGTGGACGCAGATCCGCACCGACTTCGTCTCGCCGAACGGAAACCAGGTCGCGCTGTTCTACAAGCGCTCGGCGGTCGGCTCGGGCACGTACACCTTCAACATCACCGGCAACCCGCGGGCGATGGGCGCGGTGCTCGCGGCCTACACGGGCGTGACGGCGCTCGCGTCGATCGTGCCGGTGCAGGAGCAGGTCATGAACGCGGACAGCACGGCGCAGACATCGCCGTACGTGCTGACCACCGCTCAGCTCACGACGGCGACGAACCTCGTGCAGCTCGTCGTCGCTTTCGCGATCTCGCCGAACAGCGGCGTCGGCACCGACTCGTTCGCCGTGCCGCAGGGCTACACGCGACAGGTCCAGTTCACGGACGCGAGCGGCAAGAATCCCCTATGCATCTGCGACGCTCCTTTCTCGCCCCGCGGCGTGACGCCGCCCGCCACGGCGATCGACACGCGCGCGGGCGGGCCGACAGCGGGATACGCCGCGTACACGCTCGCGCTCGTCGCGGCGGGTCCCGTGTTCTCCGCGCAGCCGCAGAACGTGGTCGTGCAGGCGGGCGCGTCGACGACGTTCTCGGTGTCGGCGACGGGGAGCGGCGGGCTCTCGTACCAGTGGTACCTGAACGGCTCCGCGATCTCGGGCGCGACGTCGTCGACGTACACGACGCCCGCGCTCGGGTTGTGGAACAGTGGCGACGACTACTACTGCGCCGTCACCGACTCCGACTCGACGATCGCGACCGACCCGGCGACGGTGACCGTGCTCGGGACACAGACGACCGTCGCGAAGCGGTCGCCGTGGGCGCGCGAGAATCTGTACGTGGCGTCGGGGTTCGACGGCGCATCGCCGACGGACGTGTACGCGGTGCGCGCGACGAACAGCCTCGCGGACGTGATCGCGCAGGGGTCGCAGTCGCAGGACAACCAGCGGTCACTCTACTTCGGCTCGGGCACGATGCAGTAAGCGCGGCATCCTGGATCCCATGCAGTTCATCAAGTGCCCGGAGTGCGACCAAGGGTCGCAGGACCCGGTGAAGTTCCCGATCTTCCACGCGCCGACGTGCTCGAAGTTCGACGGCGCGAAGGTGCCGGTGCGACCGCTCCCGCTGTTCGCGAACGACGAGGAGCTCGAGACGTTCGGCGCCGGGTTCCGGTCCGCGCTCGCCGGGCACTGCGCGTTCCGAGTGAAGTGCAGCGAGGAGCAGCTCGCGGAGTTCCGCGCGTTCGCCGCCTCGCACCGGAGCAACCTGGAGCTCGCGCGCGCCGTGCTCGACGTGCTACGCGCCGAGGGTTCCCAGGTCTAGATCATCCGCTGGCCGGGCAGTCGCCCGTCGTCGTCCTTGAGCGACACGAGCGCGGCGTGCACGTACGGCACCTTCCCGCGCTCGGTGAGGAGCCGCGCGGCCATGAATCGCTCCGTGGTGTTGTCGATGTACCGCGCGAGGCGCTGCTCGGTGTAGTAGCGGAACGAGTCCTCGACCCAGTAGGAGCAGTGCGTCGGGTCCTGATGCGCACCGGGCCCGCACCCGTCGGGCGTCGACGACAGGAGCCAGCCGCCGGGCGCGAGGCAGCGGTGGAGCTCGCTCATCGTGTGGAGCTTGTTCGGCAGGTGCTCGAGGAAGTCGACGGCGCGGAAGGCGCCGATCGACGAGTCGGGAAACGGCCACGGCGTGCCATGCACGCCGAGCTGTCCGAGAGGGATCCCGGCATCGCGCCACGCCTTGTCGGCGAGCTCCAGGGTTTCGGGTGGCGCCCTGGTACACGCGATCCATGCAGGCCACGGTAGCGCTGCGTCGACGGGGATCCACGGCGCGCCGGGCGTCCCGTGCGCGCCGCCGAGGTCGAGGCACGGCAGGCCGCGGAGCGACATCTCGCGCTCGACGAGGGCCTGGAGCCGTCGCGCCTGCATCTCGGCGCTCGCCGCCTGGATGTTCGGGATCTGCTTCGCCCACGTGTTCGCGCCGGGCGCGACCCGGTAGAAGTACAGCACCTCGGGGATCTTCCGCATGCGCCCGGCGAGGTACGTGCGCTGCAGCAGATCGAGGTCGTCGCACACCTTCAGCGACGCGTCATGCCCGCCGATGCGCTCGTAGAACGAGCGGCGCCACGCGCGGAGGTGGTTCGGCGCGTAGCTGATGAGCGAGACCGAGAGCGCGGACGGCTCGAACGTGATCGGGTACACGAGCCGCTCGGCGCCGACGTGCGCGCGGAGGTTCTCCGGCACGTCGCAGTCGGCGAAGCTCCAGTTGCACGTGAGCCACGACGCCTTCACCGCGGGGTCGTGGTACGTGACGCGGAGCCCCGGCGGGTCGGAGAAGTCCGCGCAGTCGGAGTAGACGAAGTCCACGCCGGGGTCGACGAACGCCTCCGCGACGCGCGCGAGCGCATGCGGGTGCAGCATGTCGTCGTGGTCGAGCTCGAGCACGACGTCGCCCCCGGCGAGGCCGAACGCCACGCCCTTCACGGCGCCGACCGAGCCGCCCGTGCGCAGCATGGAGCGGTGCACGATCACGCGGTCGTCGACGTCCGCCAGGCCGAGGTTTCGATCCGACGGCGCCGGGGGGCCGTCGGGGTCGATGTTGTTCAGGAACACGCGCCATTCGAAGTCCGCGTGCGATTGCGCGCGGAGCGAGTCCCACGCCTGCTGCAGCCACCGCAGATCGTGCGTGGGCGTGATGACGCTGATCTTCACGAGCCGAGCATCCTCGGCGACGGCTTGGCGCTTGCGGCTGTTTGGGAGGGGCCCGCGATCGGTGCCGCGTCGAAGAAGAACATCTGAAACAGCCGCCCGTTGCCGCCGTCCGTCCCGAAGTACTCGGTCGCGCTGTGGATCATGCGCGCGTCCCACACCACGAGCCGATTGAATACGTTGCCGACGCGGTCGACCTCGTCCCACTTCGTGCGGTCGAGGAGGTGCGCGCCGCCCGCACCGTACACGATCGCCTCCTCGGCGCCGTCGCGAACGTCGGTCGCCGAGCGCGCGCCGAGCTCCTTGTCGGCGAAGAACGAGATCCCCGACTCGAACGGCGCGTTCGGCGTGAGATACACGCACGCGGCCCAGCGCTGGCCGTCGGAGTGGTACACGCGCTGCGTGCCGGCGACGCAGAGCTGGAAGCACCAGTAGCCCTTCCCGACGCGGTGGCGGATGAGCTCGACCATCGCGACGGCGAACCCAGGCGCGATATCCATTTCCGGACCGCGCAGGCCCTTGTGCCGGTCAGGATGCTCCTCGACGTTGGTCTTGAGCGCCGCTTCTCGGACCTCCATCGGGTTCGGGTAAAAGTCGTCGACGACCACGATCCGGGGGGTGATGTTCATGGCCGGGAGTCATGCCGCACGCGCGCGATGCCGCGGAGCGTAGGCGCCGCGGTGGTGAGTGCCCGTGGGGCAACCTGGGGCGGCGTGGGAGTCACGCCCGCGGCACTCGGGGAACGGTTGGTTCGACGGCACTCGCGACGCCCGACTTCGGCCTGTTAGACTCCCTTCCATGACGTTCCTCGCGCACCTCCGAGAACAGCTGAACGCGATACAACCCGGGCTCTTCAACGCGCTGCTCGCGCTCGTCTTGATGCTCTTGATCTGGGTGTGGCGAAAGGCGTCGCCCGCGACGTTCGACAAGCTGCCGCCGTCACTGCAGGCATGGCCCGCGCTCGCCGGGGGCGCCGTGCTCGCGGCGCTGTCGACGAACATAAGCGTGCCGCCGTTGCAGGTCGCGGTCGCCGCGCTCGCGCAGTCGCTCGGCGGCATCGTGTCGGGCATTGCCGCGGTGGGCACGCACCGCGTGCTGAAGGAGTCGCCGTTCCCGTACGGCGGGAAGTCGCAGCCGCCGAAGAGCGGTGGCGGTGGCGGCCCGGTGATGTCGATCCGGCAAGACTTCCGCGATCACGACCCGGACCGCATCGCGAAGCAGTTTCGAGACGACCTGATGAGGGTGCTCGGCCGGGGGCCGGCGTGAGCGAGGAAGCGACCACGATACCGCCCGGTTCTGCGCGCACGCCGCGGCGCCGCATGCTGCGCGCAATCGCGTACCAGGGCGGGGCGATCCGCGCGCTCCGCGATCAGGTGGTCGGGTCGATCAAGGGGCTACACGGCGCCATCCAGGAAGGCGATGCCGACATCGGGCAGAAGCTCGACGACATCAGCCAAAAGCTCGACAAGCTCCTCGGGCTGAAGGACCGCATCGAGAAGATCGAGGCGCACGTGGGGCTCCATGTCGACGAGACGCAACGGATCTAACGGCGAGCGGCCCCACGGCGGACGCGACGCCGTCGACGACTTGCTCGCCCGCGCTGACGCGGAGCTCGAGCAGGCGGCGGCGGAGGAGCCCGGCGTCGACGAGGAGATCACGGGGCTCCACGACCGGCTGAAGCTCATCGAGGCGGGCCGCGCCCCGATGGCGTCGCAGCCCGAGGTGCACATTCACTTTGACAAGCCGGAACCGCCCGCCGACTCGCTCGACCCCGAGAAGCTCCGCCCGACGCGGTGGGGCAAGCTCGTCGCGTCGATGATCCTCGCGGGCGCGTCCGTCGCCGCCGCGATCAAGGCGGCGTGGGCGCTCTTCCACGGGTGAGCCGATGCCGGGGGCGAAGCGACGGAGCAGCAGCGGCGCGATCAGGCTCGCGGCTCGCGACGCGCTGCCGAGCGAGGACCGGTCGACGCTCGTGCCGTGCCCGGTGTGCGACGGCGCGAAGATGGTGCCGAAGCTCGTGAAGGGAACGACGCGCTACCGCGCGGCGAAGTGCCGATGGTGCGACGGGCACGGGTGCGTCGACGCGGAGCAGATGATGGCGTGGGTGCGGTGGCAGCGCATGTCGAACCGCGCGAAGGCGGCGGGGCGCGTGTGCATGCTCAGGTGAGGCTCGCGACCTACTCCGGAACGCTGCCGCGCCAAGCCGGGAGCGTCTCACCGAATGAGTACGTCGCGCTCTCGATCGCGAAAGCATGATCGCCGGGACACCGAAGGAGCGCTCTGCCCAGGAGCTGCATGAAGACGTGGCGAGTGTCCGACTCGCTGAGCGGGACGGGATCCGCGCGAGCTGCCGGCGGCGACTGCTTCAGGGATGCCACGGGAATGCTCCACCTAGGAATGGCAGTCCACGACGACGCATCGGCCGGGCTGCGCGAGCATCATTCGGACCGTCGCCTCGTGCTCGGGATTCGCAACGAAGGTTTTCCCGTTCCACGACTCGCTCACCGAGCTTTTCCCTTTCGCGGCGATTGCGTGCGGGATGCGGTCCGGAGTGAGGCTTGCCAGCGCTTCGGCCGTTGTGAGCACGTCGCCTTCATGCGGAGCGCGGTCCGTTGACCACACCGCGGCTCTTCCTTTGCCCTGGCAGCCGTTGCATCCGTTCGCGACGCTCATATCGCGGCGCCTCCCGGTGCCGCCGCATAGGTCACACGTCTTGATGTTCTTCGGATCCGTGTCCGGGTCGTAGCCGTCGAACAGCCCCGTCCACCGACCTCCGATCTGGAACCAATCCCAGTCGAGCTCCGACTTGACGGCGCGCTGGCTCATGACGGCGTCCACGTGCTTCGCGACGTCTCCGTTCTCCGGTATCACGACGAGTGTTAGGTAGTGCATGATTCAGGTAGCTCCTCTCAAAAGATTCAGACGTTCACGAGACGCGGTCTCACGGACAGCCGTTACCCACTGCTTCACGGTTGCACCGCAGATGTTTTCGGCTTGAGCAACGTGGTCCCGCTCACCGTCGCGAGTCCCATCTGAAGCGCCCACGCCGGATAGCCGCGGAGATGGTCGCCCGTGTGTTCCCAGCCGCCGCACAACTCTACCGCCACAAGCTCAACGAACCCGACCGGTTCTAGTTGCAGCGCCGCACACACTGAACAGTAGCCGAACGAGACGGCGCCATAGGGACTGCTCGCGACCATGACGAGCGGGCGCAGCTCGCAGACCTGACAGAGCGATTCTATAGGTGGAGGGTTTGCCCCCTCCGTGACGGGTTGCTCTTGGTTTGCCATGTTCTGATGCTTCACGAGTGCCGGTCCTTTCCGAGCTCTTGCATCTTGCGCACCAACGGGTCGTCCTTTCCGTATCGGTGCTTGCCGCGATGATCGAGGCGCAGCATGCAGTCACGCTCGGGACACGGCTTCGTGTCGTCGTGGTCGATGTCTGCCATCTCCAGCGGAGACGGGCGCCTACCAATGCGGAACAAGTCCCACAAGGTCCAGCGAATAAAAACTGACCGCGCGTAGATTGAGAGCAGCCACTGCTTCATTGCCGAACGGCTGCTCGCGCGGATCCCGTCCCGCTCACTCACCGCCGAGCTCCTTGCGCGCGGCGGAACGCGCAGCGCTGATCTCCGCCATGCGCGCGGTGTCACCGCCCTTGTCTGGGTGGTGGATCTTCGCGAGCTCGATGAACGCGCGCTCGACTTGGTCGAGCGTTGCCGCGATGTGTGGATCGCCGAACAAGACCTCGCGCCACCCGCGCGCGGACCCGGCGGCGGGCAGCGCCGCGAACCCGGCGAACGCGCGCTCGAGAACCTGGCTCGCGCCGTGTCGGTCAAGCGCGCGCATCGCGGCGATCGTGAGACCGATCGCGCGGAGGTTTTCCCAGACCTTCGTCCATGCGTCGCACGCGATGACGCGGGGCGCGCCCTTCTGCACCCAGTAGATCGCGACGCCGGGGTCCTTCGGTTCCGCGAAGTCCGCCTTCGGCAGGCCGTCGTTTCGAAGGGGGATGTTCGACGAGATGATGACTTCGCGCGAACCGAGCCGGCGCATCTCGGCGAGCACGAAGTCGCGGCAGCCCGCGAAGGAGTTGTTCCGGTGGTAGGCCGATCGCCTGCGGTGGTTCGCGCGCTTCCACCCTTCGGGCCAGTACAGCGGGTATCGCGTCACTCCTTCGAAGGCCATGCCGGCGGTCATGCCACCGATCCGCCTTCGATCCAGTCCCCACCCAACCCCCGTGGGGTAAACCCGCGGGGCGCCTCGATCGCACGAGCGGCGATCAAGGGGACGAGAAGGACGGATCCGTGCTCGACGCGCGCGGGGTTTCCCCTGCGAACGAGAACCGCCCGCGCGCGGACGTCGAGGCGTCCTCCGCGCGGTGCGCCACTTGGGCGCGCGCCTTTGCACGGTATGTGATCGCCGACGTCGGGGACGTTACCCGCCCGTCTTCGCCCAGCCACCAGCGGGTGGGTGCCGGCCGACGGATTACCGTAATCCGTGGCGCGGTCGGGGATGCCGGATCGCTCCTCAGCGTTTTCGGTCTGGGCGTGACGATGTTCTCCCCCCGGGCCTTGGGAGCGCCAAGGGGGGGCCGGCCGCTTCGGCTGTCGCCGTGCACCCGTCGACGGTTGGGTGCGGTTGGGCGCCACCGGGAGCGCTTGCGGGGGTCTCGCCGTGGGGCGTCGTCGACCCGCGTCGTGAAGGCGGTGGGAGCAAGGGGCGAGGAGCGGGCGGGCGCTTGTTGCGCGCGCGGGGCTGCCGTGACACCTTGGGCGTCGCGTTTCATGACGTTCGCGGGTCATACCGCGGGAGCGCACCCGTCGGCAACGGCGGACACGGCGGCGATCGTTTGGGATCGACCGCCGTCCGTGTTTTCCGGGATCGGTGGCATCATCGTCGAGCGATGAAGGGCGCCGAGTCAGTGGACGAGCGCGAGCCGACGCGCGACCAAGTGCGATCGCGGAGGAAGCGCGGCGTGCGCGCCGTCACGATCGGGCTTCGACGGATCACGAAGAAGTCGATCGAGCTCGGGCTCGCGATGTACCCGCCGACGGACCACGGGCGGCCGAGGACGCGGGGCGAGTGCGAGGACGGCGCGCGTCCGTGCCCGTTCGTGTCGTGCCGGTACCACCTGTATCTCGACGTCACGCGGACGGGCATCAAGTTGAACTTCCCGGACCTCGAACCGGACCAGCTGCCGGAGACGTGCGCGCTCGACGTCGCGGAGCACGGCGGCGAGCCGCTCGAGGTGGTGGGGGAGCTCGTGAACGTGACGCGCGAGCGGTGCCGGCAGATCGAGGTGCGCGCGTTCGCGAAGGTGCAGGCGGCGACGGATCTCGTCGCGCTCGCCGACGTGGAGCAGCGCACGCCGTGCAGGGCGCATCATCACGACGACGAGGAGCCCGGCGAATGATCCGCATCTACCTGAAGTGCCCGTCGACCTCGATCGTGGAGTGCGACACGCCGGAGGAGGCGGTCGAGTTCCTCCGGCGCGTGGAGCTGCAGGAGCCGCCGCCGAAGGACGTCGCCGCGGTGCGCCGAGCGATCGCGACGGTGCGCCAGGACCCGCCGCCCGAGCCCGGCGTCACCGGCAAGCCCGAGCGCACGCCCGACGGCCGCGTGCGCGGGCACTTCGACATCCAACGGCCGCCGCCCGACGTCGAGGAGCCCGCGCAGGACGAGGACGACAAGGGGCGGCGGTACATGTCGAACGGCAGGCTGATCGGCGCGTCCGATCGCATCGTGGACGCGTTCGCCGCCGACTATCAGTACTCGCTCGCGCGACTCGCGGTCGAGCTCTACGACGACGCGAACGCGCACAACATCCGCCGGCTGAAGCGCATGATCGTCAAGCTGTGCTCATCGGGGCGGCTGCGGCGCGTGGGAGCGGCCGCGTGGAAGCCGATGCGGCATGACGGCGGGAATGCAACAGACGAAGCCGGTGGGACTGGGTGACGTCGTCCGGCTCGTGTCGGGCGGCCCGCACATGACGATCATCGCGTTCCGCGCGCCGGGTGAAGACGACAAGTACCCGGCGGTGATGTGCGGATGGTTCGACGAGCGGAGCAGCGCGTACTACCGCGACACGTTCTACCTGTTCTCGCTCGTGGCGGCGGCGCCGCCGCACGCGCGGGTTCAGTGGTCGTCGGCGACTGACTAGCGGACCTCGCCGCCCTGGATCCACCCGTGCCAGCACGACGGGTCGCCGACGTCGACGGACGGGTGCACGGTCAGGTCGGCGAGCCCGGTGCCCGACATCACCCACCGCGGGCGCGGCGCGTCGTGGTTTCCCTTCTGCAGCATGCCGTGGTTCTCCGGGCACGGTGGCGCGTTGCGGGGGTTCCGAAACGGGATCATCAGCATGTGGGGGCGGCCGCCGCTGAGCGGGTATCGCGGATCGCCGTAGCCGCACGGGCACCAGAGCTGCACGCCCTGCGCGCCGTCGATGGACGGGATCTCCTGGCGCGAGCGGTCGTCGGCGGAGACGTTGCCGTAGAAGGTCGCGGCGAACCACGGGTCGGTGAGGAGCGGCATCCGGCGAGGGTGGGACATGGACGTGCGGGCGGCAATACCGGGGCATGATGTCCCGCGGAATGAAGTTCGTTTCGAGGACCGCTGGGATCCGGGGGCGGACCCGCGGACGCGGGCGACGCGACGGCGCGTTCGAATACGTGCATCAGTCGGAGGTGCCGCGGCTCAAGTGGATCTCGCGGCGCGCGCTCGAGATCGTGACGGCCGACGTCGCGAAGGCGCGCGAGCTCATCATGGCGGGCGAGAAGATCGCCGAGCACGGTTACGAGGAAGACATCAAGCAAGTGCTCGCGGAGATGGCGGCGGCGGGCGTCGACATGGCGAGCGAGAAGGGGCTCGCGTGGCGTGGGCAGATCCTGCGGTCGCTCGGCTTCGCGCTCGATCTCGTGAAGGGCGAGCTGCAGTCGAGGCTGGAGGTGGACTGGTGGGCGACCGTGCTCGCGGAGATGGGGAACGACCCCGACCCGTCGTACACCGAGGACCAACGCGCGCTCATCGCGATCATCCGGAAGGAGCTCGACACGGCGCGCGCTACGGCGAACAACACTGTCGGGAGCGGGCAAGGCGTCGTCGACAAGTTCGTCGCGGTGAGCACGCAGCGCACGGGGGTGACGCCACACACGGTCGAGCGGCTCGACATGTACCAGCGCATGGGGGTCTACACGGAGCCCGCGCCGGACGACGACGAGGAGATGACGCACGAGAAGCTCGCAACGATGGCGGCCGAGTTTCCGGCGCTGAAGGCGGACGTCGCGCGGATCGCGCGCGAGGTGCCGACGCCGCCGCTCACGTCAGCGCAGAACGTGGAGGCCGCGCTGCAGGGGTTCGCGCACTTCTTCGGTTCGCTCGACGGGTTCGCGACCACGGATCGGCTCGGTAGCGTGCTCGCGGCGCTCGACAGCATGCAGGCGGCGGCCCGCGTGCGCACGTGCTTCGAGGAGCTCCTCGGGAAGAAGCTCGCGCACGGCGACAACCCGTCGCGCGACGCCGTGGTCTTCTCGCTCGCGTGGCGCGAGTGCGGGTTCGCGAAGCTCGAGATCGGGCACAAGCTCGCCGCGAACCTGTGCCTGACCGACATCCCGGGCGACATGATGGTGCGGCACCCGTGGAAGGCGTGGTCGCTCGTCGTGCCCGACGGTCTCCTCGGCGACGTCGCGCGCGTGTGGGTGTGCGCCGAGCTCGACGCGAGGGACGTGATCGTCATCGACCGGCGCGGCGATCGCATGCGCGTCGACAAGGACTCGGAGCTCGCGAACATGATCACATCGCTCGTGCAGGGCGCCGCGCTCGCGCTCTCGAACCCGGACGACTTCAAGCGCGAGGTGCAGCACGGCGGTGGGGGTGTGCCGGGCACGTCACGGCGTCGCAAAGGCGGCGAGCCGGACTTCAATCAGGCGCGCTACATGCTGTCGGCGCCGGTGAAGATCGACATGCGTGAGCACGTGCACGCCGCGCTCGCGGGGCAACGTCGCGGCGGCGCACCGACGGTGCAGTTCCTCGTGCGCGGGCATTGGCGGAACCAGGCGCACGGCCCGAGGATGTCACTCCGCCGGCAGCAGTGGATCCAGGCGTTTTGGAAGGGCCCGGAGGAGTCGGCGATCCTCCTCAGGAAGCACACGGTGGAAGATGAAAAAGAAGAAGACCCGAAGAAGGATTGAACCGATCGTCACGACGGCACCACCTGTGAGGGACGCGCTCCACGTCGGCATCGAGGTGACGCGGCGATCGCGCGGCGGCGTCGTGACGGACACGCTCGGGTGGAGCGGCGACGAGCTCTATCGCGCGGACGCGGAAGACCACGCCGAGCTGTCGGCGAAGCTGATGGACCTGTCGAACATGTTCGACGGCATGATGCGGCGCGAACCGATGCGCGCGAAGGTGTTCGTGCTGCTCGTCCGCGACGACAACCCGCTGCGTCAAGACATGACCGACTTCCTGCCGCCGAACCTGTTCCGAGGGAAGCGACGCTGATGCCGACGCTCCGCGACGATCAGGTCGGGTGGGCGTCGTCGACGGTGACGTCGCGCGTGTTCAAGGACCCGTCGCCGCGGGTGGAGTGCCCGCTCTGCGACAAGCCGATGAACCCCGCGGGCAACATCGGCACGCACACGGTCGCGCATCCGTCGGGGCGATTCGTCGCGTACTACCGCACGCACAAGAGCTGCGCGCAGGAGGCGCTGCCGACGGAGCGCGCCGACCTCGACGCGCAGGCGATCGCGTTGCTCGACGCCGAGCTCGAGCGTCACCGCGGGCTCGAAGTGCTGCGCCCGCACTGACGCGGCATCACGCCGGCATGGCGAACAAGAAGCGAAGCGCTCCGCGCCCCGACTACGTCGTCGGCGACCTCGTGATGCTGACGAGCGGCGGTCCGATCATGGTGGTCGAGAAGCTCGTGCCGCCCGCCGAGGACCCCGAGTGGGGCGTGAAGTGCGCGTGGTTCGACAAGAAGGGCCGCGAGCACGATTCGATCTTCTACCCGAAGACGATCGCGAAGCTGACGGCCGCCGAGGTGTTGCGGTACGCGGCGCTGCTCGTCCGCGGGGCATGATCGCGTGCCGGTCCGGCTCGTCGTCGACAACCGCGTGCGCGTCGTCGGCAAGATCCCCGACGACGCGTCGGAGAAGCTTCGCGAGGAGTTCGAGCACGACAACCCGGACTTCTGGAAGAAGAAGCGGTTCAACCTCCGAGGGCACTTCCCGAGGAAGGCGCCGACGTGGACGTCGGTCGGTGGCGAGCTGTCGTTCCCTCGCGGCGGGTTCGACCGCGTGCGCGACGCGCTGAACACCGCGGGCGTGTCGTGGGAGATCGACGACCAGCGGCTCTCGGTGCCGGCGGAGATCCCGCCGCACCGGGTCGAGCCGTGGCCGTTCCAGCGCGACGTGGTCGAGCGCGCGCGGCTGCACCAGTCCGGGATCCTGCGGAGCCCGGCGGGATGCTTGGTGGGCGACACGGTGATCGGCACGAACAGAGCGACTCTCGGCCGACCGATGAAGCTGGCCCACGTGGTGAGGATGTACAACGGAGGCAGTGCCAGCGGGCGGACCTGGGACACGCGGATCGAGACGAGGGTCCGGGCGCCGCACCAGGATGGGGCCGTCAGGCTGTCGCGTGTTCTCGGCGCGACGGCCAGCGGTGTGCGGCCCGTGTACGAGTTGAAGTTGGAATGCGGCCTGCGCGTCGAGGGGACGGCAGACCATCGCGTGATGACCCCGTTCGGTTGGGTCGCGATCGGGGACCTGGTTCCCGGCGCCGATTACGTGATGTTCGATGACACGCGGGGACGGCGTCCGATCAAGAGGGTTCTGAAGAAGTCGAAGCCGTCGTACCTGATGCGACACTGCCCCGGGCATCCGCAGGCGGTGGCGAGGGGCAAGGGGTGCTTCTCGGTCGTTCTCCATCGGCTCGTCGTCGAGGCGCAGATGAACGGGCTGCCGCTCGAGGAGTTCATCAAGCGGGTGAGAGCCGGGGCGCGCGGGCTTCGATTCTTGAGCCCGGATTTGGTGGTGCACCACGATGACCGGGACACGAGGAACAACGAGCTCTCGAACCTGATCGTGATGACGGAGGCCGAGCACAAGCAGGTGCACGCGGCTGACTGCACGAGGAACTTCCAAGCCAGGTTGGCGCCGTCTCGAGTGGTTTCGGTCGAGTACTCCGGGGAGAAGGAGACCTACGATCTGGAGGTCGAGGACGCGGGGGCGTTCATGGCGAACGGGATCGCCGTGCACAACAGCGGCAAGTCGACCGCGCTCCTCCGGCTCATCTCGCAGCTCGGGCAGCGGACGCTCGTCGTCGTGTGGGCGGGCGGGCTCCTCCGCCAGTGGGTGCGCCGCGTGGCGAAGGAGCTCGGCGTGCCCGAGTCGTGGGTCGGGGTCGTCGACGGCAAGACGAAGCGGCTCGGGCCGATCACGATCGGGATGCAGCGCACGCTGCTGAACCGCGTGGACGAGTACGCGGGCGAGTTCGGGCTCGTCGCCGCGGACGAGGTGCACCGCGCCGCCGCCGACGGGCTCTATCGACTCGTCGACGCGATGCCGGCGAAGTACCGCATCGGCGTGTCGGACGACGAGCGCCGCCGCGACCGGAAGGAGTTCCTGATCTACGACCTCTTCGGCCCGGTCGTCGCGGACGTCGACCACAAGATGCTCGTCGACGAGGGCTACATCCTCGACGTCGATGTGCGCGTCGTGCCGACCGAGTTCGACGCGCCATGGTATCGCGACATCGACGCGCGCCACGACGCGATCGACGGCGACGACGAGCAGGCGCAGAAGGCGCGCGCCCGGCTCAAGCGCGAGAAGGGCGAGCGGTTCGACGAACTCCTCGCCGCGATGCTCGCGGACGAGCGCCGCAACGCCCTGATCGCGCGGCTCGCCGTCGACGAGAAGCGCGCCGGCGAGCAGGTGATCCTAATGTCGCACCGGATCGACCACGTGCGCATGTACGACCGCCTGCTCGGCGAGCTCGGCCTGCGGTGCGGGTTCGTGATCGGCGGCGAGGAGAATCGCGTCGAGTACGAGAGCACGGTCGCGCGGCTAGCCGCCGGCAGGCTCGACGCGGCCGTCGGCACGTACCAGGCGATCGGTACGGGCATCGATCTCCCGAAGGTCGCCGCCGGGATCTTGACGACGCCGATCGCGAACAGCCAGGACGGGCGCTCGCAGTTCAAGCAGTTCCGCGGGCGGTTCGCGCGCACCGCCGACGGCAAGGACGGCGCGCGGCTCTACTACCCGTGGGACGTGAGGGTCTACGGCGCGCGCCCGCTCGAGAACCTCTGCCGGTGGTCGCGCCGCGTCGTCGTGTGGTGGCATGACGCATGGACGCCCGGGCGGGCCGTGCTGAAGGAGATGAGCTGATGAAGAAGAGAAGCGAGGCGATGGCGGCGACAGAGCAGGCGGCGGCGCCGCGGAAGCGCAGCGAGGCGGGGCCCGCGCCCGACGCGCCGCTGCCGCAGGTGCGCGACGCCGAGGCGATCGCGGACAAGGCGAAGGTCGACATGACGGAGGGGCTCGGCGGCACGTCGACGGCGTCCGACATGGCGCGAGGCATGCGCGTGAAGCTGAAGGACGCGCGCATCGACGCGGCCGACCCGGGCGACGTGATCACGGTGACGCGCGGCGCCGAGCGCTATTGCCCGGTGAAGTACAACGGCTTCGACGTCGGGCCCGTGTCGGTGACCGTCACGGTGCGCGAGGGCGAGTCACACGCCGAAGCCTACATGCGCGCGACCGCGACGTGCGACGTGCTGATGCAGGTCGAGTTTGACATCAAGCTGAAGGAGTTCCGCGACCGGTTGGAGAAGGGGCGCGCGGCGGGGCTGTGAGGTTCAGCAAGCCGAAGAAGTCGATCGAGGCGCCGCCGCCGACCCGCGGCGCCCGGTCGCTCGCCGAGCTCGTCGGCCCCGAGCCGAAGAAGCGGAAGGGGGTCGTCGCGGCGAAGCCCGCCGCGATCGCCGCGACGATGGGCGAGGCCGCGCTGATGAAGGCCGCGGACGACTTCTCGGAGGCGGAGCCGCGGCACGTCGTCGCGCTCTACGCGCTCCTCCACCGCGCCGTGTACGGCGTCGAGCCGGCGGAGCTGCGCGCAGCGGAGTGGACGCTCGCGGTGATGGCGGTGCGGCGGCTCGTCGACAGGGAGTTCGACGGCTCGGTGCCGAAGCTCGTCGAGCTCCTCCGGTGGACGTGGCGCCGGGAGATCCGAGCGCACGCGCGCGCGAACGGGTCGGAGCGGCGGCGGATCGGGTGGCGGCTCCAGTTCTCGCCGTCGCTCGTCACCGACTACCGCGTGCACATGGTCTTGGGCAGGAGCGCGAAGGCGAAGGGAAGCGGCTCATGAACACCAAGGAATTGATCGAGGAGGCCGACGCGCTCGAGAAGCGCGCGCGCGTTCTGCGCGTGCTCGCTGACACGCAGAAGCTGGAGCAGGAGCTGGCGGTGGCGCGCGAGGCGCTGAGACAGATCGCGATCGCGCTCGGGTTACCGCCCGACGCAAAGAGCGGTGCGATCGTCGAGAGCGTGCGCTCGTTCGTCCGTGACTTCGGCGAGGCCGTCAAGTGCGCGACGGGATGATGACCGGCAACGAGCACGGGCAGCTCGTGCGCGTGTTCGCGCCGCCGTGGTGGAAGGTGTGGCGGTGGGCGGCGTGGCCGTTCACGAAGCGGCGCACGACGGTGCGGGTGCGGCACCTCGGCAAGATCGTGACGGTGCGCGCCGTGTTCGTTCGTTGACGGCATTACGCTCGACCCATGGCGCGCAAGCGGAGCGAGGCGAACGAGGCGCCGAAGGACGTCGTTCGTGTCCCGATCGATCCGATCAACGAGCAGGTGATCATCGCGGCCGCATGCTGCAGCAAGGAGGCGGCCGACGCGCTCCTGCCGGCCTACCCGCCCGACTTCTTCTTCGCGAAGGGTCACGCGCGCATGTGGGAGGTGCTGCGCGCGATGCACGCGCAAAAGCTCTACTACGACCCGGCGACCGTCGCGCAGATGTCGGGCGGCGACGTCGACGTGAAGTACCTGGAGGAGCTCGTGCGCGAGCGCCCCGCACCGCCGCCGAACCTCCGCCACCACGTCGGCAACCTCCGGTGGGATCGCGCGCGCGTGGAGGCGACGCGGGGCCCGCTGTCGGCGCTCCACGAGGCGCTGAAGGACGTGACGTCGAAGCCCGACCGCGTGCGCGCGCTGTCGCGCCAGCTCGCCGACGCGCTCGACGGCTACGGGTCCGACGGGTACCTGCGCAGCGGCGCCGCGATCGCGCGCGAGCACGCGGCGGAGCTCGAGCGGCGCCGCGCGGGCGAGGCGTGCTTCCCGTACGGGATCCCGGGGCTCGACGTGTACACGGAGGGCGTCAAGCAGGGGCAGCCGCGCATGGTGCCCGGCGCGGCGCCGAAGAAGACCACGCTGTTCACGGGCGTGTCGGGGTCGTGCAAATCGACGATGGCCGCCTTCGTCGCGCTCGCGCAGGCGGGCATGCGGCGCCGCGTGCTCTTCGGATCGTGGGAGGAGGAGGAGGCGATCTCGCTCGAGCTGATCGCGTGCATCGACCTCGGGTACTCGCGCGCGGACATCAGCGCGGGCAGGTTCAACGCGGACGACCAGCGCCAGATCCTCCAGCGCATGGAGGAGCTCGGGGAGTTCATCCAGTTTTTCGTGCTGCCGTTCGGGCGCGCGCGCGGCGAGCGGCAGTACAACGACAAGGCGCTCGACCTCGTGCACCAGGTGGTCGCCGACGCGCGCGCCGACATCTTCATCGCGGACCTGATGCGGCGCGCGCTGAAGGAGACCGACCCGGACGACGAGGAGCAGGCGCTGTTTCGGCTCCAGCAGATGGGCAAGGAGTTGAACGTCCATCAGCTGTGGCTGCACCAGCAGCGGCTGAAGGACGTCGAGGCACGCACCGACCGGCGCCCGACGCGCGAGGGGATGAAGGGGTCCTCCGCGTGGGTCGAGGTGCCCGACTCGATCATCGGGTTCCACCGCCCCGCGTTGTGGAAGTCGGTTCCCGACGATCGGTTGGAGATGATCATCCTGAAGCAGCGCCGCGGCGCGTGGCCGCAGGCGATCGAGTTCGACTGGGATCCGGAGTACGTGACGGTCGAGAACGGCCGCACGATCGACTACCTGCGACCGGGCGAGGAGTCCGACGTCGACGGGTTCCTCGCGTCGCCGAAGAAGGGAAAGGGCGGGTGGTGATCGGCGGCATGACCCGAGCGTGGTGGTTCGCTGCTGGCTCTACCTTCCGCCGCGACGCGCGACGAGAGTCGGCGTGGTGTGGGGAGGGCAAGCAGCGTCGAGGTGGTGCCGCGTGCTGACGTGGGTGATCGTTTGATCGGCCTGCCCGAGGTGCTGCGCGGACTCGGCATCCATTCCCAGCGGAGGGGGCATCGACTCGTCGCGCACTGCCCGCACCCGGACCACGCCGATCGATCGCCGTCGTGGGCGATCTGGGTGCACGACGACGGGTCGATCCGCCACAAGTGCCTGTCGTGCGGGTGGGGCGGCGGCGTGGGGCGCCTCGTGATGACCGTGCTCGGGTGCACGTGGGAAGAGGCGCGCGAGTGGCTACGCGGCGCGGAGGTGGCGGGGCCCGGCACGCCGCTCGAAGCGGAGGTCGAGATCCGCGGGGTGAAGGATCCCGTCGACGCCGCGTCGACGCCGTTCGGCGTCGAGCACGCGCCGCTCGCCGACTGGCCGACGCCCGCTCGCCGCTACCTCGAAGATCGCGCCATCACGCCCGAGCAGGTCGACCGGTTCGGGATCGGGTTCGCCGTCGGCGGCGACTTGATCGGGCGCGTGTGGATCCCGGTGCGCGACCGCGAGCTCCGGCTGCTCGCGTGGACGGCGCGCGCGTTCGACGGCCGGCCGCCGAAGTACCGCGAGCCGGGCGCCGACGTGAAGATCGATCCGGGCGCGCTCATGGGCCAGCAGGAGTGGCCCGCCGAGCCCGACATCGTCGTCGTCGTCGAGGGGCCGTTCGACGGACTCGCCATCGACTCGCTCGGGATGTCGTTCGCCGTGCTGCGCGGTTCCGACATGCATCCGCTGAAGGCGTCGCGGCTCGCGCGGTTCCCGATCGTGATCGTCGCGACAGATGCCGACGCAGCGGGCGACAAGGCGGCGGCGCTCGTATCTGGGATCGGGAGATGGTCGGCCGTCGTGCGCGCCGACCTACAGCCCGGCGTCGATCCGGCGGAGCTCCGAGTGCGGGACGCGTCAGCGCTTCGATCGATCATCATGGAGGCGGCCCGCCGTGGCTTACGTCTGGTCCGCGATCGGTGAGCTCGTGCGCACGAACCCGCCGCGCGCGCGGCGGGCGATCGTGGAGGCGCTCGAGCTGTCGGGGGGCAACGTGCGCCGCGCCGCGCACGTGCTCGTCATCGAGCGTCGGACGTTGCAGCGATGGCTGTGGCGGCTTAGCCTGTGGTCGGAAGTCGATCGCATCCGAGCGGCCGCGGCGGCGGCTTACGCGGAGCGGCGACGGGCGCAGACAGGAAGAGACGATGGACGAGCTAGACCAGGTTTTCGAGGCGTGCGCAGGGATGTCGCCTGACGACATCATGTCGGCGATCGAAGAGTCCGGCGTGCAGGTGGACGACGCCGCGCAGCTCGCGGCCTACCTCGCATCGCGCGCTGAAGCGTGAAGTCGCGCGCGCAAGGCGCGGCATGAAAGGACGGCCGTGGCGTTCCAACATCAACCGCTCGGGATGCTCGTCGCGACGAACCCGGACGAGGCAGCGCGGAAGATCAACGCGGCGCTCGCTCGCGAGGGCGGGCTCGTGCTTCGCGCGGCGACGCGGCTCGGCGTCGGGCACACGTCGCTGAAGCGGTGGATCGCCAAGCTCGGCACGCGCATCCGGGCGCGAGCCCCCCGCGGGGGCGTGCCGGGCAACCGGGCGCGCGCGCGGAAACCGCAGAAAACCCGCCAGCTCGCCGCCGACTGAAAAAAGGTTTGCACGGTGGGCCATGTTGGCCTATCTATCGGGTGTCACCGCGACAGGCCGGCAATCAAGCCGGATGCGTCGGTGAAAACCGAAAGACAGGCCACCGTGAAATCAGGAAAGTCGCTTCAGGAGCTCGCGCAGGAACTCGACCGTCAAGCCACCGCCCGCAAGGATTACATCGCGCCGCAGGGCAAGGTCGTCGCGCGTGCCGTCACGCCGGGCGAGGGCGACGCGCTCGCGCCCGACGTCGTGCTCGACGGGTTCAACGGCAACGCGCTCGCGATCAACGGGCACGCGCACAAGCAGCTCGCCGACGTGCTCGGCATCCCGACCCGGTACTACGACCGCATGCGCACGGAGCAGCCGGCGCTCCTCGCGCAGAACATCAACACGTGGCTTCACGACGAACCGAACGCGAAGCGGATGATCCGCACGCTCGACGGCAAGGTGCGCGCGGTGCTGTCGCCGAAGTACCGGCCGCTCGACAACTTCGAGCTCGCGCAGGCGGTGCTCCCGAAGCTCGTGAACCTCGGCGTGCAGATCATGTCGAGCGAGCTCACGGAGACACGCATGTACATCAAAGCGATCCTCCCGGAGCTATCGGACGAGCTCCCGGCGGGGCTCTCATGGGGCAGCGGTCACAACCGCGTCGCGGAGTACGAGGGCAACCGCGCGGGCCGCGTCGTCGCAGCCATCGTGATCTCGAACAGCGAGGTCGGCGCGGGCACGCTCCGGATCGAGCCGTCGGTGTTCACGACGTGGTGCACGAACCTCGCGGTGATGAAGTCCGCCGCGATGAAGAAGTACCACGTGGGCCGCGCGTCGGAGGCGTCAGACAACTGGGAGGTGTTCCGCGACGAGACGCGCGCCGCGGACGACCGCGCGTTCTTCCTCAAGGTCGCCGACGTCACCGACGCGGCCTTCGACCGCAAGGTGTTCGCGGCGGCGATCGACCAGATCCGCCAGGCGGGCGCGGACCCGATCGAGTCGAAGGACTTGTCGAAGGTCGTCGAGGCGACGGTGAAGGAGCTCGCGCTGCCGGTGTCGACGCAGGGTTCGATCCTGACGTACCTCGCGCAGGGCGGCGACCTGACGCGGTGGGGCTTGTCGTCCGCGGTCACGGCCACGGCGAACGGGTTCGACGACTACGAGGGCGCGACCGAGCTCGAACGCGCGGGCGGTGAGATCCTCGCGATGGACCAGGGGCGGTGGAAGACCATCGCCCGGGTCGCCGCCTGAGCGGCTCCGATGCGGGGTACCCGCGCGCCACGGATTACCGGAATCCGTGGCGCGCGGACCCCCGACGCGGAGCCGCGCGGGAGAAAAGGACATGGGAGAAATGGCAATCACAACGACGTTCGATTCGTTGGCGGTGAGGCATCAGCGAGATAAGTGGGTCGTGGTCGCGTTCGGCCACGTGCTCGCGTACTGCGACACCGAGATGGAAGCGGTTGGGTTCGCGAAGGCGGTGGAAGAAGCGGCCGACGGTGCCGCCGCGTTCGCGGCCGAAGCGGACGACCAGGAGGACTACACGCTGACGAACCCGGATCGCGAGCGCTTCGGGGGGCTCGGGTGAGCTCGTTCGCGGATGAGCTCATGGCCTGCCGCTCGGGGGCGATCGACGTCCCCGAGCTTCTCCGCCGCACGGCGCCCGTGTGGCGGCGGTTCGCCCGATATCTCCTTCGCAAGTGGCGCGCCCCGCTCGGCGTCGACGAGGAGGACGTGGTGCAGGAGGTGCTCGCCGCGGGCATCCCGGCGATCAAGGCGTGGGACCCGTCACGCGGGCCCGCGATCGACGCATACGTGCAGTTCCAGGCGCTCGACAAGGCGAAGAAGTGGCTGCACACGCAGCGCAAGGCGAAGCGGCGCGACGACTCGGCGCCGTCGCGCGCGCCGCTCACGTACACGCAGCTCGGGCTCGAAACGGCGGCGGACATCGAGCGCGTGGAGTCGTTTCGCACGCCGTGGTCGGCGACGCCCGAGGAGGTGGCGACCGAGCGGGAGGCGATTGCCCGCGTGGCCGAGCAGCTCAGGGCGGAGGCGCAGCGGTTCGTGGGCGAGGACCGCGGCATCCTGACGGCGCTGGCCGATGCCCGCTTGTGCGTGGACGATGCGGCGGAGTCGCTTCCGCTCGACGTCAGGATCGGACTGAGGCTATCCAACGTCGACGGCGCGCGCGCGGTCGTCCGACGTGCGATCGATCGACTGCGCGCATCAACAGGAGGATCCGCATCATGAACGTGAACATCGAGAAGGTCAGCGAAACCGCCCTTGCGGGCTACTGCAAGTCGCGCGGGATCAAAGTCCCGCGGGGCATCACGCTCCGCGAGAAGGTGAAGCTCGTCGAGACGCACCAGGTGGAGACCGTGCCCGACGACAACCTGTCGGAGCCGTGCACGGTGTGCGGCGGCGAGTCCGACACGAAGCTCGCCGCGTGCCCGTTCTGTGGCGCGGCAGGTATCGACGGCATGGTCGACGGCAAGCCGGTCGAGGCCGAGGGGCACGTCGTGCCCGACACGGAAGGGCCGCCGAAGGAGGCGAAGAAGAGCAGGAAGAAGCGGTCGGAGGCGGGACCGCCGGAGGTCGAGTCGCCGCCGAGCACGACGCTTGCCGCCGACCACCCGCTGGAAGTCGGCATCGCGCGCGTGTTCGAGGCGAAGCGGGCGGGCGCGAACTGCATGTGGGACCTCGGCCGCGCGCTGATCGGGATCTTCGAGCACAACCTGTGGAAGCACCGCGTCGACGCGAACGGGAAGCCCAAGTACCGCGGGTGGAACCAGTTCGTGCAGGAGGAGCTCGAGATCGTGCCGAGCTACTCCTACAGGGTGATGGACGTCGCCGCGAACTTCTCGCGCGAGCAGTTCGTGTCGATCGGCGTGAAGAAGCTCACGTACTTGCTCGGCATCGGCGATCAGGACCGCAAGGAATTGATCGCGCGCACGCGCGACGAGAAGCTTACGGCGGAGCAGCTCGCCGACATCGTTTCCAAGATGAATAAGAGCGGCAAGAAGCCGAAGGGTCGCACGGCGGCGGCGACGCAGGCGGCGGCGGACAAGGCGGCGAAGCGCAAGGAAGGGCAGGGCGTGACCGCGATCGTCGCGCTCGGTCGGCAGACCGTGCCGCTATTCGCGCGTCCGTCGAAGGCGAATGGCAAGGGCAAGGACGAGAAGCCGAAGCACGCGAAGAAGATCGCGGACGACCCGCACGGCCAGCTCGAACTGCACAACGGCGTCGTGATGCACTTCCGCCTCATGATGGGCGCGAAGGGCTTGAACCTCGTCGTGGAGACGCGGCGCACCGAGTCCTGACCGCCGGCATTACCGCCGACCATGGTCGAGGCGATCGGAGCGTTCTACGACGGCCGCGACGTCGTGTCGTGGACTCGGGACCCGGGCGGCAGGCGCGTGTGGCGCCGCGCCCGGGCCGAGCATTCTTGCTACCTGCGATCGGCGGACGTCGCGGCGAACGAGGAGGTGAAGCGGTGGCTGCGCAGTTCGCAGCTCGTGACGGGCGTCGCTGACGATGGCACGTGGACGCACGTATCGTTCAAGGACTCCGACGTGCTGTATCGCGCGTGCGCGCCCCGCGTGCGAGTGCCCGACGGCGAGCCGCGCCCGGGGCTGTTCCCCGGCCTCAAGATCCAGTCGTTTGAGGGCGACCTCCGGCCGGTGCAGCGCTGGCTCCTGGAGAAGTCGGTGCGCATTGTGCCGGGCCGCCGGTGCTACCTCGACATCGAGGCCGACAGCCGCGTTCCGATCAGCAAGAAGGAGCAGGCCCGCATCCTGTCGTGGACGATCGGCGACGAGCAGGGCGAGATGGTCACGGGGATGCTCGCGGAGGACTCGAACGACGCCGAGCGCGAGCTCCTCCTCGACCTGTTCAACGAGCTGGAGGCGTACGACCAGATCGTCGGCTGGTACCTCGACGGGTACGACAAGCCCGTGATCGCGGCGCGCACGGAGGCTCGGCGCGTGACGGTCGACCCGCGGTCGTGGGTGTGGACGGACTTCCTCCCGATCTTCGACCGCTACAACATGAACGCCAGCAAGAGCGGCGACGAGAAGCAGTCGCTGAAGCTCGACGACGTGGCGCGCGCGGTCGCGGGCGTCGGCAAGCTGGAGGGCGTCGACGGGTCGCAGAGCTACGCGCTGTGGTTGACGGATCGCCCGCGGCTCGGCCGGTACAACGTCCAGGACGTGTGGTGCATGATCAAGGTGAACGAGGCCACGGGGTACCTCGACGTGCACGACGCGATCGCGCAGGAGTGCGGCGTGCTGCCCGACACGAACGGCGCGAACCCGCTACGCTTCGTGGACGCGTTCATCCTCCGACTCGCGCGCGAGCGGGGCATGCGGCTCCCGTCGATGTTCGGCAAGGGCGAGGCGCCGACGAACCTCGGGCAGTTCGAGGGCGCGTACGTGCTCGACCCGGCCCGCACGGGGCTGATCGACGACGTGCACGTGTGCGACTTCGCCGGCATGTACCCGTCGATCATCCGCACGTGGAACATGAGTGCGGAGACGTGGGCGCCCGACGTGCAGCTCACCGCGGGCGCGACGCCGACCTATCTCCGGCACCTGCCCGCGGACACGACGCGGAAACCGATCCCCGACGGCCACTGCGCGGCGCCGAATGACACCGTCTTCAGGACGGAGCCCGAGGGGATCCTCTCGATCGCGTGCGGCCAGCTGATGGCGCGCCGCAAGCACTGGACCGAGCTCCAGGCGAGCTTCCCGCCGGGCACGCCCGAGGCGACGGACGCGGCGCGCCGCGCGGGCGGGTTCAAGATCGCGATCAACAGTTTCTACGGCGTGCAGGGTTGCCCGTTCTTCCGCGTGCACGAGCGCGACGTCGCGGAGGCCGTGTCGACGACGGGGTCGTGGCTGATCCGGCTCGTGCTCGCCGAGGCCGAGAAGCGCGGATGGAAGGCGGAGTACGGCGACACCGACTCGGCGTTCGTCAGCGGGTGCAGCGAGGAGCAGTTCCGAGAGTTCGTGCGGTGGTGCAACGACGTGCTGTTCCCGCGCGAGTGCGAGCGGATGAAGACGCCGCGCATGCTCCTCAAGCTCGAGTACGAGAAGGCGTTCGAGCGGCTCGTGATGGTCGGGAAGAAGACGTACGCGGGCCGATACGCGCACTACAAGGGCAAGCGCGCCTCCGACGCGAGCGAGCCGGAGATCAAGGGGCTCGAGTACAAGCGCGGCGACGCGGTGAGGATGGCGCGCGCGATGCAGGCGGAGGTGCTCGACCTCCTCCTCGGCGGCGGCGTGAAGATCGACGGCGTCGCGAGCCCGCGCCGCGAGCGGTGCGAGGACGACCCGGCGGTGTTCGTCGCGCTCGTCGAGCGGTGGAAGGAGCGGATCATGCGCGGACCGCTCACCGTCGACGACGTGATCGTGTCCGTCGTCATGAACAAGGAACTCGACGACTACGCTTCTCGGAAAAAGAAGGACGGCAACTGGGCGGCGCAGCCGCCGCACGTCGAGATCGGCAAGCGGCTCCGCTCCGCTGGCGTGCCCGTCGGCGAGGGGACCAGGATCCGGTACTACGTGCGCGACGGCGCGACGTCGCCGCTCGGCGTCGCGCACGAGAGCGAGTGGAAGGACGACGTCGATCGCTACTACCTGTGGGACGAGAAAGTGTTCGAGCCGTCGCACCGCGTACTCGCGGCGGCGTTCCCCGGCATCCGGTGGAAGGACCACCTCGAGCGGCAACGGGTGAAGTCCGCGCTAAAGGCGATCCAGGCGTTCGCCGCGAGCCTTTCGCGCGCGGCGAAGGTGGACGCGCGCGCGCCGAAGAAGAAAGACGCCGCCGGGCAGGGCCGCTTGTTCTGACGGGGGCGGCATAACCCCCGGCCCATGGCCATGCGAAAACGCAGCGAGATCGGAACGTCACAACCCGAGGCGCAGGGTGAGCCCGCGCCCGAGCCCCCGGCGCGTGAGGTGCGCACGCCCGAACCCAAGGCGGCCGCGTCGCCGCCGGGCGCGCCGCGCCGAATGGCGTCGATGGACGAGTACGACGCGATCGTGTCGTCCGTGTTCAACCTCCCCGACCCGGGCGCGGTGCACGTGGAGCTCGAGCGCGCGCTGGAACTATCCATGCAGCCGTCGCGCGCGCAGTACGGGATGATCGCCGACGAGCTCGACAAGGCTCAGAAGCGGTGGTGGCAGGCCGTGCGGCTCCATGCCGGCGCGAAGGTCGCGCTCGCGAACTTCGAGATCGACGCGGCCGTGACGATGGGCGCGATCCGGGAACACGCCATCGAGGTGCTGCAATCGGAGAAGGAGAAGGGGCTTCGCAGCAAGGCGATCACGGAGGCCGACGTCGAGCTGTGCTCGGCGAAGATGCACCCGGACGAGTACCGGCAGCTCCGGCAGGGCGAGGAGCGCGCGAAGCAGATGGTCGCCGCGATGGCGACCTTCGCGGACATCTGGAAGCAGCGGTGCCGCGCGCTCGAGGTGATGGCGCAGGGCGCGCGCTGAAGTTTTCGACGCAACGAAAGGACGAACGATGACCCGAGGATTCGACGACTTCCTGAAGCACACCGGCTCGCAGTCGAGCTCCGGCTACCTGAAGAACTGGCACGACGACGGCATGGTCGACGTGTGGCTCACGCCCGCGGGCGGGTGGGACGTGCGCTGGCCGCACGGCTTCTTCCAGCTCGGCAAGAAGCGCGACAAGAAGGGCAACGAGTACGACGGCGTCCGGTGGATGCGGTGGAACTGCCACGAGAAGGAGACGATCCTCAAGAAGCAGCGCAAGCGCGACGACTCCGATCGTCGGCTCGTGCCGCCCGCGGTGTGCCCGTTCGACATGGCGATCGAGCTCGTGCGCTCGATGATCGTCGCGGGGCGCATCTCGCCGACGCAGCCGCTCTTCAAGTTCGAGACGGACCAGGAGGACGAGGTCATCCTCGCCGGCGCGTGGACCGGCGCGTTCGGCAAGGACGACGACGACATGTTCCGGATCCTCAAGGTGTCGGACCGCGAGGCGCAGTCGAAGTTGATGAAGCAGCTTCGATCGGCGCAGGTCGACCGCACCGAGACGTTCAAGACGTCGGGCTTCCCGAAGATGGAGTACCTGTTCCGCGTCGTGCAGGTCGCGTCGCCGGACGACGGCTACCTCGTCGCGAACGTCCCCGACGCGCTCGGGTCGAAGGTGCGCAAGGGGATCAACGACCGCGTGATCCAGACGAAGGGCAAGTACAACCCGGCGCGCGATCCTCTCGCGATGCGCTGGGTCTACAACGAGCACGAGGAGTACTCGAAGAAGTACGACGTCGTGGTGCTCACCGAGGAGGTGGTCACGCCGGAGCTCGAGGACGCGTTCGCGATGGAACCGCCGAACATCGACGAGGACGTCGCCCCGGGGTCGATCGCGCTCCTCCGCTCGCTCTTCGAGAAGCACTGCCTGATCGACATGCCGTGGGACGACGTCTTCGGGCCGGCGGAGCGCGCCGGGCTCGGGGGCAACCGGTCGGCGACGCCCGAGCCGTGGGACAAGGCGCGCGAGGCCGCGCAGTCGCCGAGGTCGTCGGCGAACGACGAACCGCCGGCACCGGCGAGCGACGCGGGCGACGACGACGCCGAGCCTGCCGACGGGTTCGAGTGCGACTGCTGCGACCAGATCCTGACGCCGAAGGATCTGAAGTGCCCGAAGTGCGGCGCCGAGTACGACCCGATCACGGGCAAGCTGACCTACGACCCCCGGAAGGCCCCGGCGCCCGCGCAGGCGGCCCAGGGCGCCCCGGCCGCCGCCGCGGACGGGCCACCGGCCGCCCGCAAGCCGAAGGCGCGTTGAGGGGCACGTGAGGGCATCGAAGGCGAAGGCGTCCCCCCCGGCGAGCCCGGGGGGGAACCGGGCGCGGATGCGGCAGCTGGAGGCCGTGGCCGGCCGGATCAAGGGGTGGCGGCCGGCGCGGGAAGTGCTCCGGGAGGTGCGCGCCGTGCCGACCCGGTTCCTGCAGTACGACGTCGCGACCGGCGTCGGCGGGCACCCGCTCGATCGTATCGCGCTGATCCACGGTCCTTCGAACGAGGGGAAGAGCGAGTTTGCGCTCGGGCTCGGCGCGTCGTTCGTGGAGCGCGGGCACTTCTTCGGCCTGCTCGACGCGGAGCGGACGACGCCGCCCGCGTGGGTGCGCACGCTCGCGGGCTCGCTGATGGAGCAGCCGAACTTCATGGCGCTGCCGGCGAGCACGTACGAGAAGGCGGTCGACGGCGTGCGCGGGTTCGCGACGACGATCGCCGACGCGCGCGCCGCGGGCGACCTGCCCGACGATTGCACCGGGCTCGTTGTCGTCGACTCGATCCGGAAGCTCGTGCCCGCTGACATCATGAAGCGCATCCTCGCGGACGGCATCGAGGGCGGCGGAAAGAAGGGGCGCCGCGGCAAGCCCGCCGGAGTCGACGGCATGGGCGGGCGCGCCGCGCAGATCAAGGCCGCGTTGAACGCCGCGTGGATGGATGAGCTTGTGCCGCTGATGGCCGACACCGGTTGCGCGATCCTGATCGTCGCGCGCGAGACGGACGACGATAGCTACGAGGGCGTGAAGGTCGGCGGCGGCAAGGCGCTCGTGTACGAGTCGTCGCTGCGGCTACGCATCGTGCGCCAGCAGCTGTGGGTCGGGCCCGAGGGGAAAAAGAAGTACGTCGGCGAGAAGCACACCGTCGGGATCCACAAGACGAAGGTCGCGGGACGGATCGAGCCGGTGGTGTACGCGAGCTACTTCACGTCGAACGGCGTGCACGTGCCGGCGGGATTCTGGCCCGAGCGCGACGCGCTCGAGGTCGGGCAGGAGCTCGGCGTGGTCGACCTGAAGGGCAGCTGGTACGGGTTCGACGGCAAGCGGCTCGGCAATGGCGAGGAGGCCGCGGTACAGCGGCTCCTCGACGAGCCGGCGCTCCTCGCCGCCGTGCAGTCGGCGGTGCGTGAAGCAGCACGCCCGGCGGCATCACCGTCGACGTGAAGATAGTCGTCACGTCGGATCTGCATCTCGACCACCGCACCGGCGGGTTCGAGCGGTTCGGGGAGATCAAGGTCGCACTGGAGCAGACGGTCGAATGCGCACTCGATGTGCACGCCGACGCTTGGGCGTTCCTCGGCGACCTGACCGACCCCGATCTCGATGAGGGGCTCACGCATCGCGCGATCGCGCTCGCGGTGCAAACCGACGGGCGGCTTCGCGAAGAAGGACTCGCGCCGTGGTGGCTCGTCGGGAACCACGACGTGATCGAGGATGGGCGCCTCAGTCACACGCTGCTGGCGCTCGCCGGCGCGGGTGCAAAGGTGTTCGATCGCCCCGACTTTTTCCAACGGGACGACGTGGGCGTGATCGCGCTGCCCTACGCTGCCCTCGCGTACCGGTATGACCCGGCGGCCTACGTCCGGTCGGTCACGGAGAAGCACGGCGATCTTCGCCAGTGGTTCGTGATGGGGCACATGACTCGCGTCGACGGTGTCGACGATGGGAGCGAGACGGTCGACATGGCGCGCGGCGGCGACATGCGGTTCCCAATCGAGGAGGCGCAAAAGCTGCCGCGCGCGGTGCTCGTCAATGGACACTACCACCGGCAGCGCATCGCTCGGCACGTCGGCGACGTGAACATCCCCGGAAGCCTCGCACGATTGACGCACGGCGAGGAACAGAACGAGCCGGGCTTTTTGATCGTGGAGGTGTGACGGATGCGACGGTCGAAGGTGACGGCGCGAGCGCCGGTGGTAGATGGATCGATCGAGCGGGTGCCAGTGAAGGGCGCGATGCCGCTTGCGACGGTGACGATGGTTGAAGGCAAGGTGCCGGTGCCTGCGATGCTCGGGATCGTCCGTGTGATTCCCGAGCCGGGCACGACGACGGCGGCGCGAGCTGCGATCTTGAACGCGCTCAAGCAGGCGGGCGCCGTCCACGTGTGGTTCGCGCCGCCGTCCGCGGGCGCGCGCGTCGTGCTCGACGAGTCGGTCGCGCCGAGCGCTGCCCGCCGGGAAACCGCGCGCGAGGCAGTCACGGCGATGCTCAAGGAGGCGGCATCGAGGGATCCGGTGCGGCTCGCCGCCGTGCTGGAGAAGGCGCTCGCGAGGGCGGGGCTTTGAGCGGCGTCCACTTGGTCGGCCTTCGGCTGACGAACTGGCGGTGCTTCCGTGGTGTGCACGAGCTCGAGCTCGGCCCGGGCGCGTACGCGATCCAGGCGCAGCACGACGACGATCGCGACCGATCGAACTGGCTCGGCAAGTCGTCGCTCTTGTGGGCGATCCGGTTCCTGATGACGGGCGACCACCCGGACGCGACTGAGGATGAGTGGATCGCCCGGGGCGAGACCGTCGGAGGCGTCGACGGGGAGTTCTCCGACGGGACGTTCGTCAGCCGTGAGCGGAAGCTCGGCGACGCCACGCGGCTCCTCGTGACGCGCCCGATCGACGGTGGCGAGCGACGGCTCGACGGCGACGCGGCGCAGGCGGAGCTCGACGCCTGGCGGTGCATGAACAAGGACGAGGATCTCACCACCTGGTGGATCGAGCAGAAGATGTCCGACCGCTTCGTGCGCGAGGACCCCGCGGTGCGCACGCGGATGATCGCGCGATGGCTGGAGCTCGGGCCGATCCAGGCGGCGCACGCGCACGCGGCCGAGTGGCTTCGGGACATCGTCAAGGAGCGCGACGCGATCGCGGCGGTGTGCGAGTCGACGGCGGCGCAGGCGGTCGAGCTGTGGCAGCAGCTGGACGTCGAACCGAAGGACGTCGGCGGGCTCGTTCTCGGGCGCGACGCGCTTCGCCGCGAGGTGAGCGCGCTTCGGGCCTCGGCGGAAACGGACGCCGAGACGCGCCGCGTGCTTGCGCGAGTGGAGCAGAACAGGCGCGATGCGGAGGAGCACGCGCGGCTGTCCGACGAGCTGGAGGAGGTGGACGCGACGATCGCCGAGCTGCCGCCTCCCGTTGACGAGTTCCGAGTCGCGGCGGCGGAGCAGGCGGCGGCCGACGCCGCCGCGGTGCTCGCCGAGCGGGCCCGCGACGAGCAGAGCAAGCGGACGCTCGCGCGCGGTCGATTCGACGGGAAGTGTCCGGTCGGCGGCATCGCATGCCCCGCGACGGCGCAGCTGAACGCCGACGTCGAGCGCAATGAGCAGCTGCTGCGCGATGCCGCGGAGGCGAAGGCGTTGGCGAGGAAGGCGGCGGACACCGCGCGCGAATCGGTCGCCGCGCTCGCCGCTGAGCGGAACCGTCTGTCGCAGCTGGAGTTCCGTCGCGAGAAGGTCGTCGTCGCGCTCGCGCGCGTGGAGGCTGGCGCGAAGGCGCACGCGCGCGCCGCGCAGGTGACGCGCGAGGATCCGGACGCGGCGACCAAGCTGTGGGAGGCGCAGCAGAAGCTCGACAAGCTCGAGAAGGACGCCGCGATGATCGAGCGGCTGCAGAAGACGCTGCTCGAGAAGAACGCGCGGCTGCAGGACATGGCGCCCGACGTGCAGGCGCACTGCGAGGCCGTCGCGATCCTCGGGCGCGCGGGCGTGCAGCGGCGGCTCGCCGAGGGTCTCCTCGCGTCGATTGCGGACGACGTGAACCGGTCGCTCGCCGACTGCGGCGTCGCGCTCCACGTGCGGTTCGAGTGGGCGCGCGAGACCGACAAGCTCGCCGACGCCTGCGGGCAATGCGGCGCGCCGTTCCCGGCCTCGCGCAAGGTGCGACTGTGTGCGACGTGCGGCGGCGCGCGCGGGAACAAGCTCGACGAGAAGCTCCGCGTGGTGATGTCGGATCGGTCGGGCGGCGCCGACGACCTCGTCGGGCTCGCGACGTGCCTCGCCGGGGGCGCGTGGCTCCGCGCGCGCCGCGGGTCGCCGTGGTCGATCGCGTGCATCGACGAGGCGTTCGCGCACGTCGACCTCGCGAACCGGCGCGCGATGGGCCGTCACCTGCTGTCGCTGCTCTCCGGCGAGCACGGATACGACCAGGCGTTCGTCACGGCGCACGACACGGTGACGCTCGCGTCGCTCCCCCGTCGCATCCTGATCGAGGCGGGGGCTTCCGGATCGCGCGTCCGCGTGGTGGGGTAGCACCGTGCGCGCGCGGAAGCAGATCGACCCGTCGAAGGTGGTCGTGCTCGGCGTTGATCTGTCGCTCGCTGGCACAGGGCTCGTCGCGTTGCCCGCGACGTGGGGAGGCAAGTGGAAGCGCGTCGTAGTGCACACGGTGAAGATCCCGATCCCGACGCATGCGACGGAGGGCGAGCGTGTCTCGCGGCTCGGCAAGATCGTGATGGAGGTGCTCGCGTTCGCACGCGACAACCGATGCACGCACGGCGTCGTGTTGAACTACGCATTCAGCAAGTCGAACAAGGCGCACTGGCTCGGCGAGCTCGGCGGCGTCGTGAAGCTGATGATGCGCGACCACCGGGGACTGCTGCTGCAGCCGGTCGCCGAGAGCGCCGCTCGTTCGCTGATCGTCGGCAAGCTGCCCCGCGCCGACGTGAAGGTTCTCGTGCGCGCGGAGCTGACCCGGATGGGCATGCCCGCGGCGTGGTCGCTGGACGAGGGCGACGCGTTCGTCGCGGCGAACTGGGGGCTGTTCGAGTCGGGGGCCCCGGGGGCCCTGGTTCACGCCGCCGCGTGATTCCCGCGGGTTCGTGGCCCCGGCGGAAAAGGTTGCAATGATGGGCCATCATGGCCTATCCTTTGGGTGTCCGGTCGACGGTCGGCCGCAAAGGACATGGAGATCAAATGCTGACTCTTTCTCGACCAGCTCTGATCGAATCAGACGAAGAACGACTGTTGCGTGAGTGTGCCTCGGCGTGCTGGACCTATCACCGATTGCTCGACTTCGAGGAGCAGCACCAGCGTGTGCTCGACGAGGTCGCGAACACCATCGCCCCCGGCATCGTTAGAGTCGGTCGCATTCTTGCGCGGCTAGCGCGACGAGCACGACGCGCGGAGCGCACGACGAAGGGGCAATGGGCGCCGAACCCGAGACCGGAACTCGCCGCCGGGTTGCGCCTGCGCTTGGACTCGATGCGCGCGGCGCGCAACGCAGATCCGCGTTGGGCCGTGGCGCTAGGCTGGGCCGACGAGCAAGTGGGAGAGCCGAAGTCCGTGCGTCGGCGTCGTGCGAAGCCCGTCGACAAGATCAAGCGTCGCAAGACGGAGACCGATGAAGCTTTTGCCAAGCGCCTCGCGCTGCTCTCGCAAGACGAGAGCGACGAGCACTACGCCAAAAAGCTCGAGGTCATTCCGCGAGACACTCGTCGCGACGCGTATCGCAAAGAGCTCTACGGGCAGCGCCGCATCTACTGGGGCACGTGGAACGCTCTCGTGCGGAGCGTCGACCAGGCGCGGAAGGACGTGATCGGCCAGCGTGCGCGAGGGATGCCGGCGGAGATCCGGCGCCCGAAGTTCCGCGACCCGGTTTCTCTTTCGGCGGACGCTGGCGGTTTCCGAATAGTCGAGCGCGGCTCGCCGTGGTGGACGCTGGAGCTCCGCATCGGGGTGAGCGACGGATGGGTCCGGTTCCGCGCAAAATGCGGTAACTGGCACGCTGTCCCGGCGGACGCGGCGTTCCGCACGCTCAAGCTCACGCGGCGCAGGGATGGTGAGCGCTGGACGTATTCGGTGAGCCTAACGATCGACATGGAAAAGTCGACGGCGCAGCGAGCAGAGTCGCGGGTCGTAGCGTTCGACTGGGGCCACCGTGAGCACGGGCATGACCGAGCATCCGATGGGATCCGGGTTTTCACATGGCTCGGCGACGATGGCGAGCAAGGCGAAGTTCTGATCCCATCCGAGTGTCGCGCCGCCCTCGACGAGATCGACGGGCTGAAGAGCCGCCTGGACACGACCTACGATGCGAGACGGACGACGCTCGCTCGCCTTCATCGAAACAGGTACCTGTATCGGCGCGCGCTGATGCGGTCCGGCGTGCGGACCGCTGAGGAAACGGACTGGCTCCGATGGGAGATGCGGTACGAGCGTCGAATCATGGCGCGGCGAAAGAGGATCGTGAACCTCCGTCGAGAGATCTACCTCACTGCCGTCCGGGAGCTGCGGGCCCGCTACGCGATCTTCGCGTTCGAGGCCGAGTCGGTACCGCAGATCAAGAAGAAGCAGAAGGACGAGGAGCGGAAACGTCGGCAGCGGAGCAACCGCGACCTCGCGGCGAGGTACGAGTTCACTTCGATTTGCGAGCGGTCAGGTGCCACGATTATCTCGGTACCCGCTCGCAAATCGACGAAGGAGTGTCCAGATTGCGGGCAACTCACCGAAAACGGTCCTGAATTGCTCATTGCCTGCCCGGGTTGTGGGCGTATTCGGGACAAGGACCGAGGTGCGTCACGTGTCATCCTGGGCCGGGCGAAGGAGGCGCTCGCAAACCGTGCTGCATGAATCCGAGATCATTGGGGTCGTCCGGATGTCCCCATCAACAGCCGCGCGAGGCTTCGAGTATCGCGACAGCATGAACACCGACGGTGTTGCGACGTTCGAGCCGTCCATCAACAGCCGCGCGAGGCTTCGAGTATCGCGACCCCGAGCACGACGAGAACTCGTCGGGCCATCAACAGCCGCGCGAGGCTTCGAGTATCGCGACGACCGATGACGGCGAGGCAGTTGTCGCGCCCGACGAACCATCAACAGCCGCGCGAGGCTTCGAGTATCGCGACAGCTCTCCGAGTACCCCACGTCTTGGGACTTCTACGAATCCATCAACAGCCGCGCGAGGCTTCGAGTATCGCGACGCGTCGCTGCGGCGTCGGCGGGTCACGCGAGCTCCCCCATCAACAGCCGCGCGAGGCTTCGAGTATCGCGACAAGACCCGGCGAACCCCACCGGCAACGACCTGTCCGCCATCAACAGCCGCGCGAGGCTTCGAGTATCGCGACAAGTAGAACACGATCGCTCCGACCACGGTCACGACGAGCTGCCATCAACAGCCGCGCGAGGCTTCGAGTATCGCGACGCATCAAAGAGCGTGAGTGGTACGGGGCCGTCGATCGCGGGCCATCAACAGCCGCGCGAGGCTTCGAGTATCGCGACATGTTCTCGACCCTTTCGACCTGCTCGCGTCCCGCCCCATGCCGCCATCAACAGCCGCGCGAGGCTTCGAGTATCGCGACGCGGCACGCCTCCGGGACATCGCGGACCGCGCGCCGCCATCAACAGCCGCGCGAGGCTTCTTCGAGTATCGCGACGAGTCGGCACTGCACCGCGCGCCGCACGAGGTCGGCCATCAACAGCCGCGAAGGGCTTCGAATACTTCGACCGTCGAGCACGCGGACCGGTCTCCCGCCATCAACAGCCGCGAAGGGCTTCGAATACTTCGACCATGGACGATCCGGGAGCGAGCGGCGGCGTACGCACACAAATAACAGCCGCGACGGGCTTCGAATACTTCGACCCCCACACGAGCAGCCATCAATAGCCGCGAAGGGCTTCGAATACTTCGACCGGTGGTAGCTGCCTGCCGCTTTATCAACAGCTGCTAGGGGCTTCGAGTACCTAGACGAGAGGATGTAGATGCGCGGCAATAACGGGCGATGGCAAAGCGAAAGCTCCGAGGCAAGCTGAAAAAACTTTGGACCACGAGCGGCAAGCACATCAATTCCAATTCGACGAGTTCTCCGAACGGGAGCGCAAGCTCAACGAGCTGCCCATGCACGTGAAGGTGCTGCAGAAGGCTCTCGGCGAAGCGCATCAGGAGATCGCGAAGCTTCGTCGTGTAGCGGACAAGAACAAATTCAGATTCGATGACGACGAGGACAGGGTGGGCGAAGTCGTGAACCAGGTCACGATGTATTTAGCGGCCATTGGTGCTCGCGTGAATTTGGAGGTCGAATTCGCCTCGGGGCGCAGGAACTCCTTCGAACTGCAAAACAGCCTCCTGCGCGATTTCTTGGGGATTCGATGAGAGGATGCGCGAACGCCCAACAGCCGCGAAGGGCTTCGAATACTTTGACGGTCGTGCTCTCCCCGAAGAACGCGGAGCCGGAGCTTCGCGCGGGCATCGACAACGCGCGGCGCGCGGCGCAGGCCGCGGCGGCGTCCGGGGACGTGCGCCGCGCGATCCGGTACCTCGCCGACGCCGAGTGCCTGGAGCGCGCGCTCGCCCGCGCGACCCGGAGATGACGCACGCGGAGCGCCGGATGGCCCTGTGGCTCGCGCACCTGTACGAGGTCGAAGGCGACCGCTTCGAACACGGCGACGAACCGTGGTTGGTCCGATACGAGCGCGTCGTGCCCGACCTGCGCGAGGCGGGGCGCTGCTACGAGGCAGCGACGCGGATGAACGAGCGCGGGATGGGGGGGATCCCATTCGGGCACGATCTCGAAGAACTTCACGAGCGGGCGATGGACGCCTTCGCGCCAATGGACTGTGACGAGTAGTGAATGGCATCCTCCTCGCCGGAGGATCTGATCGATGACGAGGAAAACGAAGGCGCCACTCCGCGCGCCTGATGCGTTCTTGGAGTATCCCACGGTGCTCCTCTCCCGGTTGAAGGAGGACCCGAAGAACCCGCGCGTGATCACGAACGCGGAGCTCGAGATCCTGGAGCGGTCGATGTTCGAGTTCGGGTTCGTCGAACCGGTCGTCGCGAGACCGAGCGATGGCTTGATCATGGGAGGGCACCAGCGGCGCCGCGCGTACCTCGCGCTCTATCCGAAGTTGAAGCTGTTGATTCAGTTCACCGTCAGGATCAGCGGCGGCACTATCACCGACGAAGACTTCGGCGCTCCGCGCGCGCCGGTGATGTGGCGCGAACTCGACGACCAACGCGCGCGCATGTTGAACCTCGCCCTGAATCGGATCGGCGGGACATGGGACGCTGATAAGCTGCCGCAATTGATCGAGTCGCTCACGACGCAGATGCCGCTAGAGGCGTTGATGGTCACGGGGTTCACCGCTGCCGAGCTGACCGACTTCGCCGATCTCGCGAGTAACCCGGTGGTGACGACCGGTGACGCACCGGTCTCGACGCCGCGGGCGCCGCACTTGTCGTTTGACTTCAGCAGCGAGAAGAAGCGCGATGCCGTGAAGCGGTTCATCGCTGCGCGTGTCGAGAAAGGTAAGAAGACCGAGCTCGGTGGTGACCTGCTCGCGAAGCTCCTGGGTGTGCGATGACGCGCCTCGGTCGCATGTTCAGGAACCTGTTGGAGCGGTTCCTCGGTCGCTACCATGAAGGGCCCGAGCCGCCGCGCCGGCTCGCCGAGGAGGTGCGGATCTTCCGCCACCTGTTCCCGCTTGCCGACGCCAGGCAGTGGGAGGAGCTCGCCGTCGAGCTCGCGGGGCGGTCGTACCGCGACGGGTTCACGCGCGGATTCGAATGGTGTGAGCGGAGCTGGGAGGGGCCCGCCGTGGAGCCCGAGCGGCTCGCCGAGGCGCAGGCCCACGACTGGTCGGCGGGCGACGCGAACCCCGTCGTGCGCGAGCTCCTCCTGCGCGAGCCCGACCCGCTCACGGCGCGACAGGTGCGCGACCTCGAAGAGGCGGCGGCCGACGCGATCGCGCGCGGGATCCCGTTCCGCGCGGCACCCGGGCCGCGCCAGCGGTGGTAGCCGCGGCATGATGGGGGAGGCGGCGTTCGGCGAGAACATTCCCCCCCATGTCCCCGGGCGCCGTCGCTTCTTCCTCACGGATTACCGTAATCCGTCGCAACCCATGAACACCGCATCCCACGCCATCGCTTCCGTCGTCGCGTATTACTCGCAAGCGCTCGCCGAGGCCGAGGCCGGAAAGCAGCAGCTCGTGTCGATGCTCAAGGCGTCGACCGCGCCCGATCCGACGCGCGACGCGTTAGTCGCGGCGGCGCTCGTCGTCGCCGAGCTGAAGCTGCCGACCGACGCGATGATCGCCGCGCTCGAAACCCTCCGGAGGGAAGCCCATGCCTACCGAACCGCGCCCGGTCGAGTCGATCCCGCCCGGATGGCGCGAGTGGAGCCCGCCCGCGACACCCCACGTCAGGGCTAGCTACGCGCCGCCGTCGCCGATGGGCCGCGTCGTGCGCATGCGATGCGAGCGGTGTGGGGCGTCGCGGGCGGTCGTGTGCACGTCGAACGCGCCGCGCTCCCACATCGTGAGGTTTGCGATCGAGCACGCCGGTTGCGCGGCGGCATGAACGCGCGATGACCTACGTCGCGGATGTCCTCGGGGACGGCGGGCTGATGGCGCGAGCGCGCAAGGATTACGCCGCGCGGCCCGGGCAGATCGAGATGGCGGAAGCGGTCGACGCGGCGATGCGCGATGGCGCGCGCCTGCTCGTCGAGGGACCGACGGGCACGGGCAAGTCGCTCGCGTACCTCGTGCCGGCGCTGTGGCGCGCGGTGCACGAGGGGAAGAAGTGCGTCGTCGTGACGGGGTCGATCCCGCTCCAGGAGCAGCTCAGCCGGAAGGACCTGCCGATGCTCGCCGCGGTGCTGCCGTGGAAGTTCGAGCACGCGATGCTGAAGGGGATCTCGAACTACCTGTGTCTGCTCGCGCAGGAGGAGGCCGGCACGGACGCCACCATGCTGCGCCCGCTCGACGCGCTGGCGTCGTGGGCGTCGTCGACGACGACGGGCGACTTCTCCGAGCTGGAGGAAGAGCTCGAGCCGGAGGTGCGGGGAAAGCTGACGACGACGTCGGAGGATTGCCTCGGGCAGCGCTGCCCGAGAGCGGCCGAGTGCCACGTGCTCAGGGGCCGCGCGATCGCTGCCCGCGCGCACGTCGTTGTGACGAACTACCATCTGTTCTTCGCTGACCTCGTGCTTCGCCGCGAGATCGGAAAGGGGATCCTCCCGGACTACTCGAACGTCGTGTTCGACGAGGGGCACCAGGCGGCGGAGATCGCGCGCGCGTTCTTCGGGTTCAAGCTGACGCCGTTTGCGATCCGGCGATGGTCGAAGCGGCTCATGCCGATCGACTCGCGCTTGCACGATCGACTCGTCGGCGCGTCCGATCGGTTCTTCGCGGCGCTCGCCGAGTACCGGGCGTCGGACTCGTACAAGGCGCGGCTCCTGGAGCACGACCCGGTCGACTGGGAGCCGCTGTGGCACGACCTCCGCGCGGCGGAGAAGAAGCTCTCGGACGCCGCGAAGAACGAGCCGGATCCGGCGAGGTCGAAGAAGATCATGTCGGCGGCGGGCTCCGCCGCGAGCGCCGCTACGATCGTTTCCACGTCGATGCGTCAGACCGAGGACGGCATCGTGTATCACGTCGACGTGGAGGGTCAGGGCCGCGTCGCGCTGTGCGGGCAGCCGCTCGACGTGTCGCGGAAGCTCCGTGAGTGGATCTTCGCTCATCCCGCGGTCTCGTCCATGGTCGTCGCGTCCGCGACCCTGACGGCGGCCGGTAGCTTCGAGATGGTCGAGCGCGAGCTCGGCGCCGACGGCGCGCGAAAGCTCGAGGTCGAGTCCCCGTTCGACTGGGCATCGCAGTCGATGGTCGTTGTTCCTCCCGGCTTGCCGAACCCGACCGAGCGCACGTTCCAGGCGGCCGCGTGCGCCGCGTTCGTCGACGCTGTGCGCGCGGCGCGCGGGCGCACGCTCGGGCTGTTCACGAGCCGGCGGATGATGGAGGCGGCGGCGGCCGCGCTCCGCGAAGCGCGGCTCGGGTTCGCCGTCATGTGCCAGGGCGAAGCGCCGCGGATGAAACTCGTCGAGCGGTTCCGCGCCGACGTGAGCTCCGTCCTGATCGGCACGTCGTCCTTGTGGGAGGGCGTCGACGTGCCGGGCGAGGCGCTCTCGTGCGTCGTGATCGACCGCCTGCCGTTCGATTCGCCCGACGATCCGATCTCGGACGCGATGAACGAGCGCCGCCGCGACGCGTTCAAGAAGTGGATGCTGCCGCGTGCGATCCTCGGCTTTCGCCAGGGGACGGGGCGGCTCATCCGGTCGGTGACCGACCGGGGCGTCATCGTGGTGCTCGACCGCCGGCTCGTCGAGAAGCCCTACGGCAAGTCGTTCCTGCGCGGGCTGCCGCTCGGCGTGCCGCTCGTTCGGGGAGAGGCCGCGTGGGAGAAGACGATCGCGGACTTCCTCCGATGAAGCGGCGCGTGCACCCGAACGTTCAAGCCGCGATCGACGAGATCGAGCGGCAGACGAAGGCGTTGAAGAAGCTCGCCGAGCTCGTCGACATGCTCGCGATCCCGACGTCGCGCGGCGGCGTGTATGTCACGGACTGGGAGCGCGAGTTCGTGCGGGGCCTCGCGATGAGGGTCGGCGAGGAATTGACCGACAAGCAGATCGAGAAGATCGACCAAGTGCACGACGACCTGAGGAAGGGGCGCACGGCGCCGCAGGATCGCGACCCCGGCGCCGCGAACCTGTTCAGCAACATGGAGCCGGCGAAGCGGGCCGAGCAGTTCGCGCGGGCGAAGAAGGTGAAGCTGCCGTGGGAAAAGTAGCGCGCAGGAAGGTCGAGCGTGAACGGCAACGGGTGCGCCGCCGTCGCGCGCGCTCGCACAAGCTGCAGCCGGGGCTGCACGCCCTGTCGGCGCTCCTCGGCGCCGATGCGTACGAGGAGGTTCGACAACGCCGCGCCGACGATCTGATGCGCGAGCTCGGGCGGAACTTCGGGCGGTTCCTCTTCCGAGACTCGATCCTGCTCACCGTGCTCCGGCGAATGAAGCCGCCGCTTGGGATGCGCATGGCGGTGAGGCGTGGCGAGGTGCAGTGGTCGCCCGATAGATTTTTCCCCGGGATGCACGATGCGCCGTAGCAAGCCGCGCGAGCCGTTCCGCACCATCGTTGCCGACCCACCATGGCCATACGCGGACAAGCTGCCGGGCGCGAAGCGCGGCGCCGAGAAGCACTACTCGACGTTGCCCATGAACCGCATCGAGTCGTTCCTTCGCGACCGCGGGTTCCCGATCGCCGACGACGCGCTGCTCTTCCTGTGGCGCGTGGCGCCGATGCAGTCCGAAGCGCTCGGCGTGATGCGCGAGTGGAGGTTCCAGCAAAAGAGCGAGATCGTGTGGTGCAAGTCGGTACGGGACGACGAGGAACAGATCGCGCGCGTTGCCAAGTCGTTCGACAATAAGGGCCCGCGCGTGGAAGCGGTCATCGAGGCGTCGTTCGAAGCGGCGCGCCGCTTGAAGTTCGGCATGGGCCACTACGTGCGCAACGGGCACGAGGTCTGCCTGATCGGCCGCCGCGGTCGCGCAAAGGTGCTGCACCGGTCACAACGGTCCGTGTTCTTCGCCCCCGTCGGCGAGCACTCGGAGAAGCCCGACGAGTTTTACCGGATCGTCGAGGAGCTCGCGCCCGGGCCGTATCTCGATCTGTTCGCGCGGAAGGAGCGCCGCGGGTGGACGTCGATCGGAGACGAGATCAGCACGCCGCCGATCTTCACGCACACGCCGGAGGAGCTCGGCTGGGTGAAGGCTCCGGGTGGGTGATCTTGCCGGCCGCGAGGCGAGCGTGGCACCTTTGGGTCGGAGGATCCGAAGACCGCTCGCATGCGCCGAACACGCGCACCAAGGCCCCCCGCGCCGCCGCGGGCAGGGAAAAGCCCCGCCGTCGAAGGAGGCGAGGGGTCACGCGGCACACCGCCGTCGTCGCCGTTCGAGATGCAGCAGCGGCGCGAGTGGGCGCTCCGGCTCCTCCGCGGCGGCGCGACGCTCGACCACCTGATCGAGTTCGGTCGCCGCCACGACCCGCCGCTCTCCGAGCATCAGGTTCGGACTGCGTACCACGGCGTGCTCGACGATCAGTCGGAGGCGTTCGCGGACCAGCGCGAGAAGTACCGCTCGCTCCAGATCGCGCGGCTGTCGAACGACCTCGTGAACCTCCGGTCGCTGCTCGCGCAGTACACGCCGCGCCCACCGTCGGTGCAGGAGCCCACGGGATACCCGGGGCAGCCGCGGCAGCTCGCGTGGGTGTACTCGGCGATCGCCCGGCATGAGCGAGAGTGGGCGCGCGTCGCCGGCACGCACGCGCCGATCCGCGTCGAGCTCGACGCGAACGTCGGGATCAGGATCCGCGGCGCCGTGATGCAGGTCGTCGGCTCGCTCAGCGACGAGCAGATGGACGACCTCGCAGCGCAGCAGCTCGAGATCGAGCGACGCGCTGGCGTGATCGACGCCCACGGGGACGCGGTCGAATGAGCGAGGTTCCCCCGAAGAAGGTGCAGGCGGTGGTGAAGCGCTTGTTCGCGCAAGCGGCGCGCGCTCGCGTCGACCCGGCGGCGTTCTTCGAGTTCGTGATGGTCGAGGAGTTCACAGGCAAGCCGCTGAAGATCGCCCCGCACCAGCAGCTCTTCTTCGACTTCGTGACGGCCCACCCGCGGTGCGTCGTCCGCGCGTTCGCAGGCGCGTCGAAGACGTACATGGTGTCGGCGCTCACGCTGTTCAAGCTCGGCCAGGACTCGTCCGAGCGCGGCGTCATCCTGAGCGCCACCGTCGGGCAGGCGAAGAAGCCGGTCGGCATGGTGCGCCGGTACATCGAGGACGGCGGCCGGCTCGCGCTCGTGTTCCCCAAGCTGATGCGCTCGCCGCGGCCCGGCGACTCATGGACGCAGACGCAGCTCGTCATCGCCCGCGAGCGCGTGATCCGAGACCCGTCGCTCACCGTGTGCGGCATCGGCGGCAAGCTGCCCGGCGCGCGCATCTCGTGGGCGAACGCCGACGACCTCCTGACGCTGGAGAACACGCTCGCCGAGGCGCAGCGCGAGCACACATTTACGTGGATGGGCAGCACGGTGATCCCGCGGCTCGACACCGACGACAGCCACATCGTCGTGACGAACACGCCGTGGTTCCCGACCGACCTCACCTACCAGCTTGAGAAGGGCATGGACGGCGCCGACCCGTGGCCGTCGCTCACGATGGAGGCGCACGGGGACGTGATCATCCGCAACACGGAGTGGGACTCGCCGCTCGTGCGCCCCGCGATGACGGACGACCCGAGGCAGGAGCGGTGCCGACTCGTCGCGCACGATCACCCCCGCTACGCGAAGATGGTCGGGGTCCATGGGGCGAAGGCGGGGTGGGTCGACGAGGCGGATCGCGTGCCGCTGTGGCCCGAGAAGTGGAACTGGGAGCAGCTCGAGGCGCGCCGGAAGATCATGCCGGCGTCCGAGTACAACCGCACCATGCGCTGCATCGTCCGCGACAAGGACAGCGAGCGCGTCAAGACCGAGTGGATCGACGCGTGCAAGGACGCGGCGAAGAAGAACGGCGCCGACAAGCTCGTGTCGCAGTGGGGCGGCGACCACGTGTACACGGGCGTCGACCCCGCCTTCGGGCTGTCGGCGAAGCACGACCGCAGCTGCATCTTCACGTTCTGCGTTCTGCCGACCGGGCACCGTCGGATCCTCGACGTGAAGGTCGGGCGGTGGCGGTCGAGCGACATGGTCGACCGCATCATCCAGACGTCGCAGGCGTACGGCTCGCTGGTCTGCGTCGAGGGCAATTCAGCGCAGAAGCTCATCCGCGACTGGGCGCGCGAGAAGAACGTGAACGTGATGATCCGCGCGCGCGACACGACGGGGAAGAACAAGATGGACCCGCGCTTCGGCATCGAGTCGATCTTCCACGAGGTCGAGCGCGGCGCGTGGCTCATCCCGTCCGACGCGAAGGGGGCGATGCCCGCCGGGGTGGCGGACTGGGTGCAGGACCTCTTCGACTACGAGCCGGACCAGCACACGGGTGACGTGCTGATGGCGTCGTGGATCGCGCGCGAGCAGGCACGTCGCCGCGGTGCGTTCGCCCACGCGGACGCGGGCGGGCTCGCGGGGCTTTCGAGCCGGTGACCTGGGCGGCATGATCCGCAGCCATGCGGTACGACGACGTCTCGAAGCTCATCAACGGCGCCTGCTCGCTCATGGAGTGCAGCGTGTGCGGCAGGGTGTTCGCGATGCAGGCGCGGGAGGACCGGTGCCCGGGGTGCGGCGTGCGGTCGGAGACGGCCGGCTATCTGATGTCGATCCGCGTGTTCAAGTCGCGGCCGACCGGCGACCCCGAGGAGGTCGTGCACTGCATCTTCAACTTCGAGATGTCGAACGTTCCGAAGAAGATTCGCGTGGACGACGAGGCGGGTCGGTGCCGGTTCGTCATCGACGCTATGACGCGCGCATCTCGCGCGGCCGCCGCCGCCGTGGGGAGGGCGTTCGAGCTCGACGTCGTGGCGTGCACGCGCGCCGACCTGGCGTCGTTCACGTCCTGGTCGTGCAGGGGATCCGAGCTCGTCCAGGTGGACGTGTCGACGATGGTCCCCGACGACGCGGAGAACCTCCGCGTGTACTGCTTCGTCGACGAGGCCGGGCGCCGGTACCTGTCGGGGGCGATCGGCGCGCTCGTGATGGGTCGCCGCGCCGCCACGCTCGGCGATGCCTGAGCTATCCTGCTTGGCATGGATCACGTCGTTCTCGGCCCCGGCACGATTCCTCCCGCTCCGGTAGACAGCTCGTGCGCGCACGAGTTCAAGCAGGCGAGGTTTTACCGGCAGGGGCGCCGCGGGTTCGGCATCGTGTACGTCTTGCTGCACGTCGCGGAGTGCGCGGAGGTCAACAGCGCCGCGGACAATCTTTGCTCCTACTGCGCGTCGATGCCCGACGGCCGCGTCGCCAGCTGGACGTACGCGACCGACCGGTACTCGGTGACGCAGTCGGTGCGCGAGGCCGATACGGCGTTCCACGCGCCGCCGCTGAACGACTGCTCGATCGGCATCGAGTCGGCGGGGTTCTCTAGCCAGCTCGATGCGGACTGGGCCGACGACTACTCGCGCGACATGCTCGACCGGTTCGAGACGCTCGTCGCCGACGTGTGCAGGCGGCACGGGATCCCGGCCCGGGTCGTCCCCGATGACGCGCTCCTCGCGGCGCTGCCGCAACTGACCGCGCTCGCCGGGCGCGGGCACATCTACGGCGGCCCGACCGAGCCCACGATCGCGGTCACGTGGGAGCAGGCCGCATCGATCTTCGGGGGGATCTTGACGCACGCGCAGGTCAGCCGGGTGTTCAAGAAGTCCGCGCACTACGACCCCGGTGCGCACTTCCCGCTTGATGACTTCGTGCGCAAGGTGGCCGCGCGAGTGGCTTCTGCGGCATGACCCCGGGCCCGGCCGCGGCATACAGCGGAGCAGCGGTGGTCGGATGCGACCCCGAGGAAGGAACTCCGGTGGAAGACGTGCGGCACTCGAAGAAGAAGGACACGGCCCGAGCAGTGATCCCCGACGAGCAACGCGAGGACGTCGCCGAGCTCGACGCCCGGCTAGAGGAGGTGATCCGGCTCGTCGACAACCTGGTCGACGCGCAGGTCATGGGAGCGAGCGACGACGAGCTCGTCGAGCACGCGAAACGGATCGGGAATGCGGGCGCGAAGAAGCGAATCGCGCTGCGCCGCGTCGCAGACCACGACATCGCCCTCGGCGTGTAGCGGTGGCATAAACGGAGCGGCCCGGGCTCCCGCGAGGGTTGCCTCCGTTCTGACCCGTCTTCTTTGCAGTTGCGCGACGGGCCCGGGCCTTCAACCCGGGAGATCCCATGCTGGAAGTCATCGAGACGGCGCGGATGCAGGACGGGAGCGTGATGGCGCTCCTTCGGTCGGAGACGCCGGGCGAGGCCCAGAAGGTGAAGGACGGCGTCACGCTCATGTGCGGGGCCCGCGCGTTCCGGCCGACCAAGGTGTTCGCCGCGACCGACACGGGCCGCCGCGTGTCGGTCGCGTTCGAGCCGTCGACCCAGCTCGCGGTGCGGATGAAGTTCCGCGTCGCCGGCGAGCCGATGGATGACGAGGAGTTCGCGCACGCCACGAAGCTCCTCGCGATGGTCGGGCAGTCGATGCGCACGGTCGACGCGGCCGCGTTCCTGGAGCGGCTCCTGTCGATGCCTGGGTCGTCGGGCGCGGGCACCCTCGCCAGGATCGCCGCGGTGCTGATGGCGGCGCAGGAGTCGCTGCCGCCGAGCGACGACGTCGACGACCTGGCCGCGAGGTTGCGGTCGTGACGGACGCGAACGCGATCGCGCTGTGCGTCGTGATCTCGGTGTTCGGCGCGTACGCGGTCGCGTCGGTGCTCGGGAGGACGAAGCTCGGCGCCGCGGTGCTGGCCATGATGGCGGAGCAGAAGCGGGCGCGGAACCTCGCGAACTACGCCGCGGACGCGCGCGCGGCGACGAACCGCGCGATCGATGCCCGGCTTGAGGTCGCGTTGTCCGAGCTCGAGCTCTCCCGGATCGCGGCCGAGGTGCCGCCTGAGATGGCGCCCGCCGTCATCCAGGCCGCGCAGTACGGCTACCGCATGGAGCGGGCGGTGCTGCAGCAGGCGCGCGCCCTCGGGCTCCACGTGCCGCAGGACGTACTTCCCGACGTCACGGCGCCCGAGCCCCGGCCGGACGCCGAACCGGGCCCGCGGCTTGCCGTGGTGACCGCCGCCGACCCGATGGAGTACCGCGGCGGCTCGTTCGTGCCGCGGCGCCGCTGACGCCGTGGCGGCATGACATCCGGTCGAAGGAAGGTGCGCTTTGCCCAACATCGGCCACAACATCCTGCTGACGCCCGAGGAGATCGAGCTCGCGCTGAAGGAGTGCGCGTTTGAGAAGCTCCGGGCGCGGGGCAACTTCCCGAACTTGGAGCGCGGCGAGTTCATCCGCGCGGCGAGCACGCACCGGCTGGAGAACGGCTCGGTGTCGGTGGTGTTCGCCGAGGAGTGAGCGCGGCTTGTGACCGAGCCCGGCGTCGCGTACGCTGACGGCGCGCCCTCCAAGTGCGGGGGCCCCACTCCCAGGAGAAGCGATGGCCACGTACTACCTCATCAACTGCGTCAAGGTCGGCGGGATCGAGCGATACGCCGGCGAGCTCGTCGACAGCGCGCAGGAAAGCACGACGGCGATCACCGACGCGGGCGGCGTGCTCGAGGCGAGCAGCAATGGCCAGGTCGCGGCGGCCGCGCTCGTCGCGCAGCAGCTCCGCCTGGACGGCGAGACGCAGACGCGCATGAACGGCGTCATGTGCGCGGCGCTCGCGCAGAGCGGCGGGACGGGCGCGCAAGGGGCGCAGGGCGACACGGGCGCCCAAGGTGACGCCGGGGCGCAGGGCGCGCAGGGTCATCAGGGCGCGGCCGGGTCGCAAGGCTCCCAAGGTTCACAGGGCGCGCAGGGCTCTCAAGGCGCGCAGGGCTGAGTCGCAGTCCGAGGGTTTGGCGCGCGGGGCGGACAGCTAGCTCCGCGCGTCGTTGTTTGATTGGAGGATCCGATGCTGAATGCGATCGTCGTGCACGACCCGCGCCGCGAGGTGCCGGATGGTCAGATCATCAGGGGCGAGCTCGAAGTGGCGAAGGCAAAGTCGCACGGGCTTCTTCTCCTGCCCGTCGATCTCGACCACGCCGCGGACGGGCTTGGCGGTTACTTCCGCCGCGGGTGGGGTACTGGGTGGCTGATGAACCGCAACTCGGGCGAGCGCGCGTGTCCGATGGCGCTCGGCGCCGATCCCGAGTTCGGGTGGATCTACTGGGCGGCGTGGGTCGTCAGCTCGGGCGGCGATCCGCGGGGCTCGGTCCGGCTTGCGAGCGACACGACGGTGCCCGGCGTGATGCAGGCGGGCATCGGCGCGAGCGACGCGGCCGACCTCGGCGGAAACCCGGAGGGGTTCGCGATCGCCGGTAAGTGCCAGCTGACGGCCAAGCAACGCGGCCCGATCGCAGTGTCGCTGTGGGGCGTCGCGAAGCACTCGCTGATCGTCGTGTCCGCGGTGTCGACGACGCGCCGCGAAGTCGGCTACCCGTAGCCGGCGGGCGGCGTGTATCCTTCCCGCATGCTTCGGGAGCTCACCGCCCGCGCGTTGTGGGTCGCTTCGAACAGCTGCGCACTGGCCGCGGACTTCCTGTCTCGGGCGGCGGATCGCGCGCTGGACGCCGCGCTGCTCATCGAACCCGCCGAGGAGCCCACGCACGAGGAGGTTGTGCGCGACGGTCCGGTGGTGTCGGACGAGGCGCGGCGGATGATCGCCGACCTGGAGGAGCGGCCACAACCGCTGCCTGTTGAAACCAAGCCGCTCGTCGGCTCGCTCGCCGATCGCGGGGCGATGGTCGGCAGGAAGTGGTCGCTGTGACGGCCGTCGCGACGAACTACAAGTTCCCGACCGAGAAGAGCTCGGACGGATCGATCCGCGCCGTGTCGAGCTTCGGCCCCGACATGACGTCCTTCGGCCTGGACCCGTCGCACCTCGGGAAGGCCGGCTACGACGCGGAGGCGCTGTACAACAGCGAACGCGCCAAGGAGCTCGACTTCCGATCGAGCTTCTACCGGTGCACGAACCACAATTGGAAGCCATTCAACATGGACGGCGGGCTGATTGGGCCGCAGGAGCGCAGCGCTCCGTTCGAGGGCGCTCAGCCCATGATGTCGACCATGTCGGGGCCGACGTCGTACGTGCCGCTGTCGGCGCGCCGCCCGCACGCGCCGGTTCGGATCGCGCGCACGATCGTGCGCGCGTTCACCGGGATGCTCTTCGGGCACAATCGCTGGCCCGGGATCCGCAGCGACGACCCCGACACGCAGGCGTTCGGCGAGGCCGTGGCGAAGGCGGCGAACCTCCGGAACCGGTTCGTGCGGGCGCGGAACCTCGCGGGCTCGTGCGGCACCGCGGCGCTCTCGTGGTTCTTCCGCCAGGGCTCGCCGCGCGTGCGGGTGCACACCGGGCGGTTCGTCCACGTGCTCGAGTGGGACGACGTCGACGACTACGTCGTGAGGCACGCGACGGAGCTCTACCAGAGCTGGGCGACGCGCGAGACCGAGGACGGGCCGCAGCGCTATCGCGTGTGGGTGCGTCGCGATTGGACGCCCGAGGCCGACGTCGTGTTCAAGCCGATCGAGGTGACGGGCGAGAGCCCCGAGCAGTGGGTGATCGATAAGGAGCGGAGCTTCGTTCATGGCGACGGGTTCGCCCACATCGTCTGGCTCACGAACTACCCGGACGACGACGAGCCGTCGGCGGTCGACGGGCAACCGGATTACGCCGAGCTGTACGACCCGATGGCGACGCTCGACGTGTCGAACTCCGTCGCCGTGCGCGGCGTGATGCGGAACCTCGACCCGACGCTCGTCGTGAAGATGGACCCGATGGACGTCGGCGCGGCGATGATCAAGAAGGGCAGCGATAACGCCCTGGTCGTCGGCGAGCAGGGCGACGCGGATTACCTCACGATCGATGGAGATGTGGTGACGGCGGGCAAGGAGTTCGTCGGCACGCAGCGCGAGCAGATCCTGGAAGTCGCGCAGTGCGTGGTGCCCGATCCGAACGAGGTCGCCGCGGGCGGCACGAGCTCGGTCGCGCAGAAGATGATGTACGCGCCGATGATCGGCACCGCCGACGTCCTTCGCGAGCCGTGCGGGCACGCGCTCGTCCAGCTGCTCGAACAGATGAAGCTATCGGCTGCAAACGAGATGAGCCGACCGCCGGGCGAGGTGCAGGAGTACGACGTCGACCTGTCCGAGCCCGAGTCGGAGCCCGACGCGCTGGAGCAGGACGACGACGTTGAGAACTTCGAGGCCGAGGAGATGACAGCGGCGGACCAGGAGCAGCCGGCATCCGCGGTCGAGTACTACCTCGACCTCCCTCCGCGCGTAGTGATCGACGTCGTCGACGGTCAGAAGGTCGAGCGCAAGGTCGAGATCAAACCGGGCGAGGGGAAGTTCTGGCTGGAGTGGGGCGAGTACTTCCCGCCGACGTCACAGGACAAGCAGGCCGCCACCGAGGCGGTGTCGTCGGCGGCGGGCGGGAAGTCCGTGCTGTCGCAGCAGACCGCGGTCGAGCTCGCGTCATCGCTGTACAACAAGGACGCCACGGAGGAGTGGGCGCGCGTGCAGGCGGAGCGCGAGCAGGACGCACGCGAGACGGCGGGCATGTTCCCGGGCACGGGCGGCGAGGTCGATCCGAACGCGTCCGAGCCCGTCGACACCCCTGCGCCCGACGACGATCAGGAGACGTTGATCACGCCGACCGACATGAGCGTCGTCACGCTCGTGAACGAGGCGCGCGCGTCGGCAGGGCTCGGTCCGCTCCGCACGCCCGAGGGGCAGTCCGACCCCGACGGGTGGCTCACGGTCGAGGAGTTCCGCGCGAAGCGACAGGCGAAGGGCGAGCAGCAGGGCGCGGTCGAGGGCAAGGTCGCCGCGGGCGTCGACCCAGCGGATGCGGCAGCCGACGCGATCGATGCGCCGGCTGCCGATGCGCCGCCGACCGATGCTGCCGATCCGCCGACCGGCGGTGGCGACATCACGAACCAGGTCGACGGGATCCTGCAGGGCGATTTCCCCGACGAGGCGTTCGACTGGGTGCACGACGCCAAGTGGACGGGCCCGACGAGCGTGCCGATTGACAAGATCGACACGTCGCAGCGCGACACGTGGCGCGCTAGCAAGGAGCCCGGCAAGGTCGCCGACTTCGCTGGCCTGATGCAGGCGGGCGGTGAGGACATCAAGCCGGTGATCCTCGTGCGATGGCCCGGTTCGAAGCAGCTGTTCGTCGCCGATGGTCACCACCGAGTGCTCGCGGCGGAGAAGGCGGGCGTGCCGGTGAAGGCGTTCATCGCCGACGTGCCGCAGCAGAACGGCCCGTGGATGACGATGCACTCGAAGCAGATCCCGAAGGCGGCAGGGCAATGATCCGGAAGAAGGGATCGCAGTACCAGGTGCGCTCGAAGAGCGGGAAGAACCTCGGCACGTACAAGTCGAAGGCCGGCGCGAAGAAGCGCCTCGCTCAGGTCGAGTATTGGAAGCACAAGAAGAAGTGAGCGAATGGCCGCGCGGAAACCGCCACCGCACGAGCTCGTCAAGGCGACGCGCGACGACGCGAACGCGTACAAGGGTCGCGCCGATCCCGTGCGCGTGCTCCGGGCGAACCGCGAGCAGGTGATCCGGCTTGCGCAGGGCAAGGGCGTCGGCCGCATGCGCGAGGTGCTGAAGCGCGCGGAGAAGGCGCTCGCGTCGCGCCTCGGCTCGGGCCCGCTTGCCGGTGGCAAGGAGGGGTTCTCCGCGGTGCAGCGCCGGCTCGCGCTTGCACAGATCCGCGCGGTGGTCGGCGACGTGGGCGATGGCGTGAAGGACGTCGTCGTCGATGGTGCGGGGCCTCTCGCGGAGGACGCGGGCGCGGGCGTGATCGACTACATGCGCGCGTCGGATCGGAAGTTCAGAGGCATCGTCGAGCGGCTACCGATCCGCGAGGCCGCGGTGCTCGACCGCGCGACGCAGGGCGCCGAGAGCAGCGTGCTTCACCGGCTGATGGGCGACCCGAGGAAGGGTCCGGGGATCCTCAAGCGGTACGGCGACGGCGTCGTCGAGCGGTTCGAGCAGGCGCTGCAGCAGCGCTTCCTGCAGAAGACATCCTGGGAGGACACGCGCGCCGCGATCGTCGCCGAGTCGCCGTTCCTGCAGGGCGTGCCCGGGCACTGGGCGGAGCGCATCGTGCGCACCGAGTGCTTAGTCGGCGAGACGCCGGTTTCCGGAGCGGTGGTACGGGCAGCTTTTCGCCGGTGGTACGAGGGCCCGATCGTCGAGTTCATCACCGACAATGGCCGCCACTTCGCCACAACCCCGAATCACCCAATGCTGACGAGGCGCGGATGGGTCGCGGCGGCGGCTCTCAACGATGGTGACGATCTGGTCTGCTACCGAGGGCAGCAGCACGCGCGTGCGCCTGGCGACGAACACCGTGAGCACGCACCATCCACGGTCGCTCAGATATTCGATTCGCTCACGGAGATACGGGTCCTTCAGCGGCGACGCGGTTCCAAGGACGACTTCCACGGCGACGGGATGCAGCGCGAGATCGAGATTGCGAGTGCCGACCGGGAGCTGGAGGTCGGGGTGTACGCCCCTCTCTTCAAGCCACTGTGCGATCAGATCCTCACCCCAACCCACGCGACGCGCCCTGCTTTTTGCCGCAATTGCGGACGCCTTCTGTCGATCGATGAGCAGGCGTGCTTCTGCAGAGCTCCGAATTTGTACTCCCTCCATACGCAAACGGTAGAGCACGCCGCGTTTATCGATGCCGAACTCGCGAGCGAGACTCTTGATGCTCTCGCCGGAGACGTAGCGTTTCGCAATCGCTTGCGTGGGCACCTCGCCGCGGAACCTGGGTGGCACTCCGCCCCTGGTATGAAACGCAAGGCGAGCCGCCGATCGGGTGCGGGCCTTTCCGATCTTGCGCAGATGCTTGCGCAGAGTGTGGACGTTGGCTCCGGCTCGGGCGGCCGCGTCGCCGGTGCTCGCGCCTGCGACGTAGAGTTCGATGGCGTGGTCGAGGTTCGAATGCGCGAGTTTCGAGGACACGTCTACAACCTGACCACGTGGGACGGATACTTCTGCATTGCCGGAGCTTATACCGGAAACACGATGGGTGTGTATAACCGCGCGTCGCTCGACGCGTCCCGCGAGCTCGATGACCAGCTCGGCGACGTCGTGAAGATCCTGTGCGCCACGTTCGACGGTCGCACGGCGTGGGACAGCTACCTCGTGCACGGGCAGATCCGGCGCGTCGACGAGCCGTTCGAATGCCCCGAGTATAACGGGTCGGTGCATCGGTACATGCATCCGCCGAACCGCCCGAACGATCGCGAGGTGGTCGTGACGCACCGGGTGGCGTGGCCGATCCCCCCGGAGCTCCGCCCGCGGCCGAGGAGCGAGGCGGCGTCGCGGTGGGCCGACGCGGGGTACTCGCGGGCGATGCCGGCGACGCCGCGACAGACCACCGTGCCGCTTGAGCGGTTCGGCAGGGTCGCTTGACCGCGCCCGGCGTGATACTGATCTCGTCATGGCTCAGCGCCCGAACCGACCGATGAAGCTCGGCGTCACGAAGGCGCCCGCGGCGCGCGACAGCGCCGGGCGCTTCTCCGCGCTGCCCGACAACCCGATCGACGAGGTCGACGCGGGCAGGAAGGCGAGCGAGTGGGCCCCGGGCATCGGCCAGGGCACGGCGCGCACGTTCGATGAGCCGCTGCCGATGACGCCCGCCTTCATCCCCGAGAAGCGCCCCATGGGCGCCATGCGAAACGGACGCTGACGGATTACCGTAATCCGTCGACCCCACCCAGGAGACCCGACCCATGCCGAACAACTTCGTCGAGAACCCCACCGTGAAGTCGCCCGCCGCGAAGAAGCCGCGCGACATCACCCAGGCGTTCACCAACCCGCAGAAGCCCGTCGCCGACAACGGCTCGACGGAGGACGCGGCGCGCACGCGGTTCGCGGTCGACGACGTGTCGCCCGGCGGCGGCGTCGGTTCGGTCGGCAACGGCTCGAAGCCCTTCCGCGTCGGCGGCGGCTGATCTCCGATGGGTCAGCTCGTTCTCAGCGGGACGCTGCAGGGCGGCCCCCCGAACGGCACGGACATCGGTCCGGGCCCGCGCATGTCGCTGAACGTCCCGCTGGCGTTCAAGGGCGGCAGCTGGGGCAAGTCGTACAACGCGGCGACCGGCATCCTTCAGCGCTCGGTGTCGACCGACGTCTACCTGCAGCTGGCGGGCGTGAGCAGCAGCGCGTCGGATCCCGTGACGAAGGGCGATACGCTCTACCTGCTCACGAACGGCCCCGTGTCGTTCCGGCTCACGACGGACGACGGGAGCGGCGGCAACGTCGTCGCGGTCGTCCCCGTCGACGGGTTCGCGATGTGGGAGTTCCCCGGCAACAAATTCCTCAAGCTGCTCGAGGTGCTCGGCTCCGCGAGCATCGAGTACTTCGTCAGTGGCCAGCAGTGACGTGACTCGCCGCCGCGACCTGGGCTAAGCTCCTTCGCGGGCCGCGTCCCGGCGCGCGGCGGTCGTCGAACGGCACTCACGCGCGGACGGCGGCTAGGCGAACCACAACACCGGAGCCACCCCCTGAGAACGGGGAGAGACAGAGGCCACCATGACCGTACGTGAAGACTTCAACCGCGCGCCGATCGGCGCGCTTCCCGACATGTTCCGCGTGCTCGCGCTCGGCGACTTCCTCGCCGGCAACGTGCCGCAGTTCTTGCGACACCAGGACCCCGTCGCGGTGGGTGGCTATGGCGTCGCGTCGACCGAGATGGTCTCGCTCGACTACTACAGCCGCGCGTCGAGCATCCAGCGCGCGACGAGTCGAGCGGGCACGTCGACGGGCGATCTCACGGTCGACGGTTACTCGGGCACGGCGCCCGCGGCGGCCCACATCGGCATCAGCCCGGACGGGAACCTGATGTTCGCGCCGTCGTCGGACGTGACGAACGTCGATGTGTACTACACGCCCGAGCGTGGCGTGCCTGTCGAGCTCGTTCGCCCCGTGTCGTCGAACGCGATCGCGTTGCCGTCATCCATCACGGATCTCGGCGCGGTCCTCCTGATGGAGGCCGAGTCGCTCGAAGGGACGCTCACCGGACTTCTCCGCGTGCAGCTCCCGTCGGGTTCGGCGGCGTCGAGCGGGTGCGCGAGGTTCGACCTTGCGAAGGCGAACGTGAAGTTCGCGGCGGCGAACGCGGTCACGCGCGCCCGCGTGCTCCTCCTCGTCTCGGTGTCGAGTGACGAGGACCTGCAGAAGCTCCTGCAGTCCGACTCGCAGTTCATCTGAAGACGGTGAGGCAGGGCTAAAAAAGAAAAGGGGGCGTCGGGCTCCAACCCGGCGCCCCCGAGTGTTTCGACCAAGGAGGATCCGAGGATGTTTGCAGCGTTCAGCAGGTGCGTGCTCGCACCATTTCTTTGCATCGAGGCGGGCGAGGGTGACGGGGGTGGAGGAGATGGCGGCGAAGGTGGCGACGAACCGCCGCCCCCGCCGGCAGGTGCTCAAGGCACCGCGGGTGCTCAAGGCACCGCGGGTGCTCAAGGCGCCGCGGGTGCTGCGCCGGCCGCGCCACGCCGCACCGAGGTGTCGGAGACCGCGATCGCCGACGTGCGGCGCCGCGAGCGCCGGAAGCTCCTCCGGGAGGAGTACGGCACCGACAACGAGGAGGAGGTCGCGCGCATCAAGAAGCAGCGCGCCGAGGAGGCGGACCAGCGCAAGCGCGAGGCGGAGGAGCTCGCCACGTTCAAGGCGGCGGAGGACGAGCGCAAGCGCGCTTCGCAGACCGACCTCGAGCGCGTCACCGACGAGCTGACCAAGTCGAAGGAACGCGTCCAGCAGCTGGAGCGCGAGCTAGCCGACACGAAGCGCCAGGTGATCGTGGTCAAGCAGGACGCGGTGCTGTCGCAGAAGATCGCGTCGCACCGGTTCAAGGCGAGCCGAGCGAAGTACGTGCTCCGCGACATGGCGGAGTACGTGCACGCGCTCCCGAAGAAGGAGCAGGAGAAGTTCGGCGACCGCGAGATCGATCGCTGGCTCCGCAAGTACGCGGCGGAGAACCCCGACTTCCTCGAACCCGCGCCCGCCGCGCCAGCGGCCGCCGCCGGTGCGGGTGAAGCCGGCGAAGGTGGCGAGGGCACGCCCAAGCCGCGGCCCGCGGCGCCAGCCGCCCCCGCACGCCCGATCCGCCGCCCGGTCGGCGCCGACAAGCGCCCACCGCAGCAGCGCCCCGCGCCGGTGACGGACGTGAAGAAGACGTTCGCGCCGGGCAAGGCGAACTCGATGACTGACGCCGAGGTGAAGGCGGAGCTGAAGCGCCGCGGGATGTCGGGCTGGCCTGGCGCGGGTCGCGCGCCGCGGTCTCGCTACGAGGGCGGCGCGGGCCGCGACAGGAGCGGCAAGTGACGAACCAGCAGCTGAACCGCGGGCAGATCGCCATGGTCGCCCGCGCCGCGCACGAGGCGAATCGCGCCTACTGCCTGTGGATGGGCGACGAGACGGTGAAGCCGTGGGAGACCGCCGGCGATCAGCAGCACGAGTCGGCCATGCGAGGCGTGGAGGGCGTGCTCTCCGGCACGACGCCAGAGAAGAACCACGAGTCGTGGCTCGACTTCAAGCGGCGCCAGGGCTGGACGTGGGGCCCCGAGAAGGACGAGGCCGCGAAGAAGCATCCGTGCATGGTGCCGTACGACGAGCTGCCGCCCGAGCAGAAGCTGAAGGACGCGATGTTCATCGGCGTCGTGTCGGCGTGCGTGGCGGCGGCGTTCGGCGACGCGCACCTGTGGGTTGTGCCGTACGAGCGGCAGGAGCCCGAGCCGACGCTGGACGCGATGCGCCGCGAGCGCGACTCGCTCAAGGTGGCGAACGACGAGCTCGGGTCGCTGCTGGCGGTGCGCGGTGCGCAGCTCGACTCGCTCACCGTCCAGCTGACGGGGACGCTGAAGAAGCTCGACGATGCGCTCGCGCAGCTCGACGCGAAGCCCGACAGCGAGGAGAAGGTGCCGACGTCGCCGAGCGGCGACCCGCCCCCGGCTCCACCGACGGAAGCGCCCCCCGCGCCCTGACCGCTTGCGCGACGCCGGGTCGGTCGGCTACTAATCAGGGGTGTAGCCGACCTCGGCTCACCGGCCCCGATCCCGCGCGCCACCCTCGCGGTCACAAATCACGGTGGACTCCAAGGAGGCAGGTTGAGCGCGGGAAGGCAAAGCGCCCCGCGAAGCGGACGCGCCCGCAACCCCTGAAGGAGTCCACCGCATGTCTCAGCAACTCGTCGTAGGCATCCCGCCTGCGGTCCTCAAGCTCCAGCAGGAAGGTCTGCTCGAGCGTTCGTTCCACGACGGCCTGTTCCCGGCTCTCCTCTTCCGCGGCGAAGCGGAGGTCGACACGTGGCCCGAGCACGCCGGCACCGAGATGCTCTTCACGCGGCCCGGCCTGATGGCGCCCGTGACGGAGCCGATCGCGCCCGGCACGGACCCGCAGAGCCAGACGGTGCCCTACGAGCAGTGGGTCGCGCAGCTCGTGCGGTACGCGAACAGCATCGACACGCACATCCCGACGTCGGTCACGGCGAACGGCGATCTGTTCCTCCGCAACATCCACCAGCTCGGCCTGAACGCCGGGCAGTCGGTGAACCGCATCGTGCGCAACGCGCTCTTCGTCCCGTACCTCTCGGGGTCGACGAACATGATCGCGGCGGGCGGCAGCACGGACGACACGATCCGCGTCGCCGCGCTGAACGGCTTCACGGACGTCGTGCTGACGGCGAACGTGCGACCGGTGCCGGTGAGCTCGTCCTCGCCGCTGCCGATCACGATCAAGAACTCGGGCGGCGACATCGCGGTGAACGTCGTCGGTTTCGAGGCGGACGACCCGACCGATCCGAACGGCCCGGGCACGCTCTTCCTCGACGCCGCGCTCGGCGCGACCGTGGCGATCCGCACGCCGGTGCTCTCGGCGAACCGGCCGATCATCATCCGCGCGGGCGGCGGCTTCTCGGTCGACGCGATCAGCTCGTCCGACGTGCTGCAGCTGCAGGACATCATCAACGCGGTCCAGAAGCTGCGTAAGCAGAACGTGATGCCCCACGAGGACGGGTTCTTCCACGACCACGTCCCGACGGAGGGCGAGGCCCAGCTGTTCACCGACCAGGTCGTGCAGCGCCTCAACACGTCCCGCCCCGACGACGTCTACTACCAGGAGGCGTTCATCGGGACGATGGCCGGGTGCGTGCACTACTCGAACAACGAGTGCCCGGACTCGGACAACAGCGGCACGCTCGTGTCGACGGGCACGAGCTCGTTCTACTCGCGCGGCATCGGCGCGGAGACGATCAACGCGGCCGGCGTGCGCATCGGTCGCCTGATCATCACGGGCCGCGGCGTCCTCCAGGAGCGGTGGATGGACGAGAACAAGTACCTCACCGAGGCCGGCGTCACCGGCAAGGTCGGGGACTTCCAGATCGTCAACATGGGCATCCAGGTCGACACCGACCGCGTGCAGCTCAAGCTGCGCGCGCCGCTGAACAAGCTCATGGACGAGGTGAGCGCGACGTGGGCGGCGACGACGTCGTTCGCCGCGCCGACCGACATCGCGTCGGGGGGCCCTCAGAGATATAAGAGGGCCATCTGCGTGGAATTCGCAATCGAATGATTCCGAGCACTTAGCTCGCCGCTTAAACCGCGGCGGGCCGAGTGCGGCATCATTCGGGGCGTGAAGCGCTGCACGATCTGCACTCGCGAGCATCACCGCAAAGACGGTCGGTGCTCCGAGTGCAGTCGCGCACGCAAGCGCGGCGAGCTCTACGGCCGCGCGATCGAGTGGGGGATGCGCGCCGCGACGGGTCTTCGAGCGTGCACGCACTGCGGGGCGATGAAGGACGTCGACGCCTTCAAGTGGCAGAAGCGGAAGCTCGGCAGGCATCGAACGTCTTGGTGCAGGGCGTGCCTCAACGAGCGCGCGAACGAGTCGATGAAGGTGCTCTGGCACTCGCCCGAGCGGAGGGCCTTGCGCGGGTTGCAGCGGGGGATGCGGTGGCTTTGCAGGCCGAAGCCGTTGACTCCGAACGAACGCGCGGCCAATTGGCGGAATGCGAACCGGGAGCGTTACCGAGAGATCACGCGGTCGTTTTGGCGCACGCCGAAGGGCAAAGCCTGGATCCGGAATAACCGGGACAAGTTGAGCGCAGCCCGCAAGCGCTTCGCCAGGACGCCGCACGGCCGCGAGGCGATCCGCCTGCAGGCGCAGAAGCGGCGGGTGCTCATCGCGCGGGCGGTGTGCACGCTCACGCGGGCCGAGTGGGAGGCGATCGTCGAGCGGCACCGCCACTGCTGCGCGTACTGCGGGAAGAAGCTCGTCGGCGCCGACCTGACGATGGACCACGTCGTGCCGATCTCGAAGGGCGGGCACCACACGGCGGCGAACGTCGTGCCCGCATGCGGCTCGTGCAACTCGAGGAAGCACGCGCTGGGCCTGGAGGACTTCCTCGCGCGCCTCCGGTCGTCGTAGTACCCTCCCGCCTGGAGGACCGAAAACCATGCGACACAACAGGCAGCAACGAACGCACGCGCCCGCCGCGCCGACCGCCAAGCAGGGTGGCACGACCGTGACCACGCTCGGCACCGGGCCGATCCCGAACGTCGACCCGCAGCTGATCGACCATTCCGGCAAGATCGGCGGCGACGCGACGGCGCACAACCCGCCACCGCCCGACGAGCCCGTGCCGCCGCCCGAGCAGTACGTCGTGCTCGTGGACAAGATGGCGACGGTGAACGGCTTCCGCACGATGATGCGGCGGGGCAAGGTCGTCGACCGCGCGAACTACGACGTGAAGTCGCTCGCCGCGCAGGGCGTGCGCATGAAGAAGCTCGCCGCGGGCGAGGAGCCGGGCGACGTTCTGCTCGAGACCGGCTGAAAGGAGTAGCCGGTGTCCGTCCCCGCGCCTCTCACGGACGACGAGAAGAGCCGCGTCCGGTACCACATGGGCTACCCGGAGGTGCGGGCGGCGGCGACGTTCGCGCTCGGCATGCCGGCGACGGTCGAGACGGCGTTCCTGATCGAGCTCGCGCTGAACCAGCTGACGGACCAGGGTCGGGCGCGGTGCAGGTACATCCTCTCCGTGCTCGATTCGCTCGACGCGCAGATGGTCGATAACGCGGAAAACCTCGCGGCGGAGGCGGTGGGCGACATCAAGATCAATCTGCGCGAGCAGAAGCACCTGAACTACAAGTACGACCGGTGGGTCGCGTCGCTCTCGAACCTGCTCACCGTGCCGCGCAATCCCTTCGACCAGCGGCTCACGCAGTCGGGCGGGATCAACGTCGGCGTGATGGGGTGAGCCGGTGGCCCGCAAGTACGTCATTGCGACCGACCACCCGAGCGGGGATCTGATCTTCCCGGCGACGCAACGGTTCGACACTCGCGAGGAGGCAGAAGCGGAGCTCTCCACGCACACCGCGGAGTTCAGGGCAACGCACCGGATCGTGGAGGGTGACGAGGCGCCGGATGGCGTCCTCGACTTTGAGGGGTACCGCAGGCGTCGGCCAGGGGATCCGGTCTGATGCCCGTCCCGAAGCCGCTGCCGTCCGGCCCGGTCGCGCGCACGAAGCTCGCCCACAAGCTCGCGCGCCGCGCCGATCGCATCCGGCAGATCGCGACGAAGTTCGGCGCGATGCCGTACCGCGTCTTCCTGACGTGGGAGCGGTGGTCGGGCGGCAGGGTCGGCGCGGGCGACCCGGCCATCTACCGGCGCATCGAGCTCCTGCCGACGCCGCGCGTGGCCGACATGACGGCGATCACGCTGCGAACGACGCCGGTCGGGACGTTCCCCGAGGGGAGCCTGCGCGTCGACCGCGTGAGCTGCTTCGCGTACACGGAGGACGTCCTGCGCGGGCTCGCGATCCCGCCCGCCGCGCCGAACGAGCAGCCGCAGCTGCCGCCGATGATCGACCAGCGCGGGCCGGGCGCCGACGAGCGGTTCGGGCCGTCGATGGACTTCTACTACGAGGTGGTCGAAGACGGTCGCGGCGACGACCCCGCCTATCGGAAGCGGTTCCGCATCATGGCGGGGCCGTGGAGGAACGCGACGGGCGTCGAGTGGGCGGTGGTGGTGCAGCGCGCGTCGCAGGACGACGACCGCCGCGGACAGCCCGTCACGCCGGAGCAGGACGCGGCGCTCGCGCGGTTCTTCGGGCGGTGACCGCGGCGGCATGATCGGATCGATGGCCGATTGCTTGGTTTGCGCTGAGGCGAAACCCCTCAAGATTTGTGAGAAGTGCGGGTTGCAGATGGCCATCAGCATCTTGCAAAACGCGGTGCTGGACGATGGGCAGCAGCAGGAAGTGCTGAAGACCGCCGTCAAACGCGCGCTCGTACTGCTGGAAGCATTGGGTTGAGTGCGGCATGACCTCCGAACGTGGGCCATCTTGACCCACCCAACAGGAGGCACGACATGACCAGGCAACCCAAGAAGGAATCGATCGACCGGGCGAAGGCGCTCATCACGGGCGGCGGGGAGGAGCGGGTGTCGCTCAAGGCGCCCGACCTGCGGGTGGCGACCTTCCACATCGTCGGCACCGCGCCGTACGTTCAGAACAAGTTTTCGAACAAGGCGCGCGAGATGATGAAGCAGACCCAGATGATGGGGTCGCAGGCGAAGACCCGGAAGGTGCGCGAGCCGAAGGACTTCGACGCCGTGTACCGGGGCGCGATGCACCTCACCGAGGACGGTAAGTACGGGATCCCGGCGAACGCCTTCAGGTCGGCCTTGATCTCGGTGTGCCGCCTCATCGGGTTCAAGATGGTGCTCGCGAAGCTGTCGGTGTTCGTGCTGCCCGACGGGTTCGACGCGGACGATGGCACGCCGCTCGTGTTCATCAACGGCGAGCCGGTGGCGCACGAGACGGTCGGCAGGAACGACAACGGCAGCGCCGACATCCGCGTGCGCCCGATGTGGCGAGAGTGGTCGGCCGACGTGCGCGTGCGGTTCGATGCGGACCAGTTCTCGCACAAGGACGTCGCGAACCTGCTGATGCGCGTCGGCATGCAGGCGGGCGTCGGCGAGGGGCGGCCCGACTCGAAGAACAGCGGCGGCATCGGCTGGGGCACGTTCGAGTTGGAGGGCTGAGCGATGGCCGAGATTACCGACAAGGTCATCGACAGGCTCGAGGCGCTGAGGAAGAAGGGAGGTGGCGTCCTCACGCCCGAGGCCGTGCTCGCCGACGCGAAGGCGAAGGCGAGCCCGCTCCACGCGCACTTCGACTGGGACGACACGGTAGCGGCGCACCGCTACCGGCTGATCCAGGCGGGGCAGCTCATCGTGCGCGTGAAGGTCACCATCGAGCCGCGGACGCAGCGCGACGTGCAGGTCGACGTGCAGATGTACGAGCAGACCGGGCAGGAGCAGGGCGAACGCGTGTACCGGCACATCGCCGACATCGCGACGAACGAGGAGTACTACGCCGAGCTGCTCGACTCGGCGAAGAAGGAGCTGCAGGCATTCCAAAGGAGGTATCAATCGCTCAAGGAGCTGCGGGCGCTCTTCGAGCAGATCGAGAAGTTGTTCGCGGCCTGACCACGCAGGCGCCGCATCTCTTCGCTCCGCGCCACAACACGGTCCTCCTCACCGCTCCGCAACGCAGGCTACGCCACGCCCCGCTTCACGCAACCCCGCCGCACCAGCCATCGCAGGCTACGCACCGTTCCGCCGCGCTACGCCCCGCCCGTACTCCGCCGCCCACTTCATCGCAGGCTCCGCTCCGCTCCGCCACGCGTGTCAGCACAACGCACCGCCACGCTCATCAGCTCACCGCAGGCCTCGCTCGTCTCTCCGGTCCTGGCACGGCTCATCTGTGCTTCGCAGGCATCGCCACGCACCGTCACGCATCGCATCGGCCGGCAACGCTGGTTATCATCTGAACGGTGAAGGTCGACCTCCGGGACGCCGGGCGCGCGCTCGCGCAGCTCGGCATCGGCATGAACCGAGCCGCTGAGCGCGGGCTCCTCTCCGCGGCGATCCGCGGCGTGCAGATCATCCAAAGCCAGATCATCCCGTCGAAGGTCCCGCAGCCGGTCGACCGCGGGCTCTACCGCGCCGGGTGGAAGTGGGGGCCGGTGCCCGGCGGCGGCGAGCTGTGGAACTCGGAGCCGCACGCGCCGCTGATCGAGTTCGGCGTGCGCGCCGGGAACATCAAGGTCGGGCGCAAGATGATCGACGCGCTCACCGAGTGGGCGATGCGAAAGGGGATCGCGTCGGACCGCAAGGAGGCGCGCCGGGTGGCGTGGGCGATTGCGCGGCGCATGAAGAAGCGCGGGATCTTCAATCGCGGCCGCGGGCTCGGGATCCTCAAGGAGCTCATGACGAAACGCATGCCGGCGATCATCCGCGAGGAGATCAAGCTGGAGGTCGCGCGCGAGCTCGCTCGGCGGCAATAACGGGGGATGAGTCCGAGGACGGCGCGGCGTGGGATCTTGATGGTGGGCTTCCTGCTCGGCGTGGCGGCGTTCGAGGGCACGTCCGCGATCGTGGCGTGGCTGAGCGGGGCTGCGTGCGGCATGTGGTACGTGATGAGCGAAGTCGACAAGCAGGACGACGTGCCGTGACGTTCGCCGACGACTACGACCACGTGATGGCGCACGGTCTCGCGCGCGAGTTCGAGCTGCCGTGCGGGATCCGCATGCTGCCGCTCAACATCCGGCTCGTGCATCTGTCGGCGCAGTATCAAGACGGCGTGGTCGCCGACCAAGTGTCGATCGGCGCGGCGGTGACCGTTCTGGAGCGCACCACGCGCGCGACAGTGCAGGTGCAGGCGTCGCAGTTGTTCGACGCCGAGGTCTATCGCAACGATCCGCGCGCGATCGTGAAGCGCGTGCTGATGTCGATCCTCGAGCACGAGGTCGACGAGCTCCTCCTGCACAACGGCGAGTACCAGGACCCGCACCGAGGACGATGAACCAAGCCGCCCACCTCGTGAACCAGCTCCGCATGATCGGCGGGCAGGGCGCGGAAGTGAAGCAGACTCCAAACGAGTATCTCGAGCGGAAGGTGGCGGGTCGGTGCGTTACCCCGTACTGCACTGAACCGGCGGGCGAGACCGTCTACTGCGAGAAGCACCGCGTGCGGCACAACCGGCTGATGACGAAGTCGAGGGAGCGACGACGCGCACTCAAGACGGCCCCGATGTCTCATCCGGAGAAGGGTGGGCCATGATGGGCATGGCCGACGACGCGACGCCGGGCGGCCTGCTGATGCTCGCCGCGACCATCGAGCTCGCCGTGCTCGTGGTCGTCATCGTCGTGCTCAAGTGGCGCGCGTCGAAGGCGCCGGTGATCGACGCGATCGAGGTCGAGCTCACGCACGAGGAGCTCCGGCTCGTGAGCGACGCGCTCGACTCCCACGTGTACTGGCAGCTGTCCGACGAGAGGTACCGGAGCGACGGGATCGTGATCGGGGAGGGCTCCGACGACCCGGCCGCTCGCTCCGAGATCGAGCGGTGCGAGGAGCTGCGCGAGCGGGTGGACGAGATCGCGGCGCGGTTGAACATCAGCCACTGACCTGCGAAGCTGACGGGCATGAAGCTCGTCGCCGCGGCGCTCCTCGGGGTCGTGTTCGTCATCATCGCGTGCTCGGTCACTCCGGCACCGCAGCCGCCGCCGGAGTGCGGGGCGAACGCGTTCTGCGACGGGCTGACGGCGGACTACGCCGCGGCGCTCGCCGACGCGGGGGTGTCCGCGCTCACGTTCCAGCAGGCGTGCCGCGCGCAGATCGCGCTCGACGTCGACAACCTCGCGGCGTCGATCGCCGCTCTCAAGAACCAGGACGCCGGAGCGCCGGCAGCAGGAGCAAAGCCGTGAAGTCGATCTTCTCACCCTCGCACAACCGACATGTGAAGCTCGGGCGTCGCCGCCCCGTCGCGCCCTCGCCGCGCATGCCGCTGTCGCGCTATCTCCGCGCCGCGCTGCCGACGCCCCCGGCGTCGTGCGACTTCACCGCGAAGGCGCGGTCGGTGCTCGCGATGGTCTACCTGAACGACCAGCTCGGCGACTGCGTGATCGCTGGCGGCTATCACATCGTCGGGGTCGAGACAGGCAACGCGACCGGGACGCCGTACGTCGCGACCGACGCCGTGCTCAAGGCGGACTACCACGCAATCGGCGGGTACGTGGACGGCGACCCGTCGACCGACAACGGCTGCGACGAGGACACGGCGATCAACTACTGGACGTCGCACGGGTTCGCGAACGGCACGAAGCTCCTCGGCTCGGTGTCCGTCGACGCGACGAACCGGCAGCAAGTCGAGCTCGCGGTGTGGCTCTCCGAGGAGCTCATCGTGTGCATGGAGCTCCCCGACGCCTTCGTGAACCCGTTTCCCGCGGGCGACGGGTTCGTGTGGGATGTCGCGGGCGCCCCGGTGCCGGACAACGGGCACTCGGTCGCGATCGCCGGGTACAACGCGCAGGGCGTGATCGTCATCACGTGGGGGATGATCGGGATCATCACGTGGGCCGCGCTCGCGAAGTATGCGAAGCCGTCCGCGGGCGGCAGCTGCAACATGGTGCTCTCGCCCGATCAGGTCGCGAAGGGACAGACGAAGGCGCCGAACGGCATCGCGTGGCACGACATCGTCGTCGACTGCGACGACCTCGGCATGCACGTGCCGGTGCCTCCGAGCCCCGCGCCGCCCGCGCCGACGCCACCGAGCCCGGCGCCCACGCCGACGGCGCTCGGCTACGACGCTTGCGTTGCGGCCGTGCAGGCGGGGCTGAAGGGCAGCGGCCTGAGGCTCATGTACGAGGGCACGGCGGAGCACTACGCGATCGCCGGGCTGAAGAAGGCGTTCGGGCACGTCTGAGGCGCGGCATCATCGGGGCATGCGCCTCGTCGCCCTCGCCGCCCTGGTGGCCGCCTGCTCGGGCCCGGCCTTCGAAGCCGGTGCCCTGCCGGCGGCTGACGCACCCGGAGCCGACACCGGGGCGGACGCAGCAGCCGCGGGCGGCGGGGCGCATATCCCACCCGAGGACGCCGGGACCGCCGCGGGCGGGCAACCGGGCGCGGGGGGTGCCGGGACGAGCGCAGGCGGGCGCGTAGCGTCGGCGGCGGGGGGTTCCAAGGACTTCGGTGCCGGCGGGTCGCCTGGTAATTCCCTCGTCGATGCCGGATCGGGAGGCGTTGCGTTTCTTGGATCCGGAGGAACCGGTACGGGTACAGGCGGCTCGTTCGGCACCGGAGGTGTCTCCGCGGCGGGCGGCGCACCAGGATCGGGTGGGTTCGTGCCCATCGATCTCGGCGACATCCTGACCAACCGCGGCGATTGCGCGCCGCAGCCGGACGGGTGCCATGTGGGGCTCGCGGCGGGGCAGCTCGTGGTGTGCTCGATGCCGGCGGGGCTTCGACTCGACCGGTGCCAGTCGGTGATCAACGCGCCGTTGTACACGTGGTGCTGCACGCCGTGAGCAGGCGTTGTTATCTGCACCCGATGGAATTCGAGCGGGTACCGCTGCCCGAGTGCGCGGTGTGCCACCGCCCCGTCGACGAGCTCCGCACGTACCGCGACGACTGCACGTTCGAGTTCGTGGTGGTGGCCTTGTGCCACGGGAAGAAGGAGACCGTGCGCGTGCCCATGACCCTCATGCAAGAACGAGCGTGGGACGTGACCATGGGCCGCGTGTTCGAGCCCGCCGCAGCGGAGCTCGCGCCGCGAACCTCGCCGCGCCCTACTGACTGACGGATTACGGTAATCCGTGGGCGGGGCTACCATGGGGAGCATGGCCGCACCCGAACCGAAGCCGCCCGCGCCCACGTCCCCGATCGGCGCCGCCGAGAAGATCATGGGCGGCGGGCAGCGGCCCTTCGGCGACGTGTGGGGCCCCGCGTCGCCGCCGATGCCGGACCTCGACCCGCGGGAGCACGCGCTGAACGCGCTCGCGCTGTTCGTGTCGCTGCTCACGTTCCGGCGGGAGGCGGGCCCGGGGCTGCCGCCGACGCCGTTCCGCGTGCCGTTGGAAAATATCTTCGTGTTCCAGCCCGACGACGTGCAGAACGCCGCGGCGCCGGTGCTCAACTCGATCGCGTTCCTCCCGGGCCGCGGCACTCACGAGCCGTACGGGCTCGGGCCGCCCGTCGAGCTCGACGACACCGCCGACGTGTACCGCCCGCAGTCGGTGCTCGTGCGGAAGGGCGACTACACGGAGATCGTCGGCGTCGAGATCGTGGAGGCGAAGCACCAGTTCCGGCGCGCGGTCGTCGCGGGGTTGAAGGAGGCGTTCCGCCAGGGCGACGACTCCGGCGCGCTGAAGCTCCGGTGCGGGCGCGCGTACTTCGACCGCGTCGCGACCTTCCGGCTCGACGAGTCGGAGTACATCGCCGACGACGATGTCGGGCTGAACCGCCGCCGTGCGCACCTGTACATCCTGATGCAGGTCCCCGAGGTGCAGCTCGTGTCGGCGGTGCGGCTCCAGCCGAAGGTGTCCGTCGAGGTCACGACCGCGACGGGTTCGGATCCCTGACCTTGCGCGGCCGGCGGCGCGGGCAGTCGTCCGCGTGTGGGCGCCTCGGTTCGGTGCGCCCGCACGTGCACACCTTGGGCGGCACCTTGCGGTCGCGGCGGTCTGGCGGTCGAGTGTCGTGCCGATGCATCTTGCACGTGTACCGGTATCCGCGGCGCGTCGTGCGGTCGCGGTGGAAGCATCGGAGCGGGTGGAACGAGCAGCACCACGTGCAGTAGAGCACCGTGACCTTGCGCCCCGACCGATCGTGGGGCCCGACGCGGGTCACGAGCGCGACGGGGTTGTGGTCGTTCATGCGCCCTTCCTCGACGGTCATGCCGCCGTCGGGCTCGACACCGGGAGGCCGGGTCGGCTACACCTATGGTCGACAGCACCGGCTGCCGACGGCTCCCGATTCCCGCGTTCCACCGCGCGGTCACAAGTGCATGGTGGCGACCCACGACGGATCCGATCGACAGCACCCTCCGAAGGGATCGATCCAATGGGCGCAGGTTTCGTTCGTCGGTACACCAGCCAGCAGCCGCTCGACGTGCTCCTCGCGATCGAGGGCGTCGTCATCATCGACACGGAGCCGCCGAGCCAGCTCTCGGGGCTCGGCACCGGCGCGGTGTGCGAGGTCGGCGAGATGGAGGACGGGCCGTTCAACACGCCCACCGAGGTCTTCTCCGGGCTCGACTATCTGCAGACGTTCGGCGGGTTCGGGTTCACCTACGGCGGCGTGCCGTCGTGCAACCCGTGCGCGCGGGCGCGGTACGCCGACGCGACGCTGACGCCTGAGTACTGGAACGGGAACGCGTTCATCGCGCTCGCGAAGAAGAAGTTCGCGCGGCTGTTCCTCGTGCGCGTCGACACGTCGGTCGGCGCCGTGAGGCTCCAGCGGCTGCCGCAGGTGACGGGCAACGCGAACCCGCTGTGGTCGCTCACGAACAGCTACTCGGTGGAGGTGCAGCTCGACACGGCGGCGTTCGTCGGCGCGACGTTCACGGGCGCCGTCGCGGCGCTCACGTCCGCGGCGGGCACATACCCGACGACGTTCACCGGCGGACAGTCGATGAACGTCACGATCGATGAGAACACCGATCAGCAGATCGGACCGGTCGACATCGTGTTCGAGTCCGGCGACCAGTCGCACGGGCAGGTGATCGCCCGCATCAACGCGACGCTCGGGTACACCGCGGCGACCGACGCTGGCGGCGGCGAGACGACGATCTCCGGGCGCGTGAAGGGCAAGCGCGGGTCGGTGATCGTGAACTCCGTGTCGGGCGCGATCGTCACGACGGCGACGGGTTTCTCCGCCGCGGAGGCGGACGGCACCGGCAACGTGAACCAGCTGACGGAGGTGACCTTCCTCGAGGTGAAGTCCGTCATCGAGGCGGCCGTCACCGGCACGCGCGTCGAGCTCGACGACGCGGGCAACATCCGGATCGCGGCGACGTCCGCGTCGCGCATGGTCGTGCAGGACACGGGCGGCGTGTTCGGGTTCGTCGACGCGGGTGCCGACTTCGAGGTATCGCGCGCGTCCGACGGGTTCGCCGACCTCGTGTCGGAGGCGGGCAGCTACCCGACGAGCTTCGGCGGCGGCGAGTCGCTCACGCTCGGCTTCGACGTGAACCCCGACGTCGACATCGTGTTCACGTCGGGCGATCAGACTCGCGACCAGGTGATCGCGCGCATCAACTCGACGCTCGGCGCGACGTACGCGACGGCGGTCAGCACGGATCGGATCAAGCTCGCCGGACTCGTGAACGGCGGGCAGGTACGCGTCGTGTCGGCGACGAGCGGCGTGCTGACGACGCTCGGGCTGTCCGCGGGAGTTACCGAGTCGCAGGGCGTGAGCGACACGCCGATCCCGGCGGGCTTCCGCGTGCGCGACTCCGCGGCGCACGAGTGGGTGACGATGCAGACCTTGACGGTGCCGGTCACGAACCCGGGCCCGTTCACGATCAAGGTGCGGCCGGGCACGGACGACGGCACGGCGCCGAGCGCGTCGGGCGCGGCCGTGACGGTGATGGTCAACTCGATCCCCGGGCTCGCGCTGTCGTGCACGAACCCGTCGAGCCTGTCGGCGGCGCTCACCGAGTCGCAGATCGACGCCGCGTACCAGGCCGCGATGGACACGACGCTGTCGATGTCGGCGGTCACGAAGGACACGGACATCATTCTCTCGGCGCGCCAGTCGAACGCGCTCCGCATCGCCGGGCGCCTGAACGCGCTGACCGCGTCGTTCTCGCTCCGCGGGCGCCGCTTCATCGCGCGGCCGCCGCTCGGCACGACGACGCGCGCGCAGGCGAAGAGCAATTCGCAGCCGGGCGTCGGCGTCCTGCGCGAGGAGCGCGTCTGGTACGCGTTCCCCGGCGTGCAGGTGAACATCCCGCAGATCGCCACGCGCGGCTCCGCGGGCGGCGCGGGGTTCACGGACAGCGGGAACATCGACGTCGGGTTCGACGCGCCGATCGCGTCGACGGCGAGCCAGCTCGCGCCGGAGGAGAACCCCGGCCAGCTGACGGCGTTCATGGACTACGTGCTCGGCATCGAGGCCGGAAACCCCGACGTGCAGAACCTCCAGCTGGAGGACTACGAGTCGTTCCGCGCGAACGGCATCATGGCGCCGCGGGTCGACTCGGGCACGTGCGTGATCCAGTCGGGCGTGTCGTCCGTCGACCCCGCGCAGCACCCGTCGCTCGTGCCGTGCACGCGGTCGCGGTTCGCCGACTACGTGTCGGACACGCTCGCGCAGGGCGTGCTGCCGTACTCGAAGAAGCGTATGTCGCGGTCGAACCGCATCAGTGTGTTCGGCGTGTGCGACGGCTTCCTGAACACGCTCCTCTCGCCGCTGCAGCCCGACCAGTCGCGGATCGACTCGTACGCGCTCGACGCGAAGTCGGGGAACTCCGCGGCCGCGATGGAGGTGGGCGTGTTCCGCCTGCTCGTGCGCGTGAAGATGGACCCGGACATGCTCGACATCGTGCTCGACATGCAGGTCGGGCCGACGGTGAGCACGACCGGCGTGAACATCACGCAGACGCAGTGACCCGACCCCGACGCGAGAGGAACCATGGACCAAAGGATCAAAGGCCAGGAAGTCGGAATCCGCATCGTCACCGACGCGGTGACGGAGGCGTCGATCGACACCGTGAGCTCGTTCAACGACGCGGTCGCGCTCGAGCTGAAGGAGGCCGGCTACCTCGGCGAGGTCGTCAACCGGTTCGACGAGATCCTGAACGGGTTCGGCGGCGACATGGAGATCAACATCACGCGCGGCGACTGGGTGTTCTTGGTCCAGCGCATCGTCGACCGCGCGACGCGGAAGACGCCGAACACGGTGTTCAACGTCGTGCGCACGGACCTGTTCCCGAACGGCGACAGCGCCATCTTCGTGTACAGCGACGTGAAGTGGGGCGAGATCCCGACGACGGTCGCGAGCCGCGGCGACTACGTCAAGCCGAAGCTGCAGTTCAAGTGCAGCGACCGAGCGGTGAAGGTCAACGCGCTGCCCTGAGCGCGTGAAGGAGATCGTCGCCGGTCACGCCTGGTCGAAGGGGCACATCCGACTCGTCGAGGTCCACCCTCCCTCGGCCCCCGGATCCTCCTCCCCGACGACGAGACGCGGCCGGCGACGGTCTTTCAGTCGTGTGTGCAAAGGAGGACCGAGTGGAAGACCAGAGGAACGAGGAAGGGAAGCCCGAGGAGAAGAAGCCGCCCGCGCCGCTGTTGCGCGTGCCGCCGCCGCAGAAGGGAGGCGCGCCCGCGTGGGCGCTCGTGCCTCCGAACATCGCGCTGCCGTCGGCGCGCCCGGTGTTCTACCTGCGGTTCCCGTCCGCGATGACGGACGACCCGCGCATCGGCAAGCCCGTGCCGTCGATGACGGACGAGGAGCTCAAGGCGTTCGGGTCGAGCGACGCGCTGTTCCGGCAGTGCATCATCTGGCCCGTGTCCGTCGGGGACAAGAAGCTCGCCGTGCAGCGCGCGATGGGCAACGAGGACCGGCTGCAGGACGAGCTCGCGAAGGGGATGATCCGCGCGGTCGACGGCGTCGCGGTCGACGACTCGTCGGCGAACCTCGACGTGTGGTGGGAGTCCGTCGGCGAGCGAGTGCGGTCGCAGCTCCGCATCGTGTGGTTGCAGCTCCACCGGCCGACGCTCCAGGAGCAGCAGGTTTTTTTCGAGCTGTGCATCGAGGGAAGGTCGGCTGGCTGAAGATCGGCGCGGACGGCGTCCCGCTCACGTGGGACGCCGTCGCGGCGCGACTGAAGTCGATCGGGTTCTGGCCGCCAGAGCCGCCCGCCTCGATGCCGACGCCCGGCGCGGCCGAGAGCATGCTTGCCGACATCCGGTGGGCGGAGGCGTTCGTGTGCCGGTACATGGGCGGCAGCATGTACGCGACGATGCAGCAGTGGACCGACGAGGAGCTCGCCGGGTACATGGCGGCGCTCTACGACATCCGCCTGCTAGAGGTCGGGAAGCGCAAGGGCAACTCGTTCGACGACCCCGACGCTAAGTGGCAGTAAGCTCGGGCGATGGCCGACTTCGACGTCCACGCGAGGATGACGCTGGAGGACGACGCGTCCCCGGGGCTCGGGCGCATCAAGCACGGGCTCGACGAGACGGGGGAGCGCGCGCATCACGCGGGCGAGGAGATGGGGTTCGCGGAGCACATGCTCTCGAACTTCGCCGCGATCGAGCTGTCGGGGGTGTTCGACCAGGTTCGCGAGACGGCGTCGGAGTTCATCAAGGTCGCGGAGGAAGCGCAGACGGCGAACGAAGCGGTCGGCGCGCTGATCGCGGCGGTGCAGGACAAGGGGATCGGGGACGCGGTCGAGCAGGCGGGCGCACTCGGCGACGAGATGAACGAGGTAGCGATGCGGTCGCATCAGGCGGCCGGCGCGGTGAAGGGCGCGTTCGAGGGGATTCTGGAGATCACGGGCGCGACCGAACAAGGCATCGCGAAGGCGACCCACCAGGTCGAGGAGATGAGCCGCGTCGCGACGTTCCTCGGCAAGGACGTCGGCGCGATCAGCTCCGAGTTCGCGATGATGGAGGAGGGTGTGGTGCGCACGAAGGGGCAGCTCTTCCGCGTGCTGAACACCACCGGGATCTTCGGCGACAACATTCACAAGGCATCGGAGGGGTGGCAAAAGCTGACGGAGGAGGAGCGGGTGCGGCGGCTCGAGTACGCGCTGCAGAAGCTGAACGGCAACATCGCGGACGCGACGCCGACGTTCGCGCAGGCGAAGACGACGCTCGGCGACATCGTCGAGGTCATGCAGGAGAAGATGGGCGCGCCGGTGCTCGCGGCGATCACACCCGAGCTCGCGCACCTCGCCGACGAGCTGAAGGCGGGGATCCCGACGATCGAGGAGTTCGGCAAGGAGATGTCGGTGGACGTCGCCAAGTGGGTGCACGAGGCGGGCGACGAGATCCAGCACGGGTTCGACTACATCCGCTCGCACGGCAAGGAGATCCACGACGACATCGTCGGCGCGGTCGAGGTGGTGAAGGACGTCGTCGACTTCATCATCTCGCACAAGGAGGAGATCGCGATCGCGTTCGGCGCGAAGGCGGCCGTCGGGCTCGCGGGCGGCGTCGCTCGGACGCTGGGCGAGTCGGGCCCGGGTCGCGCGGTGATCGGCGGTGCGGGGGCGCTGTACAACGCGGGCGCCGCGGGCGGCGGGTTCATGGGCGTCGGCGGCATGGCGGGCGGCGTGCAGGCACTCGGCGCGTTCGGCGCGGCCGCGGGCGCGTGGCTCCTCGCGGGCGAGCAGCTCGGCAAGCTCTACTCGGAGATGGAGGCGGACTCGCGGAAGGACTTCGACGCGATCAAGCGCGGGATGCAGGACATGACGTCGGAGTCCACGCAGTGGACGCAGACCGAGACGGACGCCTTCCACCGCATGCGGGACAACCTGATCGACGCGGCGGCGGCGCTCGGCGAGGACGCGGGCGCGGCGGCTCAGTACGCCGACTCGCTCGAGAAGCAGCACGGCTTCCACGCGAAGAACATGGCGATGGCCGAGTCGCTGAAGGCGATGGCGGGCTCGTTCGAGGTGCTCGCGGCGGACGCGCAGTTCTCCGTCGACCACGCGAAGAACCAGGCGGAGGCCGCGGCCGCCGCGGCGGAGCAGGCTGCGTTCGGCGAGGGCACGGGCGCCGACGTCGTGAACCAGTTCGCGACGGGGTTCGAGGCGCTCCGGAACGCGCACGACCAGGCGGCGATGAACTACGTCGGCGGGCTGCTCGCGAACTCGAAGAACCTTACTGCGTCCTTCCTCGCGTCGGCGCAGCTGACCGACGAGGGGTGGAAGGCGCTCGCGGACTCTATCGAGTCGGGCGGGTCGCAGTTCAAGGACATCGCGCAGATGTTCCGCGACCAGATCAAGGGCGGCGCGGAGAAGCTGACGATGAAGCCGCCGAACTTCAACTTCTCGGGCAGCACGTTCAAGATCCAGCAGGACTTCCGCGACCAGGACCCGGACCGCGTCGCGCTGCAGTTCAAGGAAGACCTGACGCGCGAGGCGACGAACCGGCTCGGGTCGGGCTTCTCGACGCCGTTCGGCGCGTGATGATACGCTCCACGAGCAACACGGAGACCCCCGCACATGACCATGCCGATCCTCCCCGCGCTCGTGCCCGCCGAAGACTCCGACGGAGGCGACGAGGGCGCGCCGCAATCGCTGGCCGACTGCCTCGCGGCGCTGTCGCCGGACGCGCTGGAGCAGTTGCAGAAGGAGGCGGCGGACTCCGCTGCGGCGGGCGAGCTCGACGACTTCATGCCGAGCGGCGGTGGTGACGGCGAGGGCGGAGGCGACGGCGCCGACGATGCGGAAGCGCCGCCGGACTCCGTGCCGGCGAACGCAGCGCCGGCCGACGACGAGGAAGCGCCGCCGGACTCCGTGCCAGGTGGCGACGACGGCGACGAGGGGGCCGACGACGGATCCGAGGACATCGCGCACGCGGTGCAGGAGGCCGGCATGGCGGCGGCCGAGTGCATGTCGATCGTCCAGCAGCTGCAGCGGATGGTGAAGGAAGCCGAGTCGCACGAGGACGCCGGCATGGACGTCGACTCGCTGGAGGATGCGCTGAAGGACGCGCAGAAGGCGCAGAAGGCGGCGGAGGACGCGCAGGAGGACGCCGAGAAGGCGGCCGACGACGAGGACGCGTCAGGCGCGGCGGCGGCGTGCGAGGACGCGCAGGAGGCGCTGAAGGACGCGCAGGCGGCGATGCAGGCGGCGAAGGACGCCGTGCACGAGTCCGCGTCCGACGAGATCCCGGACGACCACGACGCGAAGAACGCGATGGCGATGTGGGCGCAGTCGGTGACCGGCAAGAAGCCGGGCGGCGGGAAGGACTGACCGCGCGCCCGCGCGCTCGGGGCGCGCCATGAGCCAGGTCGTCATCGAGGAGCTCGGCGGCTCGAAGCGCACGTTGACGCTCAACGGCGCGGGGCTGCCGTTCCAGGGCGCCGAGTGGGGCGGCGACCAGGTCGTCGACACGGTGTGGAACCCGGGGTCGTCGGTGGCCGTGCAGCACGTGCTCGGGCCGAAGGAGCTGCCGTCGGACTGGGAGGGCGAGTGGAACACCACGCGGCTCGTCGCGTCGCCGTGCGAGTGGGACGACGGCACGGGCGGCGGTCTGAAGTCGCTCGTGCTCGCCGACGACGTGCGGAACGCGCTCGACTCGATCCGCATGCAGGGGCAGCTCCTCCGCGTCACGTGGACGGACAAGCCGAACCGTCGCGTCGGGCGGTACGGGCGGCTGACGTCGGCGAAGTTCCCGACGACGCGGTCGGACGACATCAAGTGGAAGGCGACGTTCGAGTGGATCGGGCGCGTCGACGCGGGCATCGCCGTCGTGAACAGCGATCAGTCGGTGGCGGCGGCGCGGGCCGCGGCGCTCGCGGCGACGGACGCGCAATCGCGGATCGAGGCGGCGAACTTCATCGCGTCGAACCCGAGGGTGCCGAACTCGGCGTCGACGTTCACGCTCGGCGCGCTCGAGCAGTTCGCGAAGGCGCCGCTCGCGATCGCGCAGTCGTTCGCCCGCGCGATGACCGACGTCGCGAGCCGCATGCGCACGCTCGGCGGGATCATCAACACGGCGCGCTCGCTGCCGCAGGCGATCGCGGAGCAGTTCGTCGACGCGGCGCTCGACGCGGTGGGCGTGGCGAACGAGTTCGTCGACCAGATGAGCCGCCCGTCGCCCGAGACGATGTCGCTGCAGACGGACGTGAAGTCGCTCCTCCGCGCGACGACGTACTACTCGGGCGCGCAGACGGGCGCGGACCTGCTCGCCGAGCAGTCGATGACGGCAGCGCGCGCGGCGCAGCAGCGGCGGGCGGCGCGCATCCGCCCGGGCGCCGACCCGCGGTCGCTCACCGGCGCGGGCGACATCCTGACCGTGTACGCGCCGAAGGCGGGCGACACGCTGATCGCGATCTCGCTGCGGTTCTACGGCGTCGACCTGTCGTACCAGCTCGCGCGCGCGAACGGCCTGCCGGGCTCGACGATCTTCCCGCCCCGGTCGCCAGCGCTGATCATCCCGACGCGCGCGGTGATCGACGCGCTCTCCGGGAGCACGTGACGTGTACCGGCAGCCCGAGCAAAGCTACTACCCGAGGGCGCGGCTACGCCTCCTGATCCGGTTCGAGGACTACGGCGATCCAGGGACTCCGGCGGTTCCTGCGCGCATCCCGACGCTCCGCGGCGGCTCGAAGGACACGGGCGCGCCGGGGCGGCTGAAGGTCGTGAACAACGACGGAGTGCTGACGCTGGTGCAGCCGGGCACGAACCCGGCGACGGGGATCGGCGGGCCGCAGGACCAGACGACGAGCTCGGACGGGCTCACGCACGTCGTCGACGGCGTCGTGCCGATCTCAGCGCGCCACGAGCGGAACGGGATCCGACTCGCCGATAAGCTGACGTGCACGGTGTCGTTCGCCGACTTCCCGTTCGACCCGCGCACGATCCGCGCGTGCGCGGTGAAGTACTTCCTCGGGTGCATCTCGGCGGAGGACGCGGCGCGCGGCGCCGAGGGGCAGATGCGGCCGAACTCCACGGTGCTCGGCCAGGCGATGCCGTACCTGACGATCCCCGACACGTGGGTCGACTCGCTCGGGCGCACGCGGTCGAACCAGCGCTTCTCTGGCTGGGTCGACACGGACGCGATGCAGCTCGACGACGACTCGGCGACGGTGCAGCTCGAGTGCACGGACAACACGCGGCGGTTCATCGACCAGGACCACCCGTCGCAGCTGTTCGTCGCCGCCGACCGCCCGATCGACGAGGCGATCGCGAACTACCTCGCGTCGTTCCCGCAGTTCGTCGGCTTCTCCGTGGAGTACCGCCCGCGCGTGCAGCGCAGCGTGATCCCGCTCCTGTCGAAGGCGCTGTCGGAGACGTCGAAGCGCCCGGGCAAGGGGCCGCTCCAGGGGACGCAGACGCAGAAGGTGTCGGTGTGGGACTACCTGACGGACGTCGCCGGGATGATCGGCCACATCATTCGCGTCGTCGACACGACGGTCGTCATCCAGCGGCCGCGCACGCTCTACCAGGGCGACTTCGTGCGCGAGGGCGACCCGTTCACGGGCCGCATCATCGAGCAGTCGGGGGGCGACCCGCTCGTGCTCCGCGCGCGGATGTACGGCTACGGCGCGAACGTGCGGTCGCTCGCGATCGAGCGCGGCTATGCGAAGCGCGCGCCGACGAACTTCGAGGTGCGGAGCTACGACACGGCGCGGAAGAAAACGATCTACATCCGGTACCCGGACCGGAACGACCGCGTGAAGTCGCTCCTGCCGGGGGAGGGCGCCGACCTGAAGTTCGAGGTGGTGCGCGTGCAGGGCGTGAGCGACCCGGAGACGCTGCGCGTGATCGCCCAAGCGCACTACGAGTCGCGGAACCGGAATGAGATCGTCGCGACGGTCGAGACGGTGAACCTCGGGTCGTTCGGCGGCGACAACCTCGACCCCGACGTGCTCGACCTGGAGGAGGGCGACCCGGTGCAGATCGAGGTGGTGCGTTCGGACACGGCGAGCACGGTGCAGAAGCTCGCGGCGGCGACCGCCGACGAGCTCGTCGCGCTCGGGTTCAAGTCGGACCTCGCCGCGGCGTACGTCGCCGCGCGCGATCGGATCGCACTCCCGAACACGTTCCGCACGCGGCAGATGTCGACGGACTGGAGCAACGACAAGACCGTCGTGGTGAAGATCGCGGCGGTGAACTACGTCGTGGTGAGCGTCGACAAGACGCTGCCCGACGGTGAGGAGATCACGACGGACCAGCTCGAGGGGACGCAGGAGGACCGCGCTCAGGTCGTGAGCGTGGACGATCAGTTCGGATGAGGCGCCAGCGCTATCGCCACGTCGGGTCGTTGAATCTCGCCGACCTCGGCCGCGAGATGGAGACGCCGAACGCCCGCCGCGTGTGGGTCAGCTACGGCGTGGTCGAGGGCACGGACAGCGAGCCGTGCGTGACGTTCGACAAGGACCAGGGCCAGGTGCTCGTGCGGGTGATGCTGCAGCCCGACCTGATCCCGGCCTACTGCCGCGTGGCCATGCGGATCGCCGGCAACGGCGAGGCGGAGTACCACCCGTTCCTGACAAACGACGAGGTGATCGTCGTCGTGCCGGAGGGCAGCCCGCGCGCGGGGCCCGTGATCATCGGCAAGCTGAACGGGCAGCTCGACCCGTTCCCGATGGACTCGGTCGCGGGGCAGGACCCGACGAAGAACAACTTCGCGTTCAAGCGCACGCGTACACCGTACGTGGAGGAGTACGACGGGCCGCTGATGTTCCGGTCGGCGTCGACCGGCGGCTTCCTGTCGATCGACGAGGCGGGCGTCGTGACGATCCGCGCGGGCGACGCGACGGACCCGGCAGCGCCCGCGGCGGGGTTCCGCATGGGGCCCGACCTGATCGGCGTGCAGAACGCGGAAGCCGACGTGATGCTTCAGCTGAACCTCACCGACGAGCTCTTCTTTCTCCGCGTGAAGGACCTGAACGTCACGCTGTCGAACACGGCGACTCACCCGAGCCTGATCGGCGTGCCCGACGCGCTCGCGATCGGCACGGCGGGCAACGCGCCTGGCGAGCACGCGATGAGCACGGAGGCGATGCTGCTCGTGCTGATGAACTTCATGCAGACGCTCGGCGCCGCGATCGGGACGGCGTCGCCCGGGCCGCTGTCGGGCGCGACGCTCGCGGCGCTGATGACCCGTGCGTCGACGGTCGCGCCGATGGCGGCGGCGCTCGCGGCGTCAGGCGCTGGCGTGCTGGCGGCGCTTGACTCGGGCACGCTGTCGGCGCTCCTCGCGGCGTTCGCGTCGATGCCGCAGAAGCAAGCATCGCCGACCGGGCAGGTCGCGCCCGGTGTCGGTTCCCCGGGCTTGTTCATCGGATGAAGTAAGATCGACCGATGGCCGGCTTCGCTCCTCCGCTCGATGCGCCGCCCCCCGGGAACGACACCGGCGCGGGCGTGACGGGAGGCGCGAGCTTCGCACCGTCGCCGTCGGGGCCGTCGCTGTGCGGCTTCACGATCCCGACGTTCAGCTACTTCCTCGGCTTCCGCCTGCCGGGCTTCCCGCCGTTCGCGTTCCCGCCGACGTTCAACTTCCTGATCCGCCTCAACTGCGACCTGTCGAACCCGCTGTCGGCGTCGTTCGGGTTCGGCGGCGGCCGCGTGAGCACGATCGACAAGGACGCCGACCCCGAGTACGGCGAGGGTCTCGCCGATGCGGCGTGATGCGTGGCGCGTGGAGGCCACCACATGGACCGTCGGCGAGGGTGGCCCCGTGGTGGAGATCCGCGGCGCGGTGATGTTCCCGCAGTACGTGGAACTCGACGACATCTTCCACGAGCAGGCAGGCGACCGCGTCGACCTGCCCGACGATCGCTGCGCGCTGTGCCGCGCCGGGCTGTGCGTGCAGCTGCAGGATCGCGAGGAGAAGAACCTCGTCCGCCACGGGCGCCTGCACGATGCGTGAAGCCGCGGCCGCGGGCTGGTAGTCTCCGGGGCGATGTCGCTTCAGATCCTGATCAGCCAGTCCGGCGCGCCCGTCACCCCGCCCGGCCAGGCGCGCGAGGATCTCGTGACGGGGCTTCCGGTGCAGCTCGAAGCGATCGGGGGGCCGTTCTCGAAGTACCTGTGGACATTCATCTCGAAGCCGATCGACATCGCGGCGGAGGCGTTCGCGAACTCGGCGTTCACGGCGTCGACGTCGGCCGTGACGCTGGTCGACCCGGTCGACGTGCGAGGCACGTACCTCGTGCAGGTCGCGGTCGACAGCGGGCAGGGGCTCGGCGCGACCGAGGACGACGTCGCGCAGATCACGTTCTACGCGGGCGACCTCGCGACGGCGCTGCAGGGCGCGCTCGCGACCGACCCGGGCGAGCTCCCCCGCCGGCTGATGGCGTACGCCGAGCAGCTCCAGCACAACGTGCCGGACGCGCTCCAGCCGACGGGCAACACCGAGGGATGGAGCCGGGAGTGGTATCGGATCTGGGACGTCCTCGAGCGGATGTACCAGGGCAAGGGGTGGGCGCACGCGCGCGTCGCGATCCCGGGCGGCGGTCCCGCGTCGGTGGTGAACGGGTTCAACGTGGCGACCGCGACGTGGACGGCGACCGGCACCGTCGACATCGTGTTCGTTCGACCGATGCAGACCGCGGACTACTCCGTGATCCCGGTGCCGATCGGCGCGGCCGGCATGGCGTACGCGGACAACATCACGACCACGGGCTTCACGCTGCACCGCTCCGACGTCGGCGGCACCGACGCCGACCTCGACACGGCGTTCGTCGTTCACTACGCGCTGCAACCGTGAGCCCATGGCCGAGTCGTTCTTCAGCGGGAACGTCAGGCAGGCCGGCGCTTCCCAGAACGCCGCCGAGCTCCGCGCGCTCGGGCCCGTCGAGCAGTTCCGCCCGGGCCAGCTCGCCGGGCTCCTCGGCGGGAACGTGTACTACTGGGATCCGTCGTCGACGGCGACGGACGACGGCGCGACGGTCATCAAGCCGGATGCGCTCGGGCCGACCGACCCCGGTCGCTGGCTGATCATCAACCTCGGGTCGGGGCCGGGCGCGCAGGGCGCGCAGGGCGGCCCGGGCGCGACGGGTGCCCAAGGTGCGGCGGGCACGCAGGGAGCGCAGGGCGGGGCAGGCACGCCGGGCGCGCAGGGTTCCCAGGGCGGCGTGGGCGCGCAGGGCGGCACCGGCGCCCAAGGGGTCCCGGGCACGCCGGGCGGCCCGCAGGGGGCGCAGGGTGCGCAGGGCGACATGGGGAGCGCCGGCTTCCAGGGTTTCCAAGGTCGGCAGGGGAACACCGGCGCGCAGGGGCTTCAGGGCGACGTCGGCGCGCAGGGGTCGCAGGGCGTCGTCGGAGCGCAGGGCGTGCAAGGCGCGCAGGGCGCGCAGGGCGCGCAGGGATCAGTCGGCGCGCAGGGGTCGCAGGGCAATCAAGGGCTTCAAGGATCGCAGGGGTTCCAGGGCTTCCAGGGCGTGAGCGCCATCGGGCAGATCAATCTGAGCTCCGCGGGCGGGTGGAGCTCGCTCACGAGCGGTAACGAGTCGCAGCAGCAGACTGAGTCGACGACGAACAAGGTCAACACGTTCACGGCGCGCTTCCTCACCGCGACGCAAAGCTTCTTCGAGTGCCAGATGGCGATGCCGTCCGACTACGACGGCGGCACGCTCACGGCCGTCTTCTACTGGATGGCGAACTCTTCGGCGACGGACCCGTGCGTGCTCGGGCTCGCGTGCCGCGCGTACGCCGACGGCGACACGTGGGATCAGGCCTACGGCACCGTGCAGGAGGTGACGAAGGCGAACAACGGCCAGCTGGTGATGAACATTACCACGGCGACCGCCGCGATCACGCCCTCGGGCACCCCCGGCGCCGGGTGCCACATGCAGTTTCGCATCGAGCGCAAAGGCTCGGGCGCCGACACGCTCGCCGCGACGGTGCGGCTCCTCGAATGCAAGGTCACGTACACGCGCCTGCCGTGAGTTAGGATCCCGCCATGCCCATCGTCGCCGACAACGTCACCGAGACCACGACCATCGACATCCCGCAGCCGCCCGTGCAGGAGTCCCGCGTGCTCGACACGTTCATGATCACGCAGCTCACGATCGGCCTCCCGCCGAACGACGTTGCGAGCACGCGCATCAACGGCCAGCTCGAGCGCGGCTACCGCGACGACAAGGGCCAGTTCACGAGCGTCTCGACGACGTCGTTTCAGATCGCGGGCGCCGAACTCCTGAAGCTCATGGGCTCGCCCGTCACGCAGGGGCTCTCGCACTACGAGGACTTCAAGCAAACGATCTACGCCTTCCTGATCGCCCGCGGCGACATCCCCGCGGGCACCGTGACGTGAGGTAGGCGTGGCGCGCTACTGGGTCCCCGGTGGCACGGGCAACTGGAACAGCACCACCAACTGGTCGACGACCGACGGTGGTACTTCCGGCGCGTCCGTCCCCGACGCGACTCAGGACGCGAACTTCACCGCGTCGAGCGGCGCGGGCACGGCGACGGTCAACGCTTCCGCCGCGTGCTTGAACCTCAACTTCACGGGCTTCACCGGCACGTTCACGGGGTCGTCGGCGCTCGCCATCACGGGCGGGCTCACGCTCGTCGTGACGATGACGCTCTCGTACACGGGCGCGATCACGTTCAACGACACGAGCGGGTCGACGAACTCGATCACGAGCGCCGGTCAGACCTTCCTCTCGACCATCACCTTCAACGGCGCGGGCGGCATGTGGCAGCTCGCTGACACCTTCGTCTCGACGGCCGCCGGTGGCGTGGTGCTCACCACCGGCACTTTCGATTTCAACTCCGTCGCTGCGACGATGGTGAAGTTCGACAGCTCCGGCGCGGGCACGCGCACGGCGAAGCTCGGCAACTCCCAGATCACGATCACCGGCAACAGCACCGGCGGCTCGTGGAACACCGTCTCGTCGCTGACGCTCACGACGGGCGGTTCCTCCAAGATCAGCTTCAACGCGACGACCGGTAACAACCAGATGAACTGTGGCGCGCTCGTCTTCGACGACGTCGAGTTCACCACGGGCGGGCACACCTTCACGATCTCGGGCACCGGTTCGCCGACGTTCCGAAACTGCTTCGTGAAGAGTCCGACGGCTGGTGGGCAATTCAATCCTGGTGGCTCCAGCTTCACGAACCTCGACTTCACCGGCTTCGTCGGGATCTGGGGTGGCGCATCGCCTGTCAACGTCTCAGGCAACTTGACGATGGTCGGCACGATGACCACGACCTTCACGGGCGGGCTCACGTTCAACGGCACCGGCGCGCAAACACTCACCTCGGCGGGCGTCCAGCTGGCCACGCTGGTCTCGATCAATAAGGCCAGTGGGACGCTGACGCTCGCGGACGCGTTCATCACGACGAGCGGCGTGAACCTCACCGCGGGCGGGCTCAGCTCGGCCGGCGTGACGGCACAGATGCTGTCTTTCGTCTCCAACACGTCGAACGTGCGTTCTCTCGATCTCACGAACGCCACGTGGACGGTCGTCGGCTCGGGCACGGTTTGGAACATGAGCCCGTTCACGAACGGGTCGATCACCGTCACCAGTTCGTTGTTGATTTTCGACAACAGCGCCGACAGCAACAATCGTCTAGTAGCGACTCAGGCAGGAGTCGCGGTCGGCGATGTGCATTTCACCGGCACGGGGAGTGGGAACTTTGATGCCACCAATTTCGGCGCGCGCGATGTGAGCGTCTCGGTCACTGGCGGTGGTTCGTTCAAGGGCTGCGTGCAATCGAGGAACCTCGACTTCACCGGTTTCACCGGCTCATGGACGGGCACCGGAACGGTGAACATCAGCGGCTCGCTGACGATGGTCACCGGCATGAGCATCGCGGGCGCGATGACCTCGCCGCTCAAGTTCAACGACACGACCGGCACGACTCGCACCATCACGAGCGCTGGAAAGGTACTGATCAGCACCGTCACCTTCGACGGTGTCGGCGGCGTGTGGCAACTCGCCGACGCTTTCACGTCGACGAGCACGATCACGTTGACCAATGGATCTTTCTCGACTTTGGGCTATGCGGTGCAGTGCACGACGCTCAGCAGCAGCAACACGAACACCCGCGTGCTCGACATCACGAACTCGACGATCACGCTCGTGCCGACGACGGTCACCACCGCGTGGCAACTCTCGACGACGACCGGGCTCGCGTTCACGAGCACTGGCTCTCGGATCGTCTTCCGCGGCTCGTCGACGGGGAACATCTCCTTCGCGACTGGGAGCCTCACGTATAACGACGTCGAATACTCGGGTACGTCCACGGATCAGTGGGTGTGGACCGGTAGCCCGACGTTCCGGGACATCTTCGTGACGAACCACAGCGGGGGATGGCTTGGGAACGCAGTGTGGGTCTGTCGGAACCTGAACTTCACCGGGTTCACCGGCACGTGGAGCGGCACGGGTGGAGGATCCATCTCGGGCGACCTGACGATGTCCGCGTCGATGACGAACACGAACAGCGGCGCGCTCGTCATGAACGGCACCGGGACGCAGACGATCACCTCGAACGGGATCGGCTTCAACAAGACGATCAACATTAGCTGCACGGGCACGGTCCAGCTCGCCGACACGTTCACCGCGACGACGCTCTCGACCGTCACGCTTCTCCTCGTCAGCGGCACCTTCAACACGAACAACCAGGCGATGTTCGTGACGGGAGTCGCGCTCGGCTTCACCGGCGCGACCACGCGAGCCTTCAACCTCGGCTCCTCCGTCGTCACCCTCACGGGAGGCGGGACCACGATCTGGAACTGCGCTCTGAGCCCTGGGACGATGGCGTTCAACGCGGGCACCTCGACGATCGTCCTGAACACGACGTCGAGCTCTCAGACGAACTTCGATGGAGGCGGGTTCACCTACTACAACGTCACCTTCGGCACCGGCGCAGGGACGGGAGCCTTCGAGATCATAAGCTCGAACACGTTCAACAACATCGAGCTGGACGGCGCTCCTCGAACGCTGCTCATCCAGCAGACCACGACGCAGACGCTGAACGACCTGATCTGCATGGGCACGTCGTCGAACCTCAACACGATCAAGTCGGCGATCGGAGGCGTCCCCGCGACGCTCTCGAAGGCGAAGAACAACACCGTGAACATCGACTGGACCCACTTCCAGGACATCCACTTCACGGGCGGCGCGCGGTGGTTCCTCGGCCAGCACGCGGTGAACGACGGCGGCACGAACGGCGGGCGCTACGCCGGCAGCTCCGACCGGTACTCCTCGGGCGACACGCCCTACGCCGCCTGAGCGCCTCGCTGGTATGCTCGCAGGCGATGACCGTCGCCACTGTTCCCTCCGGTTGGGGGGGAGGTTCCTGGGGCGCATCCCCGTGGGGCAGCGGCGCGCCGCCGTTCCGGCTCCTTCGCGCGCAGGCCGTGCGCGAGAACGTGATCCGGCTCTACTTCACGACGCAACCGCTCTTCACGGGGCTCGGCGGCCCGACGGACGCGGCCCGCGTCGACCGGTACTCGGTCGCGGTGGTCGGCGGCGTCGGCATCGACGGCGAGCCGTGCCGCCCGGTGATGCCCGCCGCGGTCGAGCTCGCCGCCGACCCGGGCTCGGTGAGCACCGAGATCGACGTGTTCGTCGATCGCCCGATGACGGCATGGCCGGCGCAGTACCGGGTGACGGCCGTCGGGCTCGTGTCGCGGCTCGGATCCTTCCTCCGGCCCGGCTCGTCGGCGGTGTTCGACGGTGCGCGCGCCGGCATCCTACCGGCGGTGTCGTCGAACCAGGTCGCGTCGAGTGATATCGCGAACCCGCAGACGCGCGCGGATCTCCTCGGGCTCCACGCGGTCAATCCGAACGCGGCGCTGGGGACGTTCCCCGTCGCGCCGACCGGCGACTACGCGTCGGACTCGCCGCTGAGCTCGTACCGGAAGCGCGTGTACCGCCGGCTGACGTCGATCACGGACGGGTTCGCGCACCTCGCGGGCTACGGCGTCGGGCTCGTCAGCGCGGTGAAGCGGCAGGCGCGGAGGGGCGCGCGCGAGCGGCTCGCGGCGATCGCGGAGCAGCAGATCATGCTCGAGCCCGAGACGCTCTCGGTGACGGTGCAGTTCACGACCGTCGGCGATGTTACGTTCTACCGCGTGCGCGCTCGCGTGAACTTCTCAACGGAGCCGGTCGGGTTCGACGTGCCGGTGGAGATCGGCTGATGGACATCCCGAGCAGGCTCGACTTCTACGGCATCGGCCGGCGCTACGTGATCTCGCGCGCGAGGAACATCGACCCCGCGGTGATCGACGTGCAGGGATCCGATGCGAACGTGTTCGTCGGCGCGACGTCGTTCATGGCGCAGCAGGTGTCGCGCCAGCTCGCCGACGGGCTTCGGAACCTGACGCTCGACGCGGAGGGGGACCAGCTCGACCGCGTCGTGATGGACCGCTACCAGCTGCCGCGGAAGGGCGCGGCGCCCGCGGTCGGGTCCGTGGATCTCGCGCGCGCGGTCGCCACGGCGGGCGCGGGCACCGTGGACCTCGGCACGAAGATGACGACGCGCGGCGGCGTCGAGTACGTGTCGCTGACGGCCGGCTCCTTCGACGCCTCGACGACGTCGGGCGTGTCCGTCGACGTGCGCGCGGTGCAGGCCGGGGCGGCGTTCCAGGTCGGGGCGAACCAGGTCGTCGCGATGTCGAACCCGGGGATCTTGTTCGACCCGACGATCCAGCCGAACAACCCGCTGCCGATGTCGGGCGGCGCGGACCGCGAGACCGACCCCGACTACCGGAACCGCGCGCGCAACTTCTGGTCGGCGGCGCGCCGCGGCACCGTCGGCGCGATCGCGTTCGGCGCGCTCGCCGTGCCCGGCGTCGACAGCGCGTTCGCGATGGAGGAGCTCGACCCGACGGGGCGCCCCGCGCGCATCGTGACGCTCGTCGCCGCCGACGGTGCAGGGCAGTGCAATCGGGTTCTCGCCGCACGCATCGAGCAGGGGCTCCTCGACTACCGCGCGGCGGGCATCACCGTGATCGTGCTCGGCTCGCAGCCGCAGATCATCACCGTGCGGCTGGCGCTCACGTTCCGCGCGGGCGTCGACACGTCGACGCTCTCGAACGATATCCGAGCCGCCGTCGTCGAGTTCGTGAACTCGCTCGGCGCGAACCAGGCGCTCCGGCGCGCCGATCTCTCCGCAGTGCTCGCGCGGTACCGCGATGCGGGGCTCGTGCCCGTCGACGGCACGATCGCCGAGCCCGTCGGTGACCTGATCCCCGACTTCGGCAAGACGCTCCGCTGCCGGCTCTCCGACGTCGTGCTGGTCTGACGATGGCGACCCCGTTCACCCGCGACGACCTGATGGCGCTGTGGAAGGCGGTCGTCGACCCGTCGTACAGCCAGCCGCTGCTCGAGAACCCCGACAGCGGCATCGAGGCGATCGAGCAGGCGGCGGAGCAGTTCGCGCGCGCGTCCGTCGCGATCGAGCGGTCGCTTCAAGCGTTCTACGCGCGGCCGTGGTCGGGGCAGGATTACCCGCCCGCGTCGGGCGCGCGGCGCGCGTCCGTCGACGTGGAGGTGTCGCGCACGGGGAACGCGTCGCAGCCGCTCCTGATGTTCGCCGGGCAGGTGTTCTTCGAGGAGCAGGCGAACGACTACGGCGTCGACGGCGGCGTCGTGGTCGGCACCGGGCGGAGGTACACGATCGACGGCGCGCCGTTGTGCATCCCGCCGGGCGCGACGTCGGCGATCGCGTCGTGCCTCTCCGAGCGCCCCGGGTTCGGGTACAACGCGCCGCCGCCTGACAGCATCACGGCGATCGACCTCGGGTCGACGGCGCAGCGCGGGATCCACGGGACGATCACGCCAGCGGCCGCGTCGAACCGGCTCTCGTTTGCGCGCGGCGACATCATCCCGCCCGCGGCCGTCGGGCAGTACGTGCAGATCACCTTCGGGGCGAACGCGGGGCAACTCCGCCGCGTGCTTGCCTACTCGCCGCCCGACGGCGCATCGCCGCTCGGCTCGGTCGCGCTCGACGCGGTCGGGTGGGGTTCGGCGCCGTCGATCGCCGGCACGTTCACGCTCGGCGAGGAGATCGATCAGGCGGCGACGGGTGCGCGCGCGGTCGTGCGGCACGCCGCCGACGGGTGGGTCGTGTGGGAGGCGATCGCGGGGGCGATCGCGCCGGGCGCGATCGTCGGCGCGCAGTCGGGGGCCGTCGCGACGATCGACGTCGTCACGCGCGACGCCGCGATGACCGCCGAGATCGCGGGCGCGACGTGGCAGCTCCTCGAGTGGTCCGACCTCGGCGTGTCGTGCACGAACGCGGCGAGCCCCGTCGACGGGGCGAACCCGGAACTCGACATGATCGGCGAGGAGCGCGGGGTCGGTCGAGCGCCGGGCGAGGAGGACGTCACCTACCGCGAGCGCGTGGACCAGCTCCCGGACACGGTCTCGCCGAACGCGGTCGTGCGCGCCGCGAACCGGGTGCTGTCGCAGTACGGGCTGGAGGGCGTGCTGCGCGAGGCGGGCGACATCGCCGACCGGTTCCCCGGGTTCTTCTACGACACGACCGACCTGTCGGGCCCCGCGGCGTACGCTTACGACCTCGACTTCGCGGTGCGCCCGCGCGACCGGTATAAGTTGTACCTGAGCCTGCTCGAGTCCCGCGCGTTCTTCCTGATCGGCCTGCCGCGGACGGGCATCGGCGAGTTTGGGTTCGCCTACGATCTCGGTGGGATGAACTTCTTCGACGACGCGCCGCTGATGAGCTTCTTCGACGGGTTCCCGGCGACCGCGGCGTACATGAGCCGCGCGGTGTGGGACTCGATCGACAACGCGCGCGCGGCGGGCGTCGGGTTCGACCTGGTCGCGGATCGGTACGGGGCCCTGTAGAGTTCGGCGAAGGAGCAACACCATGAGCGGCGGCGGCGGAAAGCTGGAAGTCATCAACACGCGCGAGCGCGCGGTCTCGGACGACATCAATCGCCTTCAGGCGTTCCTTCAGTATGACCGCGCCGAGCTCGCGCGGCGGCTGCTCTCGAACCGAAACGCGGTGTTCACCGGCGGCGGCGGCGTGCAGGAGTTCGGCAGCTACGTCGACACGACGCTGCAAGACGGCGCGGCCGTCGGCACGCCGCTCCGCGCGGACGTGATCGACGGGCTCGTCGTGCTGCCGCAACCGACGTCGCTGAACCTCCTCGTGTCGCCCGGGAACGTGTGGCTTGACGACCCGGATGGGCAGGCGGGCAGCTCCGACCCGAACCCGCCGAACCCGGACGACTCGCGCGCGAAGCTCGTCGTCGACCCGGGCGTGCAGCTCGCCGGCTCACTCGTGATCGGGGCCGGCTCGGGGTCGATCCGGCTCGACGTGATCGAGTGCCAGCGCACGACGTCGATCCTCGAAACCGACTCGCGCGACGTGTACGACCCGTCGACGGGCGTCTTCTTGCCCGTGACCGTGACGAAGGTCACCGAAGGGCGGCTCTCGTACCGCGTGCGCGCCGGCACGCCGGGCTCGGGACTTCCCGCGAACGTGCAAGGATGGCTGCCGCTGTGCGTGGTGTCGGTGCCGTCGACGGCGACGAGCGTCGACGACTGCACGTTCTGGGACGTGCGCCCGCTCGTGAAGGACCGTATCGCGGCGGGTACCGACATTCAGTCGGTGCTGCAGCCGATCGAGCTCGAGAGCTACCTCAACTCGAACGACTTCACCGACACGACGAAGACGCTGATCTCGGGCATCATCAACAGCCGCTTCGGCATGTACAAGGCAGGCGGCGCGATCGGCATCGACGTGCAGGCTGCCGCGAACCAGGCGGGCGGGTCGTCGTTCACGTCGCTGACGCCGTGGTACCTGTGGGCGATTTTCCCGGGCGGGTTGCCGCGGTGGGTGCAGTACAACGCCTTCCCGCTCGCTCGCGTGCCGAACGGGCCGCGCGGGATCCTCGCGGCGTACCAGTTCGGGGCGGCAACCGATCTCGGGTTCGGCAACGTCACGCCGCCGCCCGCGACGGGGATCCTCGGCGCGCAGCCGGGCGTCGTGCTCGCCGCCGGGATCTGCGGCGACATCGGCGGCGGCCCCGTGCCGCTCGCGATCACGATCTCCGGCGGCGAGACGATGCCCGGGAACGGCGCCTACCTGCAGGGGCCCGCGCCGACGGCGAGCACGACCGCGGAGGATAACTACTCGCTAGTGAACGGCACGCACTTCCCGCGGGGCGCGAAGGCCGTCAAGTTCAACGCGGCGTGTCGCATCGTGGGGACGGCAGGGCAGTCGGTGCTGTTCACGACGCAGATCGGCATCTACGCGGGGTCGGACTTCGCGAACGCGAAGCTGATCGGCGTCTACGCGGGCGGCGTGCAGTTCATGTTGCTCGACGCGAGCGGGTTCGCCCTGGTCGGGTTCGAGCAGTGGATCCCGCGAGCGGTGTTCGGGAGCTCGAACGGCTACGCGGACGACAACTTGTACTTCGTGATCCAGTGGGGCGCGACGCCGATCACGGGCGGCGCGCTGACGCGCGACACGCAGAACCTCCAGATCCGCGGCTGGAAGCTCTGAGCGCGCGATGCGGCTCGCCGACCTCGCGCTGTCGAAGGGCACGACGCTCGCCGCGGTCGCTGCCCGCGCGCGCGTGCAGCCGCTGTTCCTGAAGCGCGTCGACGAGGGCGTCCAGCCGATCACGCCGTCCGTCGTGAAGCTCGTCGCGAACGTGCTCGGCGTCGACGAGGTCATCGTGCTCGCCGCGTGCCCGCTCACGACGAAACTCGACGGGCCGATGCACCGCAAGGCGATCCCGCCCGGGTTCGGCGAGGAGCTGCCGGTTGCCAAGCTCGCGCCGCTGAAACCTCCGATCGTGTCGCCGACGATCGCTTCGAAGTCGTTGTTCCTTTTCCTCGGGCCGCTCGAGGGGGGGCCCGACAACAACTCGGTGATCGAGCGGTACGTGATCGACGATGCCGGCGCGCCGACGCTCGCCGTGTCGCTCTTGGACTCGTCGGATGCTTACCCCGGCGGGCTCTTCGGGTGTGTGGCTGGCGTGCTCGGGACGCAGGGGCAGCTGTGGGTCGGTGGAGACGACGACACCGAGGTGCCGCTGACGTTCAGCGTCGCGCCGCGCACGCTCGACTTGAACAGCGATGTGTACACGTGGACGGGCTTCTCACTGCAGACGTTCGCGAAGGGCTCGGTCGACCCGGCGACGGGCCGCGTATGGGTGACGATCGCGGACGGCTTCCTGTATGCGTTCGACCCGCTGAACCTCCTCGCCGGGCCGCTAGTGTTCGACCTCACGGTGGACGCGGTGACCATGGTGTGCGGCGCGATGCTCTTCCTCGACGGGTTCCTCTACGCGCTGTGCGAGTCGACCTCGGGGAGTTCGATCCTGAAGATCGATCCGCGACCGAGCCACGAGGCGATCGTCGCGTCGACGGCGAGCCCGGCGGCGGACATCAACGGGCTCTCGTTCTTCATGCTCGAGTGGGTGGAGTCCGCCGGGAAGTTTTATTCGAACACGGACGGCGGGCTGAACACGTGGGATCCGTCGACGCTCGCGATGGTAGGGCACGTCGGCAACTCCGACCCGGTGACGAACATGGGCGGCGCGTACGACGCGTCGACGGACTCCTTCTGGATGGTGCAGCTCGACGGGGTGACGCCCTTTCATCCGGTGCGGCTGCCGCGCGCGACGGGGATCCCCGACTTCGTCGGCACCGGGTACGACGCGCAGTTCTCCGCGCCGCACCCGCCCGCGCTCACCGACGCGCGCGTCGCGTTCTTCCCAGGGCAGGACAACGACACCGGCGAGCGGAAGCTCTTCTGGTACACGATGGACGGCACGCCCGCGCTCGCGGGATCGATCACGGTTGGGTCGGGGCCGAACCCGACCGGTCGAAACAACGTGACCGGCGGGCTCGTCTACGGTTGACGCTCGCGCCGCCGGGCGCGCATGCTTTCGCGAGATGGCTCGGCACGACGTGCACACGACGAAGGGCGGGATCCACACGGCGGTCGCGTGGCGGTTCCGCAAGGCGGACGACCTCGCGGTGTTCCAGCCGTACGAGGGATACCCGATCGAAGCGAAGCAGCTCGGGCCGGGCGACGTCGGGAAGATCGCGTTGTGCGACGCGCCGATCGGCGCCCACATGCTCGTGTCGATCTCACCGATCCAGTGGCTCGGGCTCGGTGGTGGCGGGCCGCCCGGGCCGCAAGGCGCGCAAGGTAAGCAGGGCGACGTCGGCGCGCAGGGCCACCAGGGCGCGCAGGGATTGGGTCACGTCGGCGCGCAGGGGTCGCAGGGCGAGCCGGGCCGCATCGGCGACAAGGGACCGGCAGGCGACGTCGGGCCGCAGGGTTCCGTCGGCGCGCAGGGCGCGCAGGGAATGTCGGGAGCGGCGAAGAAGAAGGCGTGACAGCCGCGCGGCGTGACTCGGTGTCACGCGCTGGAGTAACCTGTCGGGCATGAAGTTCCCGCTGGTGTTCTTCAGGTACGTCGGCACGCCGCCCGATGGGGGAGTCGCGCTCGGTGACGATGCCGACCCCGTCGGGAACATCACGCCCGATAACGTGCTGTGCGCGCCGCTCCGGATCGACCGCCCGCTGAACCGGCTCGCGATCGGGTACTCGGGACCGATGGGTGCGACGCAGCTCGCGTGCGACGTGTGGCAGTACGAGGAGCAGCCGGCGAAGGAGGGAGCGGGACCGGGCTACTGGTACAAGCTCACGAGCTCGCCGATCACGCTCACCGTGAACGAGCTCACGTTCATCGGCGTCGTCGGTGGACAGCCGCCGATGGCTGGGCAGTCCGAGTCGCTGAACTTCTTCATCCAAGTCGCCGACACCGGCTCGCCGCCCGACGGCACGTACCGCTTCGCGGTGACGGGAGACTCGGGCATCGGCGATCCGTTGTTCGCGGGGCCGTGAGGCACCCGTGAGCGGGCACGCACGGCAGACCCAGAACGACGGCGGGGTCCATTCGATCGTCGCGTGGACGTTCGCGAACGCGGCGGACCTCGTCGCGTTCCACCCGCTGACGGGCGAGCCGCTCACGTCGGACGGGCTCACGCCCGCCGACTTGTGGCGCGTCGGCGTCACGCTCGACACGGGCGCGATGTACGCGCTGATGAGCATCTCGCCGATCGCGTGGCAGCCGCTCGGTGGGAGCGGGCCGCCCGGGCCGCAGGGCGCGCAGGGCGCGCAGGGCCGGCAAGGGTCGACGGGCGCGCAGGGTGCGGCGGGCGCCGATGGCGCGCAGGGGTTCCAAGGTCGGCAGGGTTCCGCCGGTGCAACGGGCGCGCAGGGCGACACCGGCGCGCAGGGCGATGATGGTACGCAGGGCCGGCAAGGCGCGACGGGGTCGCAAGGATCGCAGGGCGACACCGGCGCGCAGGGCGACACCGGCGCGCAGGGCGACACCGGCGCGCAAGGAGCTCAAGGTCGGCAAGGATCGACGGGCGCGCAGGGCAACACCGGAGCGCAGGGTGACGTCGGTCAGCAGGGGTTCCAGGGCGACGACGGCGCGCAAGGGCACCAGGGCGACACGGGGGTGCAGGGCGCCCAAGGATCGATTGGCGTCCAGGGATCTCAGGGATCCACCGGCGCGCAGGGGTCGCAGGGCCTTCAGGGCGCGACCGGCGGAACCGGGGCGCAGG